GGTGTTTCTTACGATTACCACAGGTATCTTACGATTACCACAGGTATCTTACGATTATGAAAATATAAAGTAGTTTTGGTTAGGATTTCCTAACTTAATGGTAAATGGCTTTTTTATATCTTTTGAGTCCGTAATATATAGTTATTTTTTAAAATTATATTTGATTTTTTTAATGATTTTTTAATTGTCAAGGCGTTTTTTACAGGGTTTTTCGCGATGACTCCCAGACCATAAAGGTTTTTAATTATTTAATAATTGCATCAATCTAAATCTCGCATTATTAAGTACATTTGGATCAATATGATCAAATTGTTCAAATATAGTAATTGTTTCTATTAATACATTAATTAAATTGTAATTTGGTCGTATAATTGGTCTTTCTCGTTGATTATTTCGTCGTATAGCAGCTGCAATAGCTCTTTCTCTTGGTACTTGTGGTGCTGGTCGTTGCAATTGTGGTAAATTATGACGACAATTTGGACAACTATTTTTCATTCTTCTCCAATTATCAAGACAATCTTTATGGAAATGATGACCACATTGCGTTGTTTGTAATTTATTAGACGAAATTTCATCTAAACATATAGAACATTCATGGATTTCTTGTGGCTCTTGTGGCTCTTGTAGGCGTGCTTCAGCAGCAGCTGCATATTGTTGTCGTTGTTGTAATAATAATGTATTTTTTGCGTGTTTCTTTGTTTTTAAATGTGGTTTGATTTGTTTGTATGCTCGATTACAAGCATTACAATGAGTAGGTGGTCTAGGCATATATGGGTTATTTTTATTTTAAAATAAGTAAGTTATAAATGTGCTCATAATCAATTTTAAAAAATAATAATGTTTTATAGTTATATAAAATAGAATGAAATTACCAAAAATTCCTAAGAAATGTATAAAATATAGTTTAATTTTATGTTTAATATGTATTATTATATATTTTAATTCAAATAAAATAGAAAACTATACAGATGCACAAATTAAAGCATTTAAAAAAGAAGACAAAATTACAACAATGAATGATGATGGTCAAGGAAATGTCGCATTTTTAGATAGACATAAAGTTGAATGTGATGGTTTAATTTCTCAATTTCGATTAGTAAGAAGTAAAGATGGAAAAAAATATCATTATAAATATAAATGTTTGAATAGAGATAATAACCATAAATTAATAAAAGATAAAGCTAAACAAACTAACAAAATAACTCCTACTGGGAAATCACTTGATATAGTTGGTAAAGAAATTAATTGTTATGATCCAAAAAATAAAGATAAAGGTATAGTTAGTTTCCTATATAAAAATGAAGGCGGTAAAGCTTTTTATGACTATACTTGTGGTTCAATTGTTCCTAAAACAGTAGCAGAACTTAAAAAAGAAAAAGAACAAGCAGAAAAAGTTAAATTAACATTATCAAATGGAAATAGAGTAAGATTTCTTTCATTCCATAAAGGAAAATATATTAGAGGTTTAAATACTGGAAAAACTACACATGGTGGAGCTGGCAAAGAAGAAGTGTTTAGATTAAAATCACTTAAAGATAATAAATGGGCTCTTTTTAATGAATCTCATAAAAGATTTCTTAAAGTAGATAATAATACAATAACTTTATCACCACAAAAATCTAATTACAATGATATTCCAGAAAATTGGGATGCAGAAAGATTTGTTATTGTAGATGCTGGTCAAGGAAAAGTAGGATTAAAATCAGTAAAATCTAATAAATGGGTTGGTATGAGTGATAAAGGTGCATTATACCAAGCACACGAAGGAAAAGATTTAGTTAAAGAAAAATGGATGACTTGGGAGCGTTTTGAAATGATTCCTATTAGTAAACAAGATAATAAACATTTTGATGATGTAGCAGCAAAAGAAAAGAAAGCAAGGGAAGATAAAGAAAAAAAAATAAATGATTCTAAACCAAAAACACCAGGTTGTTATGTTTATGCTAATGAAGGTAAACACGATGCAAAATGTAAAGGTGTAACTGATGGTACCTGGAAAAGAGACAAGTATGGAGAATTAAATAAAGGTACTTTCTTTGATGAAAAAAAATGTAAAGCTCGTGCAAAAGATTTCAAAACATATTGTAAATCAAATGTTGATTGGAGAACACATTATAATAAATATAATGATAACCATACAAAACCATACGCAATTGATTCCCCAGCAGAATTAAAGAAAGGTCCTGGGAAATATGGTAATACAGTTTATTTAGATGGTCACGATGTAAATTGTGGGACCCATAAATTTATTAAAAAAATTAATTTAAAAAATTTAGGTGATAAATATACATATTTATATAAATGTAATTAATAAAAAATAAAAAATAAAAATATCCATCTAATATATAATATTTAATGGATATAAAAAAAATTATACAAGATAATAAAATGAAAATTATAATTGGAAGTGGTATTTTTTCCGTTTTAGTTGTAACTATTATAGTATATTTATATTTTAAAAAAGGAGAAGAAGAACAACCTGAAGAACCAAAAGAAGAAGAATCAAATGAAGACGAACCTATTCAAGAAGAAGAATCAAATGAAGAAGAACCTATTCAAGAAGAAGAACCTATTCAAGAAGAAGAACCTATTCAAGAAGAAGAACCTATTCAAGAAGAAGAACCTATTCAAGAAGAACCTGAACAACCTATTCAAGAAGAAGAACCAAAAATTCATAAACCTCAACCAGTACCTCAACAAAAACCAGATATTCTTGTAAATAAACCACAAATTCAACAAGTACCTCAACAAAAACCAGATATTCTTGTAAGTCATCAACCAAAACCAAAAATAACTTTAGATAAACCAGAAGAAAAAAAAGTTGAACAAACAGAACAAGAAAAAAAACAAGAAAAGGAAATACAAAAAGTAAAAAAAGAAATACAACCACCTAGAGCAATGGGAACTTATAGTACTCCATTCTACAATCATGGAGTTCCAGAAGGAAATACAGTATTTTTAGATGGTCATAATATAGATTGTGGAACAGATAATTTTATTAAAAAATTTGTATTACAACATAATAAAGAAAAAAAACAACATAGATATAATTATAGATGTAATTCAGATAAAAAAGAAGGGTTTTTTAATTATCGAGAAAATTATACTAATGATCAACTTAAAGCATTTAAAAAAGTAAATAAAAATACTGGTGCTAATGATGATGGACAAGGAAATGTCGCATTTTTAGATAGACATAAAGTTCAATGTAATGGTTTAATTTCTCAATTTAGATTACTAAGAAATAAAAATAAAAAAGGTGTTTTAAATCAATATTCTTATAATTATAAATGTTTAGAAGCAGATAATAACCATAAAGTAAAATATGATAAAATTAAAGAAACTACAAAAATAACTCCTACTGGGAAATCACTTGATATAGTTGGTCAAGAATTGAATTGTTATGATCCAAATGATAAAGATAAAGGATTGGCCTGGTTCCAATATAGAAATGAAGGGGGTAAAGCTTTTTATCAATATAGTTGTGGTAAAATTATTCCTAAAACAGCAGAAGAACTTAAAAAAGAAAAAGCAGCAGCAGAAGTAAAAGGAATGATCGTATTATATAAACCAAAAGGAAGTGGTAGTTTACATCATATTAATATTTCTAGAGTTGAATTATATGATAAAAATAATAAAAAAATTAAATTAACTCCAGGAAATTATTCAAGTATTGCACCAAGTTATAAATTAGATAAATGTTTAGATGGAAAAAATGATACTTTCTGTCATACAGCTTGGGTAAAATCTCATGAGTGGAAACATACTAAATTTGCAGATCAATATAAATCACGCCGTTTTATATTATTTAATTATCCGCCAAACCAAAAACCTTCACGAATATATATAAGAAATCGAAAAGGACAAGAAAAAAGAATATTAAATATGAGAATATCAGTTTATCAAAAAAATACCTTCGATATAAATAAACCAGATGGTAGTATATTTAATCATGTTTTTAAAAATGCTATTCTTGATTATAACTTTTATCTTCAAAAAACAAAAGCACCAACAACAGAAGGTTGTTATGTATATAGTCAAGATACTTGTCCAAAAAAAAAATTTAATACACAAAATAAATGGCATAAGGATACATGGGGTCATACTAATAGACATGCACATATAAATGAAGAAGCGTGTAAAAAACGAGCAACAGATTTTAATAATTGGTGTGGTGGTCAAAAAGATTTTGTATATAAATGGAATAAACCAAGTAATAAAACTCTTGTAGATTTTGCAAATAATAATCCACCTACTGGTACAGGTCCTTATCTTCATAAAGCTACTGGTATTACTTATCAAGTTAAAAGTTCATGGGATGGTGGTAAACATAAACATTTTACACCATGGTTAGATTCTAAACAAGGATGGTCCGCAGGAAAAAATGATAAACACCAATGGATTAATATGAAATTCAAAAAACAATATGTAAAAAATATAGTTCTTCAAGGAAGAATTAATGGAGCACATGGACAATATTTAAAAAAATTCGATTTATATTATAAAAATGATAAAAATAAATGGGTTTTAATAGGAACAAAGACATCAAATACAAAAAATAATACTAAAAAGAAAATAGCAGTTGAAAAAACAACAAATGAAATTCAACTTAATATTAAGGAATGGAAAAATCATATTACTTTTAGAGTAGGTGTCGAATTTGGTAAAGCTCCTGTACAATGTAAAGGACCAATGTGTTAAACTTTTAAGTCCATTATTTCAATGTATTTTTAAAAAATAAATTGAAAAATATTAATAAATTTGTGACCATGAAACAATACCATACATATCTTGCCAAATAGCATCTTCGTCAATAGATTCGTCATCATCAGTCATTTCATCCCAATCTTCATATTCTAAACAACATAAACATTGGATATTAATATGATTAATATTTTCATCTTGAAAATATGATAAATCATCTTCATAACAATTTGTACATATAAACTCTCCACAAGAACATTTATGTGGATTAATTTTTTTATATACTATGACTTCTTCATCACATCTATTGCATATTTTAATTTTTGATATTAATTCATTTTTAATATCTTCTGTTTTAATTTCATGAATATAAGAATAAATAATATCTTTAATAACTTCAGGAAGAAAAATAGACATTGTAATTTTTTTAAATAAAGGAATTATAAGTTATAATAATATTTAATATCAATTTTAATTAAAATTGAATTTTTTTTTAATAATAATAAGTTTATGGAATTGAATTTTTTTCTATTAATTACACAATTTTGTATATTATTAATTTTTTATACAATATATTTAACAACAATGATTAAAAATAAAGAATTATGGAAAGGTCTTAATGAAAATGAAACTAAATGGTATTTATTAGCTTGTGATGCTTTCTATTTTACGATTTCAACACATACAAGTTTGGGTTATGGAGATATTATACCAAAATCAAGAATTATTAGAATGATTACATCTTTACATATGATTACTGTTTTTACTTTTTTCTTTTTTATTTATTGAGTCCATTATACATATTTATTTTTAAAAAATAATTTTTATTTTTTTTTAAAATTTTTTTATTTTTTTATTTTTTTTTAAAATTTTTTTATTTTTTTTTAAAATTTTTTAATTTAATAAATCATCTACTAAAAAAGAAATATAACTTTTACAAAGATTAATTCCAACTTTAATATCCTCTTTCTCTTTTTCCATTTTCATTTTTTTATTAAGTTTATTTTGTTTTCTTGTTATATTTTTATCAGTAATTTTATCATTAGTAGTTTCATCTTTAATTACATATTCTTTTAATTGATAAATACCATCTTCATTTTTATTAAAAATATAATTATCATTCAAATTTCTAAAATTATTAAACAATGAATCTTTAATAAATTTTGTTGTTTTCTCATTTTGTCTAATTTGATAATGTAATTTTTTTAAATCTTTATTCAATTTAATATATTTTCTTTTATTATTCTTATTCTCTTTAATACTTTTTTTGATTTGTAAATATTCTTGTTTTAAAGTTTTTACTTGACTAAATTTATCAGCTTCAATGATTTTATAATTATTAAATAATTCAATTGAAAATTTATATATTAAATCAAAATCATTTAAAAAATCCATTTTATAATTTTTATTCAATTCATATTTTACAAGAGAATATAAATCTTTCGATTTTTTATTAAATGATTCAAATAATTCTTTATTTTCTACAATGATTTTTTCATTTTCAATCTTTTCAATAATTTTAATATGATCTAATGGTAATTTCAAAATTGGTAATAATGGAATATGATGATCAGAATTTTTACCATATAAATCTTTTGTCAATAATACATAATCATTTTTTTGTTCATAAATTACTCCAAGAAAACCTTTATAATTTCCTTTAATAATTTTACATGTTTTTCCTTTCAAATCATTTAAAAATTCAATCTCATCTTCTTTCAATTCAATTACTGTATCTAAATAATCAACAATATAATAGTCTCCAACTTTATCAATTAATTCAGCTTCTTTACCATTACATTTAATAATTATTTTTTTAATTGGTTTATTAATTCGAATAATATTAGATTTTGTATCATAAATAGTATTATAATCTAAATTCTTTTTCATACAAATCGAAATAATTAAAAATGTGTGAATAATTGTTCTCAATTTAGAATATACAGCATTATTTTTTTGATATTTATTTTGATGAATATCGCAATTTTTATAAATAAATGGCATTATAGTTTTCATTTGATATTTTAAGAAATCTGAAATCATATCAAATTTTTTCATTAAATTACTATTATGTTTATTATCTAATGATTTAATCAATAATTTTAAATCATTTGTCAAAATCTCATTTTGTAAATCATGATATTTCATTTTCTTATTTTCTCTCTCTTGTTTTTTATCTTCTTGTTCAAATTTATTAATAATATTTGTTAATTTTTGATCAAATTGATTATATACTTTTTGTGTTGGAATATCTTTTACAAAATTTTGACCATATTTTTGTTCTGGAATACTATCCAACCTTTTTTGATAATGTTTCATCATTACTTGAATATTTTCTCGATCTTCAATATCTAAATTTAAATTATTATCTAAATATGATGCTAATTCATCGATGTTTTCATTTAAAATCTCTTGTTTTGTATCACATTTTAACATCATATTTTTGATTTTATTTGTAACATCTTCTAAATCTTTTTCACTATCTTTTGTATCCTCATTATTATCTTTCAATAATAATATCAAATTTTGAATATTGATTTTTTGTTGTTTTAAATCTTTAATATTTTTAATTTCATTATCAGAAGATATTACACTCTTCATACACATTTGATCAAATTTTAATGTTAATATTTCCATCTCTATTTTTTTATCCTTTTTCTCTTGGATTTTTTTCATTAATTCTAATTTATTATTTTTATTTAATACTGTGAAAATAATTGTTTTTAATACTTTACCAGGTAATACTTTTCTTGTTGGTGAACGACACAATCTTATCATTTTATTATTTAAAATTAAATTTTCTAATTTTTTATATGTAAGAATATTGATTTTTTGTAAATCATTATAATATTTTTCATAATTTAATTCTTTCAAAAAGATTTTTAATTTTCCTCTTCCAACTATATATAAAATTTCAATTAATTCTTGATCTTTTTTACTGTTTAATCCACTGATATTTATTTGATCAGAATGTTTTGAATAATCAACATAATTTTTACCACGATTTTGTATTTTTGTTTGTTGATTATGTTTCATTAATTTTTTATTAAATTGAATATATTTTTTATTATCACTTCCTTTTAAAATAGTAATATAACTATAAATATGAGATGTATCATTGTTTGTTAATAAAAAATCTAATGTCATAATATTTTCATCATTTGTTAAATATTGAATAATTTTTTCATTGATTATTTTTTTATGTTCATAAAATCGATCATTATTTAATCTTGATAAAAATTTTAAAATTAAATCATCAGCAATATATTTTTCTGATTTTTGATATTTATATTTAATAAATGGATGAATGATCATATTTAATAACTCATTGATATCTTCTAAATCAGAAAGATATAATAAATCTCTCAATTCTAAATAATCTTCTGTTGTTAATTGTTTTACATACTTTATTGTATTTTCTCTTTCTGTTAAATCTAATTTATAAATAAAATCATTCATTCGACCAGTTATTGTATCTTCATCACATTTCATTTCAATATCTTCATCAATATCATTTACCATTGAAGCAATTGCTTTTACTTGTGAAATGATTTTTTGAATATCTTTTGTTATATAACCATTTTGATTTATCAAATATTGAATGATAATTGTGATATATTTTTTATAATCTTTCTCTTCATCTGTCATTTGTTCAATTTTTGTTATTTCATTATTCATCATTCTTTCAAATTTATGATTTTTAATTATGATTTTTGATTTTAAATGTCCAATCAACATTTCTGTTTCATATTCATTTAAATCTTTTAATTTGAAAATATAAAAATTTATTTTATTTTCAAAAATTTGTTGAATTAATTGATTATTCATATTGAATAATCTAAAGAACTTGCTTGTGTTTAAAGTAAGTTTGTAAGGTGAGTTTATGAGTTTAGGGTGAGTGAGTTTGTTGTAAGGGATAATTAGTAGCTTATAAATATTAATATAATCAATTTTATTTTTTTTTTTATTTTAATCAGCTGCTATCCTTTTTCATTTTTTTCATAATTTTATCCCCATTATTATATGTACATTCTACACAATCTAAACAACATAAAAAACATGATTTAAACATTCTTTTAAAAATATTCATTTTAAATTATATGTTTCATATAAACTAAAATATTTAATATATTTTTTTATTCTAATGATAAAAATTTAAATTCTTCTCTATCTGAAATATATTTCTCTTCTCTAATTTTATATGCATCTTCTTTATTTCTATATTCTTCTATTTCTTTTTCAAAAGAAACTAAAAATTTAAATATAACTTTAAATAATTTTTCATTTTTTTCTTTTAAATATTCAATTTCTGTTTCTTTATCTTGTTTGACTTGAATATATTCTTTTTCTCTTTCTTCGAATTTTTCATATTCTACTATTAATTTATATAAATCTTCTGTTTTTTCTTTTAATTCTTTTCTTTCTTCTTTCATACACATCAAAATATATTTAATTTTTTGATTTAAATAAATATTTTTAAAATAATTTTCATTACTTTCATCTATTATATTATTTAATGTTTCTACTTCTCCTTTTATTTCATTATATTGACTAAACATTAATCTCATTATATATTTATAAAATATATACAAAATTATTACATTTGTAATTATCGCTTCTATCATATTGTTAATAATATTTATTTAATAATAAATTTTATTTATTTTTATAAATCATTATCATGAATTTGTAATTCAACCTTATCTTCTAATACTTCTTCGACTACTCGATCTAATTTTGCTAATTCGACATTTTCAATTTCTTGATTTTTTTTATTTTTACAAAAACATATTACACATACATCTCCTACTTTATCTACTAAATAAATTAATAAAGCCATCATTAATCCTCCTAAAATACCATAAGCAATAGAATATGTTAAAGGCATTACAATAATAGTAACAAAAGCTGGAATTGCGTGTCTTGTATTGTTCCAATCAATTTTCATTACACTCTTCATCATTAATGAACCAATAATAATTAATGCTGGTCCAGTTGCCCATGGAGGAATAGACGCAAAAATTGGAGCAAAAACTAAAGATAAAAAGAAAAATAAAGCAACAACGACAGCAGTTAAACCAGTTCTACCACCTTCTTCAATACCAGCAGCAGATTCGATATATGTTGTAACAGAAGAAGTTCCTAATAATGATCCAAAAATAGTTCCTACGGCATCAGAACAAAATGCAGCTGTTTGTCCTTCGAAATTACCACTAGCATCGATCATACCAGCATATTCAGCCATAGAAAATAAAGTACCAGCAGTATCTAACATATCAACATATAAAAATGTTACTAAAGCAATCCAAATATCATTACTACCTAAATTAATATTATTAAATAAAACAAAAGGAGTTTTATCCATAACATGTAAATCAACAACATTTTTAAAATATTCATAACGAACTTCACCTAATACTGTTTCTGGGAAATATGTGAAATCAGTATTTCTTAACCATGAAGTTAATGTTACTAATAAAATAGTAATAAAAATAGATCCTCTTACTTTATAAATTAATAATAAACTCATTAAAGCAAATCCAGCAATACCCATCCATGTAGTAGCACCATCCATTTTTTCATCTACTGGACACCAAGTTACACTACCAAACCCAGGAACAAATTCGCTGACTTCGTTATAATAACCACATCCTCCTAATGTTACTTTAGTTGCTGTATGTGATGTTACCAATCCAATTCCTTCGGCTGATTGCATTCCTAAATGTGCTAAGAATAATCCAATACCAGCAGTCATTGCATATTTAACATGTTTTGGAATTAAATTCATTAATTGAAAACGAAATCCAGTCAATGATAATCCTAAGAAAATAAAACCTTCGATAAATGTTGCAAATAAAGCATTTTCATATGATACTTTACCAGAACCTCTGAAACCGACAACATCATAAGTAAAATATGCATTCAAACCCATTCCTGGTGCCAAAGCTAATGGTAAATTAGCCGTTAAACCCATTAATAAAGTTGAAACACCTGCTGAAATAGCAGTTGCATAAATTAAATCAATTTTTAAATCTTGTTGACATTGATCATAATCTGCAGATGCTCCATCACAAGTACCACCACTATCTCCTAAAATTGCTGCATTAACTGCTAAAATATATCCTAATGTAAAAAATGTAACTGTACCTGCTCTTAATTCTGTTAAAATAGAACTACCCCTTTCTTCAATCTTGAAATACGATGTAACTTTATCTTTTACTGTAGTGAAATAATGTGAAAGACTTGCGAACATTTTTTCCTCTTGGTTTTTATAATTTTATTTGGGTTTTCAATTTTATTTTTTTTTTTAAAAATTTATATATATAATGTATAATGTGCATATTTAAAAATTTAAATAAAATCTTTGGAGAACCAGGAAAAGGTTTACACAGCATAAGAATATTAAATATAGCAGTAGTAGATGTTGTTTTGACAATATTATTTAGTTATATGATAAGTAAAAAATATAAATTAAATTTCAAAAAAACACTATTAAATATGTTTTTATTAGGAATTATATCTCATGAATTATTTTGTGTAAAAACTACAATAAATAAATTATTATTTAAATAATTATATAATATATATAAATATGATTTGGTATTCAGGAACTGGAAATAAAAATTTTAATATACAAAATATGTCAAATATAATATATCAATTAAATATTCCCAAATTAAATTATTACATAGATCACCCTTTTACTTCTGTTGAAGTAAAAGGAAATATACATAGAAGTCAATGGACTTCTGATAATCCTGATCATAATTATTGGGTAAGAGTATCAGTAACTGATGAAAATGGATATCCTGTTATTGGATTATCAACATTACATATTTTTTTATGTTATCGCATATATAATCAAGTTCAATACAGTAATCAAATATATAAAGGAAAATGTATAAAACCAGAACCAATAAGAGAAGGATCGGATTATCCAGATGTATCTAGATTATTTGGAAATTGGGAAACATTATCTTGGTCAAATGGGCCAAGTAAAAAAATAAATCCAAATTATAAAAGAGCTTCAAAAAAAGAATTAGAAAAAATGAAAACAAAAAGAAATAATAGTCCAGAAGCGAATGAATTTATGAGAAAATTAAAAGAAGCTGCCGCAAAACAAAATAAAAAAAATTAATTTTTATTCTTATTTCTTTTTTTAGAAAAAAAATAAGAAACTGTAATGACTGATGTAGTAACAATTAAAACACTACCAAATAAATATTTATAAAAATTAGATTTCGGTTTATCTTTTTTTGATACTTGATCCACAATTATTGTTGGAATATCATCTTCATATTTATATTGACTTGGTTGATTAAAATATATATATTGTTCATTTTCTTCTCCACTATCTTCTTCACTATTATATTCAGATTTAAATTCAGATTTATGAATAATACTATTTAAAAATTTAAAATAATTATTTTTATCATAATTATCATCATAATTATCATCATAATTATTATCGGACGCAGAACCTTCCATTATATATTTAATTATATTGTCAATTTTAATATAGTTTAGTATGTTTTATTTGACCATGATAATCTAATAATTTTAAATATGCTTGAATTAATTTATATTCTGGTTTTTTAGATTTAGATATTTTTTCTCTTTTTGTTAATGAAAAAATATTATCCCATAAATGTAATTTTTCAGAATTTTTAATAACTTTAGATTTAAAAGCAAGTGAAATACTTTTTAAATTACTATTTTCATCTAATTTTTCTTTTTTTAATAATCTATAAACTTCTTTAATATCTTCTTCTTTTACATAATGTTCATCAATTGGACTCCAATCTTTTAAATTTTTATCATTCATATATTTATATAAATCTTTTAATTTGAGTTTTCCAGCATCTTTACTATATTGAACTAATTCTAAATGATTTTCTGGTAAAAATCCTCCTTCTTTTTGATACCAAGTTTTATTATATTCATATAATTTAATTATTTTTAAATGAACACTTGGAGCTATTGCTTCTAATCGAGAATCATCAGATAAAGAAGATTCTTCTACTTTAAAAATTTTATTTATTCTATCTACTAAACTAAGAATATAAGAACCACTTAAAGATAATAAAAATTTACTTTTTTTAATTCCACAAACATTTTTATTAACATTATGAATATATGATTTTTTAAAACCTCTAAAATTTTTAAAATCAGGATGTTGTTTATTACCCATTAATTCAAATTTTAAACAATATTTTCTTTTTTTATCAAATATTTCTAATAATAATTTTTTCTTTTTTTCAAATTGTGGTTTTTTATATGAACAATGTATTTTGAATTCATAATTCATTTTTTTACTTTCAATATAAAAACTATAATTTTTGAAACTTGTAGAAGTTTTCCCTTTAAAAGTATTAGTTACATAATCTAGTAATACTTTTTTACCTTCTTTTTTATTTAAACAATATGTATTTTTTTTACAAGTCATATTATATAATTATAATATATATTAATTATAAAGATCAAATTTTTTAGCAAATGTTATTACATTATTTTTAATAACATTTATTTCATTATCAAAATGATAAATATTTTTATTAAAATCTTTCATTTTTTTTCCAGATTTTTTTTGTATTTTAATTGCTAATAATATACACTGATGAATCAATTCTGCAATATATTTAAAATCATTTTCTATCATTCCTCTTGAAGTTAATGGTGGAGAACCAATACGAATACCACCTGGTGATAAAGCAGATTTATCTCCGAAAACAGAATTTTTATTTATAGAAATATTAGCAAGTTCACATATTTTTTCAACTTTACTACCAGATACACCCTTAGATCTTAAATTAATTAAAATCAAATGATTATCAGTACCATTAGTTGAAATATTATATCCATAATTTATAAATTCTTTCGCTAAAATTTTTGCATTTTTTTTAACTTGAATTATATAATTTTTAAATTCAGATGTCGCAACTTGTTTTAATTGAGTTGCAATAGCAGCGATTTGATGATTATGGGGACCACCTTGTAATCCTGGAAATACTGATTGATCTATTTGTTTTTTATATTCTAATTTATAAAAAATCATTCCTGCTCTCGGACCTCTTAATGTTTTATGTGTTGTTGTTGTAATAATATCACAATATTCAAATGGATTACTTATTTCTTCAGTTGCAACTAATCCACTAAAATGTGCCATATCACACATTAAATATGCACCGACAGAATTAGCAATTTGTCTAAATCGTGGATAATCAAGATCTCTCGGATATGCACTATAACCACAAATAATAATTTTAGGTTTAAAATATAAAGCTAATTTTTCTAATTCATCATAATCAATAAAACCATCTTCTTTTATATGATATCCCATAGATTCAAAAAATTTAGAAGTTGCTGAAACTTTTCGTTTTTGTGTATAAAAACCATGTGTAAGATGTCCACCAGATGGTAAATCTAATCCCATAATTCTATCATGAGGTTTAAGCATACCATTATATACAGCCATATTTGCAGGACTACCGGAATATGGTTGTACATTAACACCCCAAACTTTATTATTAAGTTTAAAAGTTTCCAAAGCTCTTTTAATACATATATTCTCTATTTTATCAATTACTTCATTACCACCATAATATCGTGCATTTGGTAAACCTTCTGAATATTTATTTGTTAATACTGAACCAAGACATTCCATAACTGCTTTTGATGTAAAATTTTCTGATGCTATTAATTCTAAACCTTCTTGTTGTCGTTTTTCTTCATCTTTAATAAGATTAAATATAATTGGATCGTGTTCTTCTAATTTTTGATTAATAAAAAAATTCATTTTATAATATAATTATATATTTATTTATTATATATATAATTATGGAAAGTTATAATAATACTTTTATTGAAAATATTAATTCTAAATATAATCAATTTAAAAAAGATGTTTTATCTACTAATGTTGGAAATAATATTTGTAAATCAATGAATAATAAAACTAAACAATCAATTTTTAAATATCAAGAATTTTTATTTCATTATATGAAAGATTTAAATAATTTCTCAAATCATAATAATAATAAAGAATTGGATAATAGAGGATTATTAATTTTTCATGGTTTAGGTTCTGGTAAAACTACAAGTGGTATATTATTAAGTGAATCTTGTAGAAATTATTATTTAAATGAAGATAATGAACATTATAAAACACAAAATGAATATAATAGAAAAGTTATTTTAATGATTCCAGCAAATTTATTATTTGATCCTTGGATTAAAGAAATATCTTCTAAATGTTTTTCTAATTGTGATATTCGTGATGCTATTAATAAAATTTTAAAAAATGAAAAAAAACAAAAAAAACAAAAAGAAAAAATAATTGAAAAACTTTTAGAATTTGATTATCATATAATTCATTATAATGCTCATTCTGTCAAAGGTGGTTATAGAGATAAATTATTAACTATTCAATCTCGTAAAAATTCATTAAATAAATATACTAATAAATATTCTGATCGTAATAATGTTTTTGATGATAGTGTCATTATTATTGATGAATTTCATAATTTTATTAATATGATTAGTAATAAATTAAAATTAGAAAAAAATGTAGAAATTTATGAAGATTTAAAAAATTGTCAAAATTCTAGATTATTTTTATTATCTGGTACTCCTATCACTAATGATCCTTTTGAAATTGCTATTACTTGTAATATTATAAGAGGTGTAGTTTTTAATAAAAATATTAAATTTGAAGATAATTATTTGAAATTTCAAGAAATTTTCATTGATTCCAATAATAATTCTATTAAAAATCAAAATATGTTAAAAAGAAGACTCAATGGTATTATTAGTTATAATAAAGGTATTAATGATAAAGTTTTTGCTACTAAAATTGAAGAAAATATATATATACCTTTTAGTAATAACCAAGAACAAGGTTATCGTGTTGCTGAAAAATTAAAAAATAAAACTACTGATTATAAAAGTGATATGAAATTTGATACTTCTACTTTATTTAAAAGAAAAGCTTCTAATGTTATTTTACCAAGTTATTTATTTGATAAAAAAAAATTAAAAAATAAAAAATTAAAAAAAAATAAAAATATTTTAAATTTAGATATAATTATGAAACCAGATAAACAAAATAAAAAATGGTGGGATAATAAAAATTACTTATTAGATCAAACAGTTACTAGAGATATTGAAAAACAAATTTTTAAAATTTTAGATAATGATAATAAACCTTTACATATTGATAATGAATTATCTGATATTTCTAAAAAAATTTATCATATTGTTAAAAAAATTAAAGAATCTAATGGTCCCGTTTTAGTTTTTTCTCAATTTCTTGGTTTATATGGTATTCAATTTGTTGCTGAAGCTTTAAAACAAAATGGTTTTACTAATTATAATGATAAAAAAAATAAAAAAACAGGTGAAAATGGTACTTTTATTAAATGGACTAGTAATGAAAGAAATCTTGAATCTAAAGAAACTTTTAATAGTTTAAATAATAAAAATGGTAATATTATTAAAGTATTTTTAATGACTTCTTCTGGTAAAGAAGGTATTAATTTACTTAGTATTAGACAAATACATATTCTTGAACCTTGGTGGAATAATTCATTAATAAAACAAGTTATTGGTAGAGGTATTCGTATTTGTTCTCATGATCATATTGATAAAAAAGATTTCATTGATTTCCGTTATAAAAAAGAATTAAAATCTTATAATAATAGAATCGTTAATGTTTTTAAATATTATGGGTTTATTGATTTAAGAAACGACAAAGAATATTCTAAAAAATTATTAATTCAAAGAATGAAAAATAGATCTATCGATTATCATATGAAAGATGTTTCTGATAATAAAGATAAATATAAAAATATTTTATTTCAATTAATGAAAGAAACTGCTATTGATTGTGATATTAATTCTTTAAGAAATAATGAAAATATTGTTTGTTATAAAGATAAAAATTATGCTGATTATTTTGATAGTTGGTATATTAAAGATAATGATATACCTATGATTAAAAAAAAATATAAAATTTTAAAAAAAAATAATTTAATATTTTTTAAAGATCAATTCGATAATATTTATAAATTAAAAAAAAATAATACAAATATTGATATTAAAAATTTAGATAAACTTATTATTAAAATTGGTAATTATAAAGATAATAAAATTATTTTCATTAATGATTATTATAAAAAAGAAATTCTTCATCAATATAAAAAAAAATTAATTCCTAAAAAACCTCAAAAACCTAATATTTCTACTTTATTAAAAAAAGATTTGAAAAAAATATTAAAGAATAATCAACATTTATCTGTTAATCAAATTTTACAAAAAATTATTGAAGATTATTCTGGTGTAGATTCTCAAATGAAAAAAGAAATTAAAAAAAATATTAAAAAATATGTTAAACGAATGATTAAAAAAAATAATAAACCTCCTTCTCCACAACCTCCATTACCATCTAATTTAAGAAATAGTCCTATGACCCCACCTTCACAACCAGAAATTAGTCCAGATCCTATTCCTAACCAAACCGGAATTCGTAATTTTGATGAATGTATGAAAATGATAATGAAAGTTATTAAAAAATCTCAAGAATATAAAGATTTACCTAAAAATATTGGCAAATCTAAATTGAAAAAAAATAAATTATGTAAAGCTTTAAATAAAAATTGAGTCCATAATATATAATTGTTTTTAAAAAATTAAATATTATTTTTATATTCTCTTTGTTTTTTTCTATCTTTTGTTCTTTTTTTATTTTTTTTTCGTAAAATATTTTCTTTATAAGTCATTCGATAACATTTATTACAATTACCTTCTAATAAATCTGTTTCTTTTCTTTTATTAATTGGTTGATTACAATTTTTACAAAAATTTTGATCTTTATTATAATCTTCCTTTTTTACTTTTTTCTCTTTTACAAAATACATTTTTATTATATATATCTTAATAATATTATTAATATTCAATTTTATTATTAATTAAACTGATAAATCGGTTGTCTATGTAATCCCCTTCGTCTCATTCGTTGCAATTCTAAATTTTTATTCATAATTTCCTGTCTTAAAGAATATAATTCTTGTTGTAATCTATTATTATCTCTAATTACTGATCTAATATGTTGTTTTTTTCTTCTTCTTTGTTCTTGATCTTCAAAATATTCTCGATCTTCTCTTTCAATTCTTTCTCTTTCACGATTAATTTTATTATGAATAATATGGTTTAAAGCATTCTTTAAAGAATTGATTTTTTGAATATTAGTATATTTTTTTGTCGTTTGTCTACAAATATTCCATTCACAATTTTTAATATATCTATCATATTCAATTTTTGAAATTAAATTTCTATTTTTATTTCTAAAAAATGGAACCATTTTACAAATACTTTTATTTTCTAATTCTTCTGTTGTCCATTTATTACTATTTTTAATTGTCAAATATTCAGGATTATTTTCTGTTATAATTTCTGTTACTCTAAATATTCTCATTTTTGATTTAAAATATCTAATATTTTCATTACTATTATAGAAAATAAAAACATCATTCATTTCTACATTTGTTGGAACACTCCATACAATATAACCAAATTTCTTTAAATTATGTTGTTCATATACATAATTTTTTTCATTATTTGAACCAGAACATGATGATACTACTCCATGTTCAAAAAAATTATTCATTTGTTCTTGTTGTTGCATTTGTCGTTGTGGGATTTGTTGTTGCATATTATTAATTCTTATTCAAAATTATTAAATCAATTTTAATAAAAAATAAATTATTGTATTATAGTATAAAAAAATGGGAGGAATATATTCTTATATGTATACAGTAAATAGAAAATATGGATGGAAAAGAGATCATTATGATCATCAAGATAAAGTACATAGATTTGCTTCAACAGATTTAGAAACATTTGATTTATCTACTGATGGACCACAAGAAATTTATGACCAAGGAGAATTAGGTTCTTGTACTGCCAATGCTATTGCATTCGCCTTTGAATATGATGAATATAAACAAAATTCACCAAATAATAAATTTACACCTTCTCGTTTATTTATTTATTATAATGAACGAAATATGGAAGGAAATGTAACTACTGATTCTGGAGCAGAAATCAGAGATGGTATAAAATCAATTAATAAAGTTGGTGTATGTCCTGAAACTATGTGGCCTTATGATATTTCTAAATTTGCCGAAAAACCAAAAAAAGTATGTTATAATGTTGCTAAACATCATAAAACTATTCAATATAAACGCGTTATTCAAAATTTGAGTCAAATTAAAGCAGCATTATCAAATGGTTATCCAGTTGTTTTCGGATTTTTAGTTTATCAATCTTTTGAATCAGAAAAAACTGCTACTTCTGGTATTGTTCAAATGCCTAAAAAAGACGAACAAGTATTAGGAGGTCACGCTGTTAGTTTAGTTGGTTTTAATGATACTACTAAAATGTTTAAAGTAAGAAATTCATGGTCTGACAAGTGGGGAGATAAAGGTTATTGCTACTTCCCATATGATTATATAAAAAATCCAAATTTATGTTCTGATTTTTGGACTGTTGAAAAAATTATGTTATAAACCTTCGTCGTTTTATTTATAATATGTTATTATATAATATATTATGAATTACAATCAAAAAGCGTTTATTATCGGTATGATTGGTGATTTTTTATTACAACAAATCGTTAAATATCATCCTAAAGGTGATTTTGCTGGATTAAAATCTTATTTTAAAATACATGGTTCTTTTGAAAGTTTATTTATTGCTGGTGGTATGATGTATTTCTTTGGTATTTTATTTGATTTATTAAAACAACCAAAAACTTCATTTAATTTAGCTATTTATGGTACTATTCTCGATATTTTATTTAGAGAATTTAGATTATTCCCTTCTTTAGATGGATACTATAATGCTCTTACTCCATTACAAAGTATTATATGGGCAATTATTCCAATGAATTTACCTTTATTTTTTAAATATAATTAATTAATTCATCTCCAAAATGATCATATATTGAATCTGATATAGCTTGTTCAGTACTATTCATATATGCCCAACTTAATCGTTTCATATTTTCGTCATAATTTTTTTTATTTTTTTTATCTAATTTTTTTAATCCTTCTCTAATTTTTTTTATTAATGGTTCTAATGCTTTTTTTATTTTTTCATTTTTATAGTCATCTGATAATTCAATATTATCAAAATACTTTTCATATACTATATTAATTTTTTTTTCTGTTTTATTTAATATTTTTTTTAAATCTTTAAAAACATTTTCTCCATTATTATCTTCTTCTACTTTAACCCATCTCAAATATCCTTTTTTTGTTTTTTTTGCAATATATTTTTTACCATTATTACCCTTTTTAATTTCACCTTCTTTACAATCATTTGCTGGTATTGGAGGTCCAGGTCGTCCTTTATATTTGGCTCTTGAAGATTCTTTACAATCTTTATTTGATGGTTTCTTTGCTGCTTTTTTTACCGCTTTTTTTACCGGTGTTTTTCTTGCTTTAGCAGGTGATTTTTTTGCTTCACCTTGACATAATTTTTCTAATTCTTTTTTTTTTAATTTACTATAACCTTTGATTCCTTTACTTTTACACATTTTTTTTAATTCAGCGACAGTTGGCATCTTTGTATATATATTATTATTATTATTATTATAAATTTTAATATTTTTTTTAACTTAATCCGGTATAAGACATTAATGAACATACTGCTGAAAAAAAGATTAAATTCCATAAAAATTGGAAACAATAATATGCACCAAAAGCATATAAAAATGCTTTTCCCCATGAAACTTTTTTATCATTAATAATTGGTTTTAATATAGCTGTTATAACACATATGAAAAAGAACATCATATAATTAATACCTGGTAATAATGGTTTAATAAATGCTCCAAAAAGTGGAGCCATTGGTAAAGAACATAAAAAAGAAGTAATTTCAATTACAATTTGTAAACCCATATCTTTTATATATATTACATACAGAAAATATATTATAAGTATCATAAATTAAATTATAATAAAATTATTATGATTTAATTTTTTCATTAAGAAAATATATAGTATTAAACTATGTCCGTGTTTTACAACGATATCATCTCAATTTTATTTGATTATAGCAGTAACAATTCAAATTTTTTAATTTATATTAAAAAAAATAATTTTAATATAGGTAAAAAAATAAATGTGAATTGTTATGACCTTTGTAGAGATACAATTCTATCCGTAGAATTTGTTGATCTATTCTATAATCAAATAAAATGGGATGTCATTTCGCGTTATCCATTATTAGATGAAGAAATTTTATATAAATACCATCATAAATTAAATTGGAGATTTATTTCTTTATACCAAAATCTTTCTTTAAATTTTATCCTTTTTAATTATGATTGGTTATATGAAAAAAAATTAAAACATAATAAAAATATACCAAAACGATTAGTACAAGATCTTATTTTAAAAAGAAAAGGAGATGAATTTATGTTAAAATTAATTAAATCTAATAAAAGATATAAAAATTTAAAATATAAATATTTAATTTAAACATTATCATTATTTAATGAAGGATAATTTCCAGTAGAATATGCTGGAGGAACTTCACCAACTGGTACATTTACATTTTGTGCATTTGCAATTATTTGTTGTTTAGGAGCAGATGCTTGATAAACTGGTTGTTGTAATTGTTGTGGTACTGCATATTGTACGAGTCCTTGTGGTTGTTGAACCATAATTTGTGGAACTTGTCCTTGTGGTTGTTGAACCATTTGAACTTGTGGTTGAACTGGTACTTGTGAAGGTTGTTGGTTATTTGATCTACCGAATGGATTTTGAACACAACAACATCTTACAAATAGAATAATTCCAGTACAACATACTAATAAAGAAGCAATACTTACAAGAACAGCTACAAGAGGATGAATCCCATCATCATGATTATGACATACAAATCTTTGTCTGTCGAAACATGTATTTGGTTCAAATTTAAGAATTTCTTGGAAATTATTATTATTACATGAACTACCATGATATAATTCAACTTCAATAAAATCATTATTACAATATATAGGATATGCACACCAACCTTCTTCATTATTACATTTACATTCACCTATTTCAAAATTTTCTGAATGTCTTGCATTTCCTCTACAATTATCATTTCCATATTCATTTCTTTCAATATAATCATATAAATTTCTTGTATTATCATCTGAAGAATCATCATGACTATCTGGATCTGAACAATGAAACATTGTATGATCGTCACATGTCATCGTTGGAATATGAAGATATTCATAGAAATAATTATCATGACATTGATTATAATAATCAAAATGATAAAGATTTAATGTAAAAAAATCATTATGACAAGTATCAATATAAGCACAAAAAATTCCTTCATCACAAAAACATTCTTGTACTGGTAAATATTCACTATCATATACATAATCTTGACAATATTCATCGCTCCAATAATCAATAACTAATTCATTATTATGATCATTAGTATGAACTTTATCAAAAGTCATATTTTTTAATAAGTCACGGAAATTTGTAAAAGGTTTTGCTAATGCAAGACTTGGTAACATTAAATATAAAAACATTTTTTATATTTAAATTTATGATATAAATTTTAAATTATTTTTTTTTTTGATTATCACAATTTTTTTGATGTTCATTAATATTTTTAGATTCCCACGGATAACATATCCATACATCCCCAGTTTCTTCTCCTACATAATATGAACAATATGATGGGATTTCACATGTTTTTTCTTTTTTTTTATTATGAATAACACAACACGCTAATTCTTTGGGATTTTCTTTTTTGAGTTCTTTTATAACATATTCTAATGTTGTTCTAGTATCATCTACTTCATCTACAATTAATACTTTTTTATTTTCTAAATTATTTTCCAACCATTGATATTTCACTATTTCGTTATTTCTTGTATCATCTGCATTATATAATTTAACACCAACGCATAACACATCACATTTTAAATAATTTCTAATAATTCTACTTGGTACTAAACCACCACCAGTAATTGAAATAATGATATCTGGTTTATAATTTTTTAAAATTTCTACTGATAATTTATGCAGAATATTATGCACTTCATTATAACTAATGTAAAACTTACTCATTGATAATATATATTGTTTGTATGTATTATCAATTTTAAAAATAATAATCATTATTATCAACTATTAAACATTCAACAATATCATCAGGTTCATTAGCCCAAAATTTTTCAACATTTCTTTGATATATTCTTTGATATTCAATTGTATTATCTTTTATATTTTTACGAGAACAAACTTGTCCCATATTAAGAATTATTATATTTTATATTTCAATTTTATATATTTTTTATATATTGAGTCCATAATATATAAAAGTTTTTAAAAAATAATTTTTTAATTTTTTTGTCAAATAGGATTAAACTAAATTCATTTCTTGTTTTAATGAATTTAATAATGCTAATATATTTGCTTGTGATAATATTTTTGTTTGGATTTTCTCTTTATTTTTTAATTTTTGAAATAAACCCATTTTTAATTGTGATTTTTCTAAAATTATACTTTCAATGGTATTTTTCATTAATAAACGATATACATTTACTTCTCTCATTTGTCCAATTCTTTTTACTCTTGCTATTGCTTGTGCCTCTAAACTAAAATTCCACCAAGTATCTAAAATAATAATGTTATTTGCCTCTACTAAATTTAAACCTTCAGCACCAATTCCATAATTCATAATTAATACATTATTATCTTCACTTGTTTTCCAATTATTAATTTTTAATTGTCTTGTTCTTATAGAATTTTTTGATTCAATAAATGTATTATTTTTACCAATACTTGTTAAATGTTCATTTAATAATTTTAAATAAGAAGTAAATGCTGAAAAAATGATAACTTTTTCTCCCAATTCCTCTTTATTTTGAATAATGCTAAGTACTCGTGTTAATTTTTCATTATTAAAAGTAAGTTCATTACTTGTTTCTTGCATTACTGTTTCATATTGGTCATTAGATTTTGTTTTTAATGTTAATAAATATGGGTCTAAACATATTTGTCTTAATCTTATAAATAAACCCATAATAGCAGCGGTTTTAACATTATCTCTTTCTAATTGTCCTCTATATAATTCCCATAATTCTTCGACATATTTTGCATATATTTCTCCTTGTTTTTGATTCATAAGAATAGGAATTTCAAAATGATTTTCTTGTGGTAAAATAATACCAGCATCATCATAATCAACTTTTTTAAATAACGAAAAAACTTCTTGTCTTAATTCTATTTTCGCCCAATCTTTCATTACATTAAAACCTTGGACTTTTAAATATTTTAATAATGCGATTAATTCATTTTTATTATTTTTGATTGGTGTACCAGATAAACCAAATTTATATTTACTAGCCAATGAATATATTGATTTAAAAAATGTTGTTCTCCAATTTGTTAATGTTTGGCATTCATCACATATAACATTTTCCCATACTAAACCATAAATACAAGAAATACCTCGTAATTCTTGTCCTAAATAATGTCTTCTTATATATTGATTATTATTTTCTGCAATGACATATTTAGAGAAAAATTCAGCACCATCTTTATAAATATATCTACTAGAGAAATTTGTTAATTTATTACCTCTTGCTACCATATGATAAGTAGTAAATATAATATCATATTGTTGTAATTCTTTTACTGTTATATCTCTAATATCATTGAAATTATTATGTAAAATATAATATTTGGGTTTTTCTTCATAGAATTTATTAATTTGATTTACCCATTCATTAATTAAAGTTTTTGAACATATTATTAAACTTGGTTCGTGTTTATTTATGCCATAAGTAAATGTATTAAATAAATTTGTAATATCTTTAGGAAAATGCGTCATTGAATTTACTAAATCTGTCTTGCGTCTAATATTTGTTTGATGTAAATATTCTAATGTTGTAATACTTTTTCCTAAACCCATTTCCATAAATAAAACGCCTCCACTTCCTACTGGATTGCGTCTTATATTTTTCATCCATTCAACAGATGATTGTTGATAATTGTGTAGTGAGTATTGTGTTTTCATTGTGTTTTTAAATTGAGTTATAAAGTTATAAATTATAGCTCAATCAATTTTATTTATGATATATTATCTCTTTCTTCATCTAATATATCAATAATAACATCAGTTGTAACAATGACTTCTGTTGGTGGTACGATTGGATTCATATCAATATCTTGATCTTCGGGATCTTGTAAAATAAGTGGAGGAGATCTTGTATAATTAATACCAGTCATTTCATCAGGAGGAATATTATCAACATTTTCTCTAAAAAATTCATCAGAATCATATTCATTATTAATATCTAAATCTGAATCTTCATCTTCTTCTTCTAATTCTGGTTGATATTGTTGATTTGGTGGACCAAATTCTGGATGAAAATGTTCAGGTAATAAATCATTAATATCTTCTAAAGGAGGTAAATCATCCATTTCATGATCTTCATCATTATCGACATTTTCTAATTCTCTTTCTAAATCTCTATCTAAATCTAATTCTTCTCTTCTAGCAGTTATTTCTCTTTTAACATCTTCATTAATATTAATATTGGTTTGTAATTGATCTAAAACTAATTTATCAATATATTTTTCTAATAAATATCTTGTTAAACCTTGTTGTTTAGATAATACAGCCCAATCTAATTCAATATGAAAAATATCAATGAAATCTTCAGCAATATAATCCCATCTTGCGATTTTAGTCCAATCTAAATTTTCTTTATATTTTAAAAAAAAATTATAGTCTAAAGAGTCATCAAATTTCATTTTTCCAGATACAACATCGAAATTAATTTTAAAATCATATTTTTCTAAAAATTCTTGATCTTTTATTTGAATATCTGTAATAACATCCCAATCTAATTCTTCAGCAAATTCAACAATAAAATCTTCTTCTAATCTTTGAATTTCTCTAGATACATAATAAAAATTAATTTGATCCCATTTAATAGGATTATAATATGGTTTGACATTATTTTCTCGTAAATATAATAAAAAATTAAAATCATCAGCTATACAAGAATAAATAATTCCTATAACATTAGAATCTAATTCTAAAAATCTATTAAAATAATTATAATAATGTTTGAATTCTAATTCTTCTTTTTTTTCTTCTTCTTCAATCAGTATCATATCTTTGTATTTTCTTTTTCGGTTTTTTGGCAACATACTAATATATATTATCATAAGATTTTAATTAAATCATAATTAAGTCCATATTTATTATCTATTTTTAAAAATTACATTAATTTATATTTTCTTGTTAAATTGTTTAACTTTTTATTTTCTTCTATAATAACAAGAACTGTTTGAGAATTTGCTTCAATCTGTGTTTTGCCAGCATCAACTACAGTATGATTTAAAATATTATGTTTTTCACAATATACTAAAATATCCCCGAAAGCAGATTCATTATCTACTTTTAAAACAATTTTCTTAGATCCAGATTTCTCCCAATCATTAAGTAAATTGTTTTGTCTTCTCAACAACTTCTTATACAATCCAATGCTTGCATGAGCACATTGCGAACCAATTTTCCCTTTTCCCATCTTAAGATCTCTTCTTACAAAAAATACCATTTTAATATCTCTTTTCATCATTTTCATCATTTCTTTTTGAGCTTTATTCATCTTCATTTTTAAGTATATATTTATTAATTAATCTTATAATATTATTAACTATCAATTTTAATTAATAATCAGAATATCGTTCACCAAAATCTTCATGAGAAGATAAATATTGTTCTTCAGGAGATATAAAATAATATCCTAAATTATTATTATTAATAACATTATCTAAAAAGTTATGAAATATTTTAATATGTTTATTATAACCGTCTTGAATAAGTGGCCTTTCATACTCTTCATTATAAAATAAAATATCTTGGAATACTTCCATAACAAAACATTCTTCTAAATCATCATATTCTTTTAAAAAATTAACTAAATCATATATAATCTTTTTTAACATTGATAATAAATCATCACGGATTTTTAAAGAATTATCTGATGAATAAATTTTTAATAACATTTTCATTACAATTCTGAAAAATTTAATATTTTCTTCATTAAGATTAACTAAAGTAATTAAATTAATATTATTTTTAATAATACTAAATAAAATAATTGCTATATCATCATTTGATGGATGTTTATCAAATCGATATAACTTTATAAAATTTGAAAATATTCTTTTTAATTCTGGTAATAAAAAATCATTATATTCTTTATAGATTTTCTTAAAAAGTTTTGTATTTTCTATTGTATACAAATGTTCTGGACAAAATAACCATGTTTCTAAATCAGTTACTGGTGTATTAACATTATAAATTCTTTGTATTTTTGAACAATTATTAATAGTGTTTCTTCTTACAATTTCTTGATGAAATACTGAAGTTGTTGAAAATTTAATTATTTCGGGAATTTCATTGAATTGTAAAATTTCATCAAATAATGATTCTGGTAATTTATTAAAATAATCCATACTTATTATTATATTTTATTAATAAATTTTAATTATAAAATTTCAACAAAATATTTTTTATTTTCAGGATTATAAAATAAAAATATTTTAAAAATTTTTCTTTTTGAATTTATATTTATTTTTCCTTTATGATTATAATGTCTAATTACATTATTATTTTTAAAATTTTTTATTTCATAATCTAAAATCTGATAAATATCTTTAATATAATGATTATTTTTATAACAACTATATTCGATTGGATATCCTCTTTCAATATAATCTTTTATTTCTATAAAAAATTTAACAAATTTATAAAATTTTTGATAATTTGAATATAATTCCATATCATATTTATAATCATCTATTATATTAATAAGATCAGTTGGAAAATGTATTAAAAGAGGATGATGATTAATTTTATTATGATTATGAGAAACGAAATTTTTTTTTAATAAATTCTTATGACAAATATTACAATAGATTAAGGACATTTAAATATAAAATAAAAAAATATATTTAATATGTTTTATTAAAAATTTTATTTATTAATTTTTCTTTTTTTTTTATTTTTTTTTTCAAAAAATAATTTTCTTTTTTTAATTTTTTATTTTTTTTTTTTAATTTTATAATTTCTTTTTTATAATCTTGATTTAAAGAATTTACTTGTTTATAATAAAAAATTGAAAAAAATAATATTTTAATAAATCTATTTATTACATAAAAAACTTTTTTATATTGATTTAGACCCATATCTAAATTAATATATATTTTAATTTTTAGTTAAATTTATCGTCTTATTGGAACTGTTGGGAAACCTCTATGTGCAGATCTTGGATTTATAGTTTCATATGGTCCATATGGAGTTGTTTCTGTTATACCTAAATCTGATTCTGATCCTTCATCTTCAAAACTTCCAATCCAATATTCAAATTCTTCTGCTCGTTGATTTCTCATTTGTCTTCTTGTAACTTGATTTCCAATTATAATTCCTAAAACTGAACCACCTACAAAAGATATTCCTGCATATAATATTACGGCTGTTGTAAAAATCATTTCTGTATCTGACATTATATAATATATCAATTTTATTTTTATAATTAATTAATATTATTAAATCTATTATTAGATTATTTTAGTATTTAATTTTTATTTTTTATTTTTTTCTTTTTTTTTGAAATTTTTTTTAATTTTTTTTTCATAAAAAATTTAGAAAATAATTTCTTCATTTTATTTAATTTAGAATATTTTTTATAATCAATTAATAAATCTTTATTATTTTTTTTCCCAATTTTTTTTTCTATTTCTTTTATTGCTTCATCAATATTTAATCTCTTTTTATAATCTTGTTCTATCATTTTATTCATAATATTAATAAAATCTGCTGATGGGTTTTTTAATTCTAAATCTTTATAACAATTTCCTATCTGATATACCATCGCTTTTCCCATTAAATTTTTATAATCTTTATTTAAAGCTTTTTCATAATCTCTTACATCCTTTTTATAATTATTTTTTGACATATCATAGTTATTATTTTTTTTAATATTTTCTTTAAAATCTTCTATATCATTTTGTAATCTAATATTATGTAATTCTATTTTTTCATATTTTTCCCATACTTTATCTGAATCTCCTTCTTTCGGTTCTTTTGGTAATTTTTTCATTTTTCTCAAATCATTTTTATATGCTGCTAACATTATTTCTCTTGGCCAAACAAAATAATATGATATTCCCATTCCATCAAGAAAATCTATAAAATTAGATTTACTTTGAGGTACTAATTCTGGTGAAAAATCAATAAATACTGGATTTATTAAATTTGGATATTTACTATTTTTTATAAATAATAAATTTTCAATTTTTATATCTAATAATGTAATATTTAAATTTATTAAACTTTTTTTAGCACCAATTAATAAATATTTCATTGTTTTTAATAAATCTTCAGTATTTAATTTTTTTGCTATTTTTGGAAATGGTTCTCCCTTTGTCATCACTATATTCATTATTTCAATTTCTTTCTTTATTGGAAAATTACAATTTTTTAAATCTTTTTTATTAATTTTAGAACTTTTTATTTTACAATTTTCTATACCGCCAAGAAAATAATCATTATGTCTATCAATTTTTTGAAATTTTTTTGATATTTTCATTTCTTCATTTAATTCTTTTCTTTCTATAACATTTAATTCATCCATTCTAATAATTTTTGAAACTTTATTTTCAGATTTCGTAGATTTACACATTATTGCTGGTTGTATAACACAACCATAACCACCTTTTCCTAAAACTTTTCCTCCTTTTTTCATTATTATATATTATAAAAATAAAAAATTTTATTTTAATCATATGCTGAACACATTCCAGTATTACAACATAAACAACATAACATTTTACATGGACCTCTATATCTATTTAATTTTTCATGAATAAAATGAACTTGATCTACTCTTAATCTTCCAATAACATCTCCATCTTTACCAATTAATTTGAATTTTTTTTCATTCATAGTTAAACCATATGCTGTTGGTGCTTCAATATGACAAACTCCTAAGACATCATCTCCCGACATACTATCATAATCAATTAATTCAAAAGTTATTGTATGTTTACCATCAGAATGTGGATTACAATTATTTAATATTAAACCTTCATTAAAAACAGCATCGTGGTCAGAATCATGTAAAATTCTAGTAGATTGATGTTGACCTCGATAACTAATTCTAACATATAAATCTCCTCCTGCTTTATCAAAAGAAAAAGTATCTCCTTTTTTGTTTAATTTATCTATTGATCTTACATAAACATGTAAGTAACTATTTAAACATGGTGCACAACATATACAAGATGAAAAACAACAACCCATTTTATTATATATATATATTATTTATTAAAATTTTATATTTAATTTAATTAAACATAAAATAACATTGAAAGATATAAAAATGCAAGGAACTAGTATATCTAATATTGATTATGATAATGAAGAAAATGCAAAAATTATCGAGGAAGCATTAAAAGAAACAGAAGTTTTAGATATTGAAAAAGAACAAACACAAGAACAAATAATGCCTCAACAACAACAACCTTTACAACAACCTTTTCAAAAACCTCCGCCACAATTTAATCCTAATCAACCTTCTCCCTTTGAACAACAATTTCAACAACCTCAATATCCACAACAACAATATCAACAACCTCAATATCCACAACAACAATATCAACAACCTATAATACAACCACAAATTGAAGAAAAAAAAGATATTTTTTCATCAAGTGTATTTAATAATTTAAAACATACTTTAATTTTATTAATTCTTTTATTTTTATTAAATAATCAAGCTTTTAAAAATATTATTAATCAATTACCATTTACTATGGATGAAGATGGCGACCCAAATATTTTTTTAACTATGATTTTATGTATAATTATTGCTTTTTCTTATTGTATATACTTACAAATGTTTAATTAAACATCATAAGCATTATTTTGACGCTTTATTTTTTCATAAGTTACAATTTTCATATATTTTTCTGCATTTGATAAAAAATATGTTCTTGTTTCATGATTTTTAAAGTGTACTTTTCTTTTTGTAATATTCATTTTAGCTTTTCTTGGAATTTTTGCTCGCTTTTTTAGAATAGATTTTTGAATAGTCATTTTTAATAACTATTCAAAATCAATTTTATTAATATAATTAACTTTTTTTTTTAATATGAATTATATTCAGCATACCATTCATCTGGATTTGTTTTATAATATTGACGACTTCTAATTCGTCTTTCATTACATCTCATATAATCTGTTCTTGCTTGTGGTGACATTTGTGCAATTCTTTGTTCTTCAGTCATTCTGATTTTTGAAAAAAAGGAACCCATATTAGTTTATTTAATTATAAATCTTTTTCAATTTTATTTATTTTTTTTTTAAATATCCATATTTTCACCCTTTTTTACCAAGAAATATCTCTAAGAGACTCCGGATTTATGATCTTACCAAAAGGTGATGAATTGCACATTGCAATTTCATCTGCTTTTTTTTTATTTAATTTCATTAAAAATAAAACTTTATAATATTTTTTACTATTAGTCCAATATTGTGCATTATGTTCTTTATAATAATTTTTAATTTCTTCTAATGAACAATCCATATATCTATTATATTCTTTTTTATTTTCTTGATATTCTTCTTCTGTTTCAGACATATCTCGTAATTTTTGTTGAACTGCTTGTCTGATTTTTCTTTTAAAAGAATAATTTGATGTTGTATTTGTATTTGTATTCATTTTTATATGATTTTTATACTTTATCAATTTTATCTAAAAAAACCTTGGTTCTTCATGAATTTCACGATAATAATATCTTTTTATCCAATATAAAGTTGGAATAAAAAATATTATATATCCCAATACTGAAAACATTATACCAATAATTATCATTAAAAATCTTGTTTCTAAAATTTTACCATCATTAAATGATCGTATCATTAATATAATTTCAATAATATTATCAACATCAAAAAATTCTGAAAAAACTAATAATAAAATATTATTCCAAGTAAATGACCAATTATGAACAAATAAAAGTAACTCTTTGAATGGAGAGATCCATTCTGAGAAAGTTAACCAAATAATAGAAATTATAATAGTAATTATTTTATTAATTATTTTATATTTTGTAAATTTATTACGAAAATTATAAATAATATTAAATTTTGGTTTGTCTTTATTATGTTTAGAAATTAAAATTAAATATTTAGTTGTAAAAAAAGAAAAATCTATATTTTTAATACAACATAATATATTATTAGCTATCCATTTTAAACATTTTAAAATAAGTTCAAAAGGTTTACTTAATAAAAATTGTATTTCAGTACTAAAATAATAGTATCTAATAAATTTTTCTAAAGCCATAAATATTCCACTTATAACAATAGAAATAATAATTTGAATTCTAGTATCATTATGTAAAAATTTTGATATCAATATAATAAAAAAATTTGTAAAACCAAAAATATCTCTGAAACCTAAACCATTCAAAAAAACAACTCCAAATAAAGCCAAGACAACATATAATGGATCAATATCTTTTTTAAATAATTGAATTACATTACTTTCAAATCTATTTAATTTCGAATGTATATCAGAATTAAATTGATTTAATAACATTATTGTAATATAAAAAATAAAAACTGAAATTAAATAAATATATTTAATAATTTTTTTTGTTGATGCCATCTATAATTAATATATATTATCAGTTTTAATAATAATAATTAAGTCCATTATTATTATTAATTTTTAAAAATTTAATTTTTATATTTTTTTAAAATATTTATATGTTTTTTTCTTATAGCATCTTTTATATATAAATCTTGTAATTCCCAATTAGGTTTTAAACCCAATTCACTTAATTTTTCTTCTATTAACCATCTTTGATTATTAATAATAGAAAATTGTCGTATTAATATTTTATTTTCTGAATTTCCCATTTTACATATTTTGTCTCATAATTATTAATTTAATCAATTTTATAAAATTATTTTTTATACTCTTCATAATTCTCTAATAAATTCATTTTCTTCAAGGCATTATATGCTGCATTTTGTTCTCCTTCTTTTTTAGTATAACCATATCCTTTACAAATAAATTTTTTACTTTTATTTTTATAATTATGATTATAATTAACTTGAATTTCATATATATTTACTATAAATGTTCTTTTTGTTGGTGGTCCTAATTCAGTAGAAATATCATATTTTGGTTCTGGTCTTCCACTTTTTTGATAATAATGTTTGATTCGATCTTTATAATTATTATTTAAATGTAAAATTTCAGAAAAATTAACATATTTTTCAATAATATTAATTAAAAATTCTTTTGTAATAGCAAACCCTAAATCTAAATTCATAGCACATATAAAACTTTCAAAAGAATCTTCTAAAATTCTTTCATAATCTCTACCATGTATTTTTTCCATATGATTACTTAATAATAAAAATTTCATAAAATTTAATTGACGAGCAAATACTGCTAAAAAACCTCTTGCTACGATTTTTGTTTTTAAACTTGTTGTTAATACACCTTCATCTAATTCAGGAAATCTTAAAAATAAATATTCACAAATTACATGACTGATAATTGAATCTCCACAAAATTCAAATCTTTCATTTGATTGATCTTGGAAATCTACTACATTCGGTTTTAATTTAATAATATTTTTTAAAAAATCATAATTTAAATCTTTAGAATATGATTTATGTACAAACGCTTTTTGATATAAATCTAAATTGTTTATTTTTACATTTATATCTACATGTTTAAAAAAATTTTCAACATCTTCTTTTTTAATATAAACATTGTTAATATTAAGTTCTTCCATTATTATTGTATAATTTATTAATTAGTTTATAATAATATTAAAAATCAATTTTAAAATGTTTTTCTGCATAATGGACAATTTTTATTTATATCTACCCATCTTTGAATACAATATATATGAAATCTATGTTTACATGGTAATTCTATTTCAATATCATCATCTATTAATTTTTCTAAACAAATACTACAATCTTTTTCCTCTGGTATATTTAAATCAACTGGTTTTTCACATTCCATACATTTTTCCATAATTTCATATTTATTATCTGAATCTGTATTTAATATCATATAACATTTTAAATGATATTTATGATCACATTTTAATATTACTTTAGGATCATGTACTGTTTTTTTACATAAACAACATTTACCATTTTTATCCTTATTTTTTTTTAATTCTGCTAAATTATCTGTTGATCGTCGTACCCTTGATATTAAATTAAATAAATTAATTTCTGGTGATGAAACACCTAATGCAACATTATTATCATCATCATTATTATTACCAGTAACACCTAAAGATACAGCAGATGGAATTCTAAAACTTCTTCGTAAAATAGGTGGTAAAGCTGGTAAATCAGCAAAACGAACTCTTCTATTTAAATTTGGATTAAAATCTGGATCTAAATTTCGTAAATCTCGACTATAACTTATATCAATTTCTACATTTGGATTTGGATTACTTATTTCAATAGAAACATTTGGATTTGAACTAGATATAGAAGTAGTATTTAAATCTTGTAAATTTGAACTTGAACTAATATCTAAATTTGGTAAATTTAAATTTGGTAAATTTAAATCTTGTAAATTTGAACTTGAACTAATATCTAAATTTGGTAAATCAGAAGATGAACTATTTTGATTCCTATGAATAAAATCAAAACTACGAACTCTTCTTGGACTTCGATTAATTTGACGACGAGGTCTCCCAACCATTCCATAATTTACACCATTAAATTCATTTGTATGATAAACACAATAATCAGAACCACTTGTTTTTCTTCGTGTACAAAATCTTTGAGCTGATATTAAATAATTACAACGAGTAGTTTGTAATTCTTCTCTTAATCTACTTCTTTGACGCAAAGCTCTATCTAAATTATTAGAATTTTCTATAATTCTTTGATTGATAGGATTTTCAGGATTTAAATCTTCTATTAAAGCATTTATTTGTCTACTTCTTGCATTCATTCTAAAAGTTCTATTTATATTTTCTAAAATTTCATTTGTTCTTGTAATTATTTCTGTACCATCTTCAATTTCTTCAATATTATTATTTTGATTAGGATCTTGAGACATCTTCAATAGTTAAAATATTTAATTATTAAAGATAATAAATTTTAATTTATTTTTTATTTGTATAATTATTTTTATAATCACCTTCATTAAATATACCAGTTTTTTCTGGTTCATATTTAATTAATGAATCTTCGCCACGAAGATCCCAAGAACTATTGCGTTTAATACCAGAACTTTGATACATATATCTTTTTGGAGGTTTAAAACCTTCATTAACTAAATTTTGTTCTTTATTTGATAATTTATCAGATTTCATTTCTTTTTTTGGGATTTTTAAATCAGCATCTGGCATTTCTTGATATTTTTTATATAATTTTTGTAATAATAATGCTAATAAACATACTGAAATTACAATACAAATAGGTGGGATTTTTTTTAAAAATTTAAACATCTTATTTTTATTATATTATTATTCAATATTTAATTTTTATTCAAATATAAATTTTTATATATAATTTTTAAATCAGTTGCTGAAAAATCATTAATATCTAATTTTAATTTTTTTATTAATTTTTTTTTATCAAAAATATTAAATTTAAAATGATCATTAATATTATTAACAAATGTATCTATATCAAAAGAACTATAAAAGAAAACATTATTAATAAATGATAATCGTTGTTCATCTGGTCCTAATGATAAATTTTTAATTTTATGAAAATCTTTATAATATTGTTCAAAAGAATTATTTTTATTCATATTTTTTAAACCAAATTCTTTGAAAACAATATCTAAAATTGAATTATTAATTTTTGGTTCTGGAATTTCAATATCAATTCCCCATACTTCATTATGAATATTAATTGTATTAAATTCTTTATTTTTCCAAATATCATTATATTTTTTAAAGTTATCTTTTTTATTTAATAAATGTTCAATTTTATAAATTTGTTTACCATTATGATAAAATTCATTTGTTTTATTTTCTATATTTCTTCCATTTAAATAAGTTCCCATAACTACACCTCCATATTTTAAATTTTCTTTAAGATTTTTCATAAAACCTTCTAATTTTTTTTGTTTAGAATTCCATGGTTTATTTTTATCTTCATAATCTCCAAACATATAATGAATTGAAAACATTATACCAATTGTATCAAAACCTTTAAATTCTTTTGGTAAATTTTTAAAATATTCATTTAATTTATCATTTTCTTCATCATTTAAACCACAAGTTTTTAATGGTTTACTAACATCACCTAATACAATTGTTATTTTCATATCTTTCTTTTTATAATAATAATCTTTTTTTATAAAACCAGCACAAACTAATCTTTCTCTAAAACCATTTTTTTCATATAATTCATTAGATGAAGTATCAATTGCTAAAATATTTTTATATCCTAATTTTTGCCATTTGAATAAATCTCCTCCTTTACCACAAGCTAATTCTAAATGATAATTGGTTTCTGTTATATCTGATGCTTTTTTCAATACTTCTCTTTTTACATAATTATGAAATTTTCTCCAATTTTTTCTTTTTACAGTATCTTCAGTTTGATCATATAAAGCACCAATGTTTTCTAATTTTAAATTTTCTAATTCTTGAATATCATCTAAACTAACATAATTAACAATACCACTTACAACACTTTCTAATGTTCTATAAGCATTTGGATTTTTTTTATCTTTATTTCTAATTCGAATTGCTTCCCATCTATTTCTATTCATATTAAATTCATATTCTACAATATCTGTTTTATTATTAATTCTTTCAAAATCCGAATAAGCATTAGGATAATTATCTAAACCTAAATAAAATGTTTCTTTTTTATTTTTTGGATTTATTTCTATTTTTCCTACATTTAATTTTGATTCTTTTATTCGACATATAAAATTTTGTTTTGTACTTTGAAATTGACCCCAATTATATTTTGGATCTCCAAACCATGGTTTATTTCTTGCATTTGCATGAAAATATGTAAATTTCCCATTTTTTTGTGAAAAATTAATTCTTACATCAATTGATAAACTTTCTTTCCATTTGAAAACAGGAATAGTAATACTATCTAGATTATCAGTATATTCTTGATGTACTGGTGTAAATATTAAACCATCTAAATTATAATTTAATTTATCTCTATTTTCCCATATTTCTTTGGCATCCATATAAATATTATCTTTAAAAACTTTCATTTTTAATTTCATATCAATATCAAGTTTATTAAGATATTTATTAAGCATATTTTTTAAATATGACAATCGTTTTTTTAAATTATGATGTCTTACATCAGCATAATCATTTGGTCTCTTTGGTGTTCCATAAAATAATATATCAAATGCTAAAAATTCATTAGAATTAAATAAATATTCACCATCAATAATCGTTTCATGTACACCAGTTTTATTATCCCAATCCATATATATTTCTTCTGTTTTTGGATTTCTTAAAAATATTTTAGTTTTTCCGAAAATTAAAAACATTCTTTCTCCATCTGCTTTATCGGTTACTGTATATTCTTCTCTTTTTAATGTTATTAAATCTTTTTGTTCTAATGTTTGGGGATTCATTGGTTTAATAGAAAAAATATATTTTTTAAGATCAAAATATAAAGAATAAATTTTTTTAAGATTTTTATTAAAACTTTTTTTCATTTCTTTAATATCATCTAAATTAGTCATTTCCATTTCAACTATATATTCAATATCTGTTTGTGATTTTTGTTTATATTGTGATGGTGTTAAACTTTTTACTATTGTTAAATCAACTTTATAATATTTATCTAATTGATATGTATAACGATTTTTAAATCTTATTAATTTATATGGTTTATTTGATGAATGTATCATTATTATATTATCTTCATTTTGTGTAATATAATTATTTAAATTAGTTTCAATACTATATGATAATCTAATATGATCTCTTGTAAATTGTTTTTGTTTATCTTTTAACATATATTCTACTGGTTGTTTATATGTTTTATTTTTTGTTGGATCAAAATCTAATATATTAAAATCTTCATCATAATCACTATAAATATTATCATATGTTACTTTTTTTAAAAATTTTTTTGTTCTATCTTTATTATTATCTTTAAAAAAATTTTCAATTGTTTTTGGATTATAAATAGAATCAATAATTATTTCATTTTTCATTGGGATATTTGAATTTTTAAAATGATTAAAGATTTTTAAAAAATTTTCTTTTGTTAAATTTTTTTGTTCTCCAATTTCATTAAATCGAAATTCATATTCATGAAATTTATTATCTTCTTTTAAATTTTGTTTTGTTGGTAATATTTTATCTAATCTTGGTTCAAAAAAGCTGTACATTATTAATATATATTATATGAATATATTTTAAATGAAACGCAAAATTATTAAGTTTATATTGTAAAGTTAATAATTATATTAAAATCAATTTTAATAAAAATGATTATAAATTACCCATTAAAGCTCTAACAGATTCCTTCAATTTTAAATTATTGCTAGTTAATTTTTCATTCTCTGAACATGCCAATTCATATTTTTTAAATAAATTTTCAAATTCTTCATTTAATTTATTAATTGTTTCTTCTTGTCTTTTGGATTTTTGTTCTAATGATTCATGTGCTTTTTTCATCTCTTCTTCATTATTTTTTAAATTTTCTACCATTTCATTAATCTTTTTATACATATTATTAGTATCCATTGCTTTTTCTGCTGGTACTTCTACTATCTCTGGTTTTTCTTCTTCTACTGGCGGTACTGTCATTTCTTCTCTTGGTTCTTTTACTGATATTACTATTGCTTCTTCCTTTTCTTCTTCCATTTCATCATCTTCATCTTCAAATGATGGTGCATCTGGTAATGAATCAAGATCAGAATTTGATGACATAATTTCTCCTCGTAATTCTTGTAATTTATTTACAATCATTTCTCTTGCTAATACTTTCTCTGCCTTTTTAAATCTTCTTAATCCTAATTTTTTTCCCATTAAATTAATATCTTTGATTTTTTTTAATTCTTCTACTTGATTAAGACATTGTAAAATTTGTTCTGGTGTAAATTCTGCTAATGCTGTCATTTTTATTTATTTTTTATCTTTAATCAATTTTATAATAAAATATAAAATATTGGAGAATCTTTTAATTTTATTATCTCTTTTATTGGATAATTATATTTTTCTTTATTTTCTAATACTATATTTAAATCTTTTATAATTTGATTTTTAGGATGTAATAAATCAAATTTGAAATAAATTTTTTTATTAATATCTTTTTTATTTTCTTTATATAAATCAATAAAATCAAGAAAATATACTTGAATTTTTTCTTTTTGATTACTATAACAACATTCTTCTTCTCCCCAAAATAATATTTCTTTTATTTTTTTTTCATAATTTATTGCTGAAAAATGATAATCCCAAATAATATTTTCACAATCTTTTCCAATTTTATTCATTTTGATATATTATATTATATAAATATTAAGTTTAATAATATAATTAAATAAATTTTAATTATTTTTTTAATAAATTTATTTTATCTTACAACAATTTGTAGTTCTTCATTGTCTCTTTGATCTACAATTTCTGAAGATTCTGTAACATGTCTATAATAATGTCTTTCTAACATATGTTTAAATATTTTTTGAAATAAAACACTAATTAAAATTAAACTAACTACTGGCCATATAATTGATAAAAAGAATATACAAAAACATAATCCTATAAATGTAGCTTTCATCCCTATACCTGCATAATTATCAAAATATGTATGTAAACGATATTTAATAAATATATAAAAATCATGAATTAAAATAAATATAAATAATGGAAATACTGTTAAAAAAAAACTTATCAATGTTAATTCATCTCCACTTGATAAACTTAAATTTAATGATGAAGCAATACTCCCATTTGGATCATATTTATATATCAATAGATATATTCCAGTAAATTCAGCTAATATTATAGAAAATATTAAAAAATAATGTTGGGATAAAATTTTGCATATTCTTATCCAACATGATAATACATTAGATATATTATTTGTCATTTCATATTCATATAAACATTCTTGACATCTTGTATAATTTAATGAATGAATATCTTGTGATCTCCATTCTTGAAGACATCGTTTATGAACATATCGTGCTGTACCTGAACAACGACAAGGTACAAATAAATCTTCCTGGAATTCATCATCTAAACAAAAACGACATGTAAATTTTTCAACTTCTTTTGAATCACTAGAAACTTCTTCACCTTCCATTATAATTTCTAAAGACATTTGTATTATATATTATTAGTAAATTTTATTTAATTTATAATTTAAGTCCATTATGTTTATTCATTTTTAAAAATTTAAATTTACTTCTCCAAAACATCTATTAATTGTTGTTTCTTTAATTTTGAATATCCTTTTATTCCTCTTTTTTTACATTCCTTTTTTAATTCAACTACTTTCATTTTCTTATAATTTGGTAAATCAATTATCTCTTCGATAATTACATCACTACTACTTTCCGATTCTAAATTTAAATCATCTAATAAATTTGTCAAATTATCTAAATTATCAGGTTTCGGTTCTTGTAATTGTTCATTAATTGGTTTTTGAAAAGTATTATTTTTAATAAACAATTGAAATTTAATTCGATAATTAATATTATCATCTGATGTAAACATATTCTTATTCGTTTTCTTTTCTGTTAAAACATAATATTTATTATCATATTTATATAATATCAATGTAACTTTATATAATTCAAATTCATCATTTGTTGAATATAAATTATATTTATTATTTTCCAATATTAATAAATTGATATTCAAATAATCACATAAAAATTTAATTATAATTTCATTATCTTCATCTTGATTGATTAATAAATTTCTTAATACTCTTTTTTTACAAATTTTTCTTTTTTGAAAATTAAATTTATTGAAAAAATTAATACTATCATTTTCCCTTAACATCTTTTTAAATAATTCACTTTTTCCATTTGCCATTCGATAATTAATAATATCTAATATACATTGAGTTAATGATTCATTTTCATTACTCAAATTATATTTTTCAATTTCAAAATAATTATTTATAAATTTTGAAAATTTTTTAAAATTATTTGGAATATTTTTTATGATATTTACTCTTTTTTTTCCTAAATTTTTAATTTCAATTGTATAAGTTTTTTCTTTATTATTATTCTCATTCAAAAAATCTGGATTATGTAAAAATGTTTCATCATTAAAATATAACACATTGTGTATTCTTTTAAAATAATGATTATTTTCATCACTATAATTTTCTAATTGATTTAATAATGTTTGATAATTCATTTTATTAAAGTTTAATATTAAATTTTAATAAAAATTATTGGTTTTGTCTTATATATAATAAAATAATCAATTTTATTAAATTAATAAATCTAATTCAGCATCCACTTCTTCTTTATAATTATATTTCTTTTTCTTTTCTGTTTTTTCTTTGAGTTTTTGTAAACTTGTAACCCATTCTTCATACTCTTCATCACAATTCATACATAATTTTTCTTGTTCATAACATGATGTACAAATTTTTTTTGGACAATTTCCACATGTTCTCAAATCTTTATGAAATGTATTACAATAATCACAAGTTTCTACTTTATTTCCATATGATTTTTTTTTTAATAATTTATTTAAAAGAGTCATTGTTTTATTATAAAATATAATAATAAATTTTATTATTTTTTATTATAAAGTAATTTTATTTTAAGTCCATTATTCATTGTTATTTTTAAAAAATAAATTTATTCAAACAAGTCTTCTTCATCTCCAAAAAAATCATTTTCATCTTCGGAATATCCTTCATTTAAATCATCTTCAATATCTTGTTCAAAATTATCTTCAATTTCTGATTCATATTCATCATCAGATTCAAAATATTCATTTAATATATCATCTTTATTATTTTTCTCTTCATTATTATTTGATGATACTACTACTTGTCTCGCTTTTTTTTGGAAATTTTTACGATTTTTTTGTAAATATGTTGATTTTTTATTTAAAAATAAACTTAAAATATTAAATAAGTGACCAATCTCTTTTTTTGTATTTTTTGTATTATCAGTATTATTTTTAACTATTTTATTTAAAATATTTAATGTTGTTTTTAAATAACTTCCAATGATATATTCTTTATATTTACCATTGATATCTTTATCATTTTCAATATCATTAATATTATGACTTACTCGACTTTGTCTTAACAATGATTCAAAAATATTAGTTGCTAATTCAAATTCTTTTTTAATATTTTTAAGTTGTGTTATATTCTTAAATAATTGATGTAATCTTTTATAATCATCACTTTCATCATTTTCAATTTCTTTAATATTAATATCTTGTCTTTTGATATTTGAAATTTTACTAATCATTTTATTATAATCAGATTTATGTACCCATTTCAATGGATTAAATAAATGTTCATCATCTTCATTCATTTCAAAATCATCACTTTTTATTAAATCTTTTATTCTTAATGTGAAATTACGATTTCGTAATATTGGAATTAATAATATTAATGTTTTATAATCTAAATATTCTGTTACTTCAACTTCTGCTACTATTGTTTGCCTTGTTACTTGTCCTTTTTTATCAAATCTTTGATATGTTTTATTTGATGAATCGACAAATAACATATTTTCTAAATCATTTGTATTTTCAATTATATTCATAAAATTATTCACTATATTTTTAATATTTTCAATTGGTTCAAATGTATCATAATGAATAATGTTTTTAAATAAAATATCATTTGAATTATTATTACTTAAATTATTATCAAAATATTCAATATTTGTATTATATAAATTTGATATATCATTATCATTAAAATATTGACTTAATATCAATCTTGATATATCATAATTAATAATTTTATTTAAATATGAAAAATTTTCTAATTTTTCTTGTTCATCTTCATTATTAAATAATTCATTATCAGTATTTTTTTCAATTTCTCGATTTACTCGTGACTCAATAATATTAATTATTTTTTCACCATTTGGAAATACTTTAATATGATTTTTATAATTTAATATTAAATTCTCTTTATATCCTTGTAATATTTCGGTTTTATCCATTTTATATTGAATTCTTTGGATATTAATTTTATTTTTAATTGGAATTTTTGATGTTACTAAAGTAAAATCTTCAATTGTATCACTTTTCAATAATTTCTTTTTCAATTCATAAAAATATTTATTACGATTTTCAATGATTTTTTCAGAATATTTAGATCTTAATTTTTGATTATCATCTTTATATGTATAAAATCTTTGTACTTCTAAATTATCTTCATTTTTATGTTTTGATAAATGTAACATTGTTTCAATTGGAATATCACTTTTGAAATTACAAATCGGACACATATGAATTGGTTTTTTAGTTTTTTCTAAAAATCGATTGATTCTTTGATATTGTTTAATATCATTGATTATTTGATTTAATTTATTATTAATTACATCAATATTAATATTTTCAAAGATTTTTTCTTTAAATTTACGATCTTTAATAATTAATTTAATATCATGATATGATTTATTTGTTAATAATTTAAAATTTTCAATAAGTTGATATTTTAAATTCATTAAATTTTTATTTTCCATAACTTCCATATCAACTTTTTCAAATAATTTTTTTAATTTATTTTCATTCCATGATTTCATTACTTTATTATAATCAATTTTTTTATCTTTATTTTCATCTTTGAGATAAATTTTTGTTTCCTCTTCAATAATTTTCATCTCTTCAATGATTTTATTTTTAAGAATTGTTTTATTTTTTGTATATAATTTATTTTCTGAACTTAATACAACATATTTAATATATGATTCTTGTTTTACTAATTGATGATAAAAATTGATTTTATTCATTTCATCATCAGTAATATTTTCATTATTTAAAATTCTTTCATTGATATTTGCAATCTCTTCTTTGAAATTTTCATTTTTTAAAATTTTATTAATATTTTCAATTTGTTTTTCATAATAATTAAGATCAATATTTAATATTTTTTGTATTAATTTTAATTTTATCATTTTTTCTTTGATATTTTTAAAATTTTTATAAAAATCATCATCTGTTTTATTTTTTATGTTTTTTAATTCTTTTAAATTTAATTTTAATAAATCTTCTAAATTATATTTTTTTACAATATTTTTTACAAAATTTTTTGTTTGTTTATCTAAAATATCTCCATTTATTTTTTCAAAAATTTTATAATTTAAAAATTTATTAAAATCAATGAAACTAATATCGGAATTTGATGATTCTGTTAATGTATAATCAATATTCATATCTAATAATATATATTTAAAAAATATATTATTATTCAAAATTTAAGAGTTTGTGAGTTTGTTAGAGTTTTTCAATGAGGGAAATTTGAGTGATAAGGGTAAAATGGTAGCTTATAAATATTTATATAATCAATTTTATTTTTTTTCTTATTGAGGACTTGCTTGTTCTTGTGGTTGAGTTTCTGGTTGTTGAGTTTCTTGTTGTCTAGGTTGATATTGACCACGACCTCTAGTACCTCTTCCGCGACCACCACGACCTCTACCTCGGCTATTACCACGATGATTGGGATATTCTTGATTATCTTGACGACCTCTTCCTCTGCCTCGATTATCTTGATAATGATTTTGTTGATGTGAAGTACCAACAATTTTTCTAGTAAAATTATCCATTACTTTATTTACAAATCCTTTTGTTGATTGTCCTAAAGTTTTATCTAAATCTTCTTCACTGATCATTGTCATTTGACTTACATTTACCCAACCAGTTTGGAATCTTCCATTCATATCTTTAAAATTAATTTTTACACTAAGTCGTCCTTCACTTTTATTTAAATGTTCACTAACCCAGAAACCAGTTAATGTTTTAGAATCATGATTATGTTTATTTTTAGAAATTACAAAAAATGGTCTTTGTTTATTTTCTGTATTTGCCCACCAAACAGAACTTTGTTGTACTGTTTTATCATCCATTTCTGGTGATGCTACTAATACCGGTGTTGATTGTAATTGTGGTTCTTGTGTTTGTTCTTCTTGAGTTTGTTCTTGAGTTTGTGTTTGTGCTTGAGTTTCCATATTTTATTTTATACCATAAATATTAGAATCAATTTTAAAATTTTTTTTTTTAAAATTGTTTTAATAAGATTATTAAAAAATTATGAGTAAACAAGATTACGCACAAAAATGTAAATTATTTTTTATATTTATTTTTGAAATGTATAAAATTTTAACTTCCTCTTTATTAGTTGTTTTAGTTCCACAAAAATGTAATGATGGGCAAAGAATGTGTTCTTTTTCTGAAAATTTTGAAAATTTAGATCCTTATAATTCATTTGCTTTATATTATAATTTTTTTACTAGTATATGTTTTTTTCTATACTATTTAGTTGAAATATATAGAGAAAGATTATTTATTAGATTACTAGATGTTGATAAAGATTTAACAAAAGAAGATTATGATGATGAAATTGAAGAATATCCAAAAATTGATAATAAAGTTAAAGAAACAAACGAATTATTTTATTATATTAATATTTTTCTTGTTGGTATTTTAATTTCAAATATTGTTGTTAGTATTTTTGTATTATCTCGATTTTATTTAAATGATTTAACTATTTTCATTTCTATCAGTAATACTATGTTAATTGCTGATAAACAATTTAGATCTTTCTTTGTTGCTCGTAAATCTTATAAAGAAAATAAAGCTTATAGTATGTATATGACTAAAATGATTACATATAATACAATTGATCATGATATTAAAATTAAACGAGAAAAACGACTTAGAAGACGACAAAGAAAAAGGGATAGAGAATCACAAGATGATCAACTTTAAATAATATTTTTAACAATAAAATTATATAAAACTTGTTTTTTATCATTTTGTTTAACTTTACATAAATCTTTAATATTCTCTTTTAACATTTTTTTTAAAGTTGTTTGTGATATTTTTTTTAAATCTTTTTTATTCATTTTAGGTTTAAATAATAGTATTCTATCTATTATTTGATTCTTTTTTAAACCAGTTATTTTTGAACATTTAGTTTTTTTATATTTTTTTATTATTTTTACTAAATCAGTTTTTTTCATTTTTTTTAATTTTTTTGGTGTTATATCTTTTAAATCATAACTTACACTTCTTGATTTAGGTTTTTTCTTTTTTTTATTTTTTAAATTTTTTGGTCGTGTTAATCCTGGTGGTGGATTTGATGGTCTTCGTGCTGCTGGTGGTGTCATAGATAATGTTCTTTCGGATGATGGTGTTAATCTCATATTACTTACAAGTCTATTTAAACTTGATAGTATTGATGGGCTTAAACTTGGTTGTATAGATGGTGTTCTATTTTTTCTTATTAAATAATCTTTTCTTTTTGTTAATTTTACTTCTTTTTGAATAAAAGCTAAAGCATCATTTATCATAAATCTCCTATAATATGAATCTGTTGTTAAATTATCTAATATATGTTCAATTTCTTTATTTTTAAATGATGGTTGGTTTCTAATTTTTTGATCATATTCATCAGTATATACTTTACCAATCGCATAACACATTTGTTTTTCATAAAATTCTTTTAAAAGTTTTTTTTTTTTTGCTGTATTAGAACTTGATAATAATACATCTTTTAATATATCTTTTGTTATATCATTCATATAATCTTTATTTTGTTTTAATTTTAAATCTATTCCGCGTCTATCATTTAAATCTATTACTAATTTGTTCATTCTTTGATAGTTTTTTTTACCTTGTTGGATTTTATAAAAAAACATTAACATTTCTGTTGACCAAGTATTATAATATGAAGCAAAACCATTCAAAAATGTTACTAATCTTGATTGATCTGTTATTACAAAATCATTGGAAAAATCTATAAAAACTGGAAAACTACCATCTTTATCTTGAGAATATAATAAATTATCTGCTTTAACATCCAATAATAATATATCTAAATCATGAATACATATTTTTGCTCCTAATAATAAATAACCTAATGATCTTAAGAAATCTTTTTGATTTAATAATTGTGTTGTTTTTTGAAATGACAAACCTTTTTTTAATAAAATATTAATATATTGTGATTGATATGGACTTTCATTATATTGACATGTATTAATATCTTTTTGTTGTTCTTTATTTAATTGATGATATTTTTTATAACACATTTCTAAACCTGGTAAAAAATTTTCTCCATTTGGATCAAATTGAAAAAATATATTTCCACTATTAAATTCTTCAACAAAATCTTTAATTTTAAATGGATCTGCATATGATATATCTATTATTTTTGATACTTGATTTTTATAATTTGATGGATTAGATTTTGTTGAGCATAATACTGCTGGATCTAATACACAACCATCGCGACCTATACCTAAAACTTTACCTCCTTTTTTATTTTTACTCATTTTATTTTTACTCATTTTATTTTATTATATATAATAATTAAATAAAAAAAATTAATTTAAGTCCATAATTATATTTTATTTTTAAAAAATTAATAATTATCTTGCCAATCATAAGAATCATCATCATATTCTCCATAATAAGATTCATAATCTTCTAAACATAAATTATCTTGGCAATGTAAACAATGAATTATATTATTATTAAAATATTCCTTTCCATTTATGTAATAATGATTTTTATATGTACAACTTATACAATAATCATCGGAACATATCCGACAACGCATCATTATTACTTTATATTCTTGACATTCAGAACATAATGTCAAATTATCTTTAATTTCTTCATTTATTTTTTTATTTTTTAAACATGAAACTTCTTTTAAATATGAATAAATGATATTTTCAATGACTAAAGGTAACATTTTGATTATTTGGTTTATATTATTTAAATCTTATAATATTATTAAAAATAAATTTTAATAATTTTTTTCAATAAAATCTTGTCTTTTAGCATTAATACATAAATCAACATATTGTAAATTAAAAAAACTTCTTCTCGTCAATGCATGTGAAATACTTCTTCTATGTATAAAATTTAAAGTCATAAAATTACTATTATCCCATAAAGAACATTCTATTTTTCTAAAAATTTCTCTATCTATGCTTTTTTTCATTTCATATAAATTCATTTGTAATAATTGTTTATATGTTAAATACTTTACATGATCTTTTAATAAACATCTATACAAATAACTATGATTTGGATAACTCATTAAGGATTTTTTATTTTTTAATTTATATTCTGGATCTATTAATTTTAATGATTTTGAAAATTTAATTTGATGTAATACTTTTGGCATTTTATCTTTATGATTTAAATAATTAATATGATTATTAATAATACCATTTAGATGTTTCTCTTTTAATATATTTTGGAAATCCATTATATATTAAAACTTTATAAATTTTATTATTTAAATATATCTTTTTTTACCATTAATTAAATGATATTTACCACCTCTTTTTCCTGTATATACTTTTCTTTTTTTTTGAGGTTTTCTTTTACCACCATTTTGTAATTTTTGTAAAGCTTCTTTAATAGCAGTTATTGTTCTAAATTGTATTGTACCAATTGCCTTTTCTCTAATTGATTTACCTTTTAATTTATCAGTATGAGTCATTTTCACAACTTTATAATAATATTTTTTAAACTTTTTAAAATCTCTAAAATCTGGTGATGGTGGTAATTTTAACATATCCATAAAATATTTTACATCATTTGCATTTTTATATATTATATCTTCAACTTTATTAATACCAAAATGCTGTTTTATATTTTCTTCAATTCTTTTAATTTCTTCTAATAATTTGTTACTTTCTCGGAATTCTTCTTCTTTACGAGCCTTCATCCTTTTTAATTTTTCTTTTACATTTCTATCCATTTGCTCCTGTTTCTTTTTTTTATCCTCTTTTTTTTTTCTTTCTCTTTCTTGTGCTTCTTTGCGGCGTCGTTGTTGTTCTTGTTCTTTTTGTTTTTCTTCTCTTTCTTTTTTTTGTTTTTCTTCTCTTTCTTTTTTTTGTTTTTCTTCTCTTTCTTTTTTTTCTTTTAATAATCTTGCTTTTTCTCTTTCTTTTTTATCTTTCTTTTCTTTCTTAAGTTTTTGAGCTTCTTTTTGTTGCTTTCTCATTTGTTCATCTCTTATTTTCTGTTCCCTCTGTTTTCTTTCCTTTTCAGCAGCTTTTTTCTTTTCAGCTTCTTTCTTTTCTCTCTTTTCTCTCTTCAATTTTTGAACCTTTTTTTGTTGCCTCTTCATTTCTTCATCCCTCATTTTCTGTTCCCTCTGTTTTCTTTCCTTTTCAGCTTCTTCTTTCTTTTTTTGTGGTGATTTCTTTTTAGGCGGTGATTTCTTTTTAGGTGGTGATTTCTTTTTTGGTGATTTCTTTTTAGGTGGTGATTTCTTTTTATTTTCTTCCATTATTGTTTTTAATTTTTTATTACATTCACTTAATTCTTCTTTTAATACATCATTCATGAATTTTTCTCTACTAATCATTATCTCATCATTACTTGGACTAAAGCTATTATTAAGAGTAGGACCCATATCTATATCTTCATCTTCATCATCTCCAATATTTAAAGAGAAATTACTATTTATACTATTATTTACACTATTTCGATTATAATTATAAGTATATCTATCATTTCTACTTCTATTTCTACTTCTACTTCTACTTCTACTTCTAGAATTCATTTATATAAATATGAAACTTTTTATTTTTTATTATTAATTGTCATTAAAAGTAAATCAAATTTGTTTGTCATTTTACCTTCCATTATATCTATTTTATTTTCTATTTTTGTTTCTAAATTATCTATTTTTTGCATCATTAAATTATTATTACTTTTCATTTCTATTTCTATTCTATTTATTCTTTCTTTTAAATAAATATAATCTTTTTTTAAATCATCAATATCATTTTCAAGATTTTCCAGATTATCATTACCTTCATCTTCAGTTTGAATATTATTACATGTACATGTTGGAATTATACTTGTTAATGAACCCATAATTAATATATATTATATCAATATATAAATTTAAGATAAACATGAACATTTACATTTTTTTTTTAATTTTTTAAATATATTTAAACTAAATGCATGTAAATTTTTTGATACATAAATTAATCCATCTACTATTTCTGGGATAATTTCGTGAATTTGATTTATTAATACTAATTTTACTGCTTCTGGTACTGGAATCAAATTTATAATTATTACTGATATAAAACCTAATAATAATTCCATTTTTTCTTCTCCATTACTTAATCCTTTAATATTTTCAATATATACAATTGCATTTGAAATGAATGAATACCATTTCATTGGATCAATTTCAGATAAATCTTCTTTAAAACCATTATTTTTAACTTTACTAATTAATTCATCTGTTTGATTAGCTAAAATTTTTATTCTTTTATTAAATAATTCAAATTTTTTACTATCAACAAATTCTGGATGTGTTTGTAAAAATAATTTTTTATCATCATCACTTAATAATAAATTATTCATTATTAATATTATTTATATATAAATAAAGGATATTAATGTTAATATATTTTAGTGTCTATTAATTGAATATATTTATCATAATTTACTTTAATATTATTTCTTCTCATATAACTTGTATCTCTTTGACATTTATAATATTTAAATACTTTTTCCATACTTTTAGGTTTTTTATAATATTCTAAATATTTTTTTTTTATTTTATATATCTTATCCCATCTTTTTAATAAAGTATCTACTTTTCTACATTGACCTTTCCATAATAATTGTTTTGGATATACTTCTATTTCTAATATTGAATATAATAATGATTCAATATCATTAAAATTATTTATACAATTTCCCATATGAGCATTTAATGAAGCATACCTTAATGTTCCGGATATTCTTTTATTTTTTTCAAATTGAATATTTTTTTTTTCCCATATTATTGAACATCCAAAATCTATCAAATATAATTTATCTTCTTTATAATTATACATTATATTTGAAAATTTGACATCTCCATGAATTACATCTCTATTATGAATATCTTCTAATATTTTAAATATTTTTGCTATAAATTCACATTGTTTTGAATAAAAAAATATTCTATCTTTGTTATATAATTTTTTTAAATCTATATCAAATTTTTCAAGTACTAAACATCTTAATGTTTTACATTCAACATAATCATAAAATTGCGATATATTTTTATATCCTTTTAAATATTCATATATTTCAAATTCTTTTAAAATATAATTTTTTCTTTTTATTCGATTTTTTTGAACTTTCATTATATATTCTTTCTCATTTTTATCTATTACAATAAAAATATCTCCGAAACCACTTTTATTATTACAAAATTTGTTTAAATAATATTTACCTAATTGACATTCTTCTTTTATTTTTTTTAGTTTTGGTTTATATTTTTTCTTTTTTTTAAATTCCATTTTAGGATATTTAATATTCATTTTACACATTGATATATATAAATTATAAATTTTAATTAAATTATACTTTGTAATATTATTATATATAATGTTTATTAATAAAGATATATATAGTATTGTTGAATCATATACTCAATTTAATAATTTATATAATTTTATTTACAATAATGGCACTTTAGAAATTATTTGTGATAAATGTGATAAATGTTTCTCTAATTGTTTAAATAGAAATAAAATAAAATATAAATTAGAAAAATTTAATAATAATTTAATTCACTTTTTAAATTTTTCTTTTTTAGATTTTAATGAATTACAAATTCTTACAAAAATTAATTATTTAGAAGTTGAATATATTGAATGTCATTATATTTTTTGTCCCATTTGTATTTTAAATATTGAAAAAAATGAAAAAAATCATAAATTAGATACTTTTGGTTTAAATGATTTTGAATATATTAGTGAAAAATATACTAATCTTATTAAATTTAATAATTTTTATTTTCATAATGATTTAATTGAAACATATAATGTTACTATTGATCGTAGAAAATATTTTTTAAATGATAATGATTTATCTATGCAATTAATTAAATTTGATAATTATAATTATAATAAACTTCAAGATTTGAGACCTGAAAATTTGAGAAAATTAAAAAAATTATTAATTGATAAATTTCAAATTAATTTAAGTTACATTAATGATTATATAAAAATAAAATATCAATAATATATAGATAATGAAATTAGAACTTTATAGAATTGTAATCACAAATAAAGATGGTGGTTTTGATAAAGGAAATTCAGTATTATTTAAATCAAAAGAAGATTTAACCGGTTATGAAGTTTCAGCTATTTATGTTGGTGAAGGATATAAAGCTGTTGTATATAGTGGTATTAATTATACTGGTAAAGAAAAACTTTTTATTGCTGGTAAACACGATTATGTTGGTAATGATTGGGAAAATAAAATAATGTCTATAAAACTTCTCAAAAAAGATGATCCATATGTTACAACTGAAGAAAAAGCTGAAATAGCAAAAAAACAATTAGAAAAACAAGAATTTGAAGCATTAATGATGAAAGTATTCATGTATCTTGGATTAGGAATTATTGTTAGTGGTTTAATAATTTTATATTTAAAGTCATCAATGAAAAAAAATACTCAACAAATTCCACCAATAACTGGAGGTTTTAAAAAAATAAAGAAGTTATTTAAGAAAATATTTTAAGTCCTTAATTGTTATGAGTTTTTAAAAATTTATTTTTATAGATTTTTAAAAATTTTATTGATTTAATTCTTCTTCACTGAATATTTGTAATAATGTTTCATATGTTGCTAATTCATTTCCTTGTGGTTGTGTATATGTAAGATGATAATTATAATTTTTTATAAATGGTTTATATTTTATAAATTCTTTATATTGTACTAATATTTCAAAACCATTTTCTATATTTTCTGATTCATTGAATTCTATTAAATCACACCAATCTATTTTATCATGAAATAAATGAAGAAATTCATCATTAATATTTTTATTCCATCTTGATATTCTCCACCAATATAATTTATTTTTACATGCTTCAAAAAAATTATTAGAAAAATCATGACATTGATCTGATATATGACACCAATCTAATTCTTCTAAATCTTTATTTTCTATAAAAAAATTTTCTCCTACTGTTTTTACATTTATATATTTTATATTGAATTTATGTTGAAATTTTAAATAAATTTCTTTAGTTATATTATTATTCATTGTTAATTTATCCCAATCTAATTTATCTTCTAATTCAATAATATTTTCCATTGTTAATTTTGCATTCCAACTTATCATATCATAGTGAAGATTTACTTCATAAAATCTTATAAATATAATATTTATATCATTCCCTGAAATATGACGCCAAAAATTTACAGTTTCTAATAAATCTTCATCTTTATCTACAATATATTCTAATTTATATTTTTCTATATGTTCATATAAATCTACACCAATGAACATTTCTTTTTCATAATGTTGGATTAATGATACTAATCCTTTCTCTTGTAATTTGTCATGTAATAAATTTTCTATTTTTTTATATCTTTCTTTTACTAATGAATTTAAAGACATAATTGAGTGAGTTGAAGGTTGAGTGAGTTGAAGGTTGAGTGAGTTGAAGGTTGAGTGAGTTGAAGGTTAATAATGTTAGTGGTCATAACTAATATTAAAATCAATTTTATTAAAATTTATTATAATATATTAATAATAATGACTCTCTTAAATAAATATATTCCTACTGAATTAAAACAAATTATTGGTAATGAAAAAAAATATCAACAATTGGAAAAAGATATTGTTAAAAATAAGTTTAAAGGTAAATATCTTATACATGGTAAAAGTTCATTAGGAAAAACATCTTTTGTCAATGTTTTTTCAAAAAAATATAAACATATTTTGAAGAAAATTAATATTTTAGAAATTGATAAATCTATTGATTTATTTAATTATAGTTTTTTTATTAAGAAAATATTATTAATAGATGAAATTAATACAACAAACTTAAAACCAAATGAAAAGAAAAAAATTACTTCTAATGTTAAAAAATTATATGATATTTTAAATAACGATCATAATAACTTAATTATTTTAATTGCTGATACTAAAATAAGTGAATTTAAAAAAATTAAAGATTTGAATATATATCCTTTAAGAAAATTTAATGATAAAAAATTACATCCTTTTATTGAAAATATTTTTATTAAAGAAAAAATTAAATATTCTTTGAAAACTAAAGAACAAATATTTAATAATCTTATTAAACATTCAAATAGTAATATTACTAAGATTTTTTTAAATATTGATGCTTTTATTTTAAATAATAAAAAAACTATTAGAGATAATGAAAAAAATAGAAATAAAATTATTAATTCTAATCAAGATGTTTTTATCAATGATACTTATGATATTTTAAAACAAACTTTTAAAGATTTTGATATTAATGATCCTAACGATAGAATGATAAAAGAAAATCTTTATTATAATGAACCTTTTATGGTTTCAAATAATATTCATCAAAATTATATTAAATTAATAAATATGAAATATAAAAAGAATAAATTAGATAAATTATCTGAAGTATCGAATAATTTATGTGATGGTGATTTAATAGATCATAAATTACAACAAAAAAAAGATTATTCATTATTCCCTTATTCTAATTATATGAATAATATTATTCCAGTTTATACTTTAAAAGGTAGATACAAAACTTTCTTTCATTTCCCAGCTGTAGTATCTAAAAATACTAAAATTTTAAATAATAATAAAAAAATGTCTCAACTTAAAAAAACTTCATATACGAATTTTAGTAATTGTGATTTATCATTAGTTAAACAAATAACAAAAGATAAAAATTTAAATTTCCTCAATTATTAATTTCTTTTTCTTTCTTTTTTTCTTTAAATTATATAATTCAATTTGATATTTTTTATATAATTCTTTTATCTCTTCATCTTCTTCATCTATTTCTTCTTCTTTTTGAAATTTTTCTAATGGTGTATACATTATTTGAAATTTTTCTATTTTAGGATGTGGTAATATTGAATTTGTATTTATTCCTTCTTCTTTAATAATTCGTTCCATCTCATTCTCGAGTTCTTGTTTAACAGTTAATCCTCGCTCATTCATCACTTCGAGAAGACGCTTGAGTATCCAATTATTGTTCTTACTAAGTATTTTACAATATTCACTTTGTATATTAGTATATTTGATATTATTATTCTTTTTCTCTTTCAAATATAATTCTTCATTTAACATTAAATAGATTTTAGATAAATCTCCATTACATCCTTCTAATTTTTTTATTAAATCATTTGTTAAAAAGTTTTTTTTAATTGTTTCTTCTCCATAAACATTTAATGTAATTTGATTAGTATTATTAATTGTTTGATTATTTAATGTATTATTACTATTAGTAGTAGTAGTAGTAGTATTATGACTATTATTTGTATTATTAGTTATTTGAGATGTTTGTTGTAGTTTTTGTTTACATCTATATAATTCGTGACGAGATTTAGATTGTTGATATTTAAACTCTTTATTACAATATTTACATATATATTCTTTCGGTTGTGCCCGGTTGTTATTTCGGTTGTGCCCGGTTGTTATTTCGGTTGTTATCGGTTGTTCCCGGTTGTTATTTTGGTTGTTATTGGTTGTTATTGTGAATATACCTAAATTTTTTAAATTTCGTAAATGTTTTTTTGTTCTACAATGTCTTGACCAATATTGAGCATATTTTATGGTTGTTTCGCAAGTATCGCATCTTTTGTTAATAATTCGTGACATAATATATTTTACTATAATATTTTATTTTTAATATATTTTAAAAAGTGTTACAAAAAAGTGTTCAGATGTATACTTTTTAAAAAAAGTGTTCAAAAGTGTTCAAAAAGTGTTCGCCATATGATATTTATTATCCCTAAGGTAGTAAATATTATCAAAAAAAGTGTTCAAAAAGTGTTCAAAAGTGTTCAGCAAAAATATATATATATGAGATAGGAAAATATTTTTCATAAGTTAAAAACTAGTAAAAATAGGCCAACTACTTTTTTAAATCTATATTAAGTATTCTTAAATCGTAAATGTATTTAAAAAGTTTGAAGCGTTATTTTTGAAAGTTTTTGTTAATAGACAAATACTCTTTAATTAATTTGTAAATAATAATTTCATAATCAACTTTTTTATTTTTATAAAAATCAATTTCCGATAATAAAGAAATCATTTTTTTCTTATCATTATAATGAATATTATCATTATTAATAACAATATGTAAAATATTTTCTAAAATATTATTCATAGAATAATTTGATAATAATTTAACAGTATTTGAAATAGAACGAACGGAATTAATTTGATTTAATAAATTTTTAGTAAAATCTAAATCTAAATGACCAGTAATATCATTAATAATATTTTTATCAAAAGTTTGAGGATTCATTTTAATCAGAAATTCTAGATAAGTAATTATCTTTCTAATATCATTTTTTTGAATTAAAATCAAATATTTAATATATTGAATATATATATTTTTCAAATGATCATTTGAAATAATAATATTTTCTTTTTCTAAAATCTGTAAAGAGAAGTTTAAAATATATTCATCAGTAAAACTTTTAAATTCTAATTCTAAACATCGAGATTTAATAGGATTAATGATTTTATAATTATAATTACAAATAAAAAAGAATTTAGTATTATTAAAATCTTCTAAAATTCTTCTTAAAGTTGTTTGTGCTTCATAAGTTAAATTATCACATTCATCTAAAATACATAATTTAAAAGAATTATTTAAAGTTATTTCTTTTTGACAAAAATTACGAATTTTATTACGAACTGTATCTATTCCGCGTTCATCACTAGCATTTAAGATTAATAAATTATCATTATTATGATCTTTAAAGAAATGTGTAATAATTAAATCACAAAAAGTTGTTTTACCAGTCCCAGGTAAACCATAAATCAAAATATTTTTGATTTTATCAAAGTTTTTAAAAATTTTAATTAAATTATCATTAAAATTTTCAATATTATTAGGTTTATATTTCTCAATCCAAGGAATATACTCCATTTAAATAAATATAACGAAAGATATTTAATATAATTAACATTTACAAAACAAAATTTTAAAAAATAAATAAGATAAAAAAATAGGAACAAAAATCAAAGAAATATTATATTGATTTTCAGTAGTATATAAAATCTTTAAATTATTTTTAGTTAAAAGATAATTATTATAAAATGAATTAATTATTTGAGAATTATTTAAATTTTGATTTTTCGACCATAAATTAGCAACAAAACCCGAAACGATAGGAGCAGACATAGAAGTACCAGATCTTAAAACGAAAGTATTATTTAAATTTAAACCCGGAATTAATTCACCATAAGTATATAAATTATTACAAGTGCCAAAATTAGAAAAAGAACTTTTAAAATCGAAATAATCAATAGAACCAACGGTAATAATATTATCTAAATGAGAAGGAGATCTAAGGCAACTATCAATATTTGAATTACCAGCGGAAGCAACAATAATAAAACCTTGATCATAAAGATCATTTAAGTTATCATCAACACTTTCAACAATATTTTCAAACCCCAAAGATAAATTAATAATACATTTATTAGAATGATTAAAACAATGATCCCTAGAAAAATTTAAAGCAGTATTTAAATGACTTTCATCACTATTATGAGTAGAATTAAAAACTTTTAAACTAACAATTTGAACATTATCTGAAACACCATATTTAGAAGATATTAAACTAATAACATGTGTTCCATGACCCATAGTATCATTAACCTCATCATCAATAAAAGATTTAGTTAAAATAATATTATCATAAAATTTGGTATTATTAGTGAAACCACTATCAATAACATAAACGGTAACATTCTGACCAAAATTAGTATAAAAATTATGAAAATCAGGAATTATATATTTTTGATTAATACGATCAAGAGACCAACTATAAGGATCAATAGACCAAGTATTATATACAGCATTAGAAAAAATAAAAAGAGAATTTAAAAATAGAAAAAACATTTATTATAAGATATTTTTATAATAAATTTTAAAACTAATATAAATTAAAAAAATATTACTATAAAATGAAGAATTTTATAGTAGAAAATTATAATAAAATGGGTAAATTAACATTATATTTAATATTATTATTAGTATTTACAAGTGTTGATTATCTATTGAATGTCCGATGGATTAATTCAATGAAAAATTATACAATAATATCAGGTTCAATATTATTTCCATTATTTGGATTAATATTTTTTTTCATACCTACGATATTTTTACATATAACAAAAAGATTAGATAAAAATGAGAATAATAAAGTAACAAATAAGGATATATCTGCAATAGCATTATTTGACGGAGTACAATCATTATTATCAACAATACCGATACCACATTTAAATATAGTAGTTATGTCAATAGTTGATAAAATTAATTTACCATTAGTAGCATTATCATCATATATATTTTTAAAAAGAAGATATTATCCATCACATTATTTAGGAATATTTTTAACATTATATGGAATATTAGTATCATTTATACCAAATTTTATGGAAAAAAATATAGTATTAGAAGTTGGATGGATGTTTTTATATATATCAAGTGTAATACCCGGAACAGCATCATATATTTATAAAGAAAAGAGATTAAAAGAAGTCAATGTAAGTGTATGGTGGATGAATACTTGGATATGTTTATATCAACTAATAATTGGAATTGTATTTTTACCAATAGTTATATTATCAAGTAATAGTTTAACATTTACGGGATTTCCAAAACATATATCAGAAGCATTTAAATGTCAATTTGCAGGAATTAATAGTAATCAAGGTGATAATTGTGAATATGCACTATTATGGTTTATGTTATTTAATGTTTTATCAACATTTTCAAATATTTTAATGTTTTTAATAATACAAGAAGGATCAGCGGTATTATTTATAATAGTAAGAACATTAAAAACACCAATAACATCATATTTAGCAAGTTATCCTCAATTAGCAGGAATGTCAGCATCACCAGTTACAATAGCGGATTGGTATGCATTTGTAATGTTAATAGTAGCATCATTTGTTTATTATTATAAAAAAGAAACAAATGTGTATCTTCGTCGAATGAAAAAATTAGAAAATGATAATACACCAATAATAAGACCGATTAGACCACAATATATATCAAGTAATTTTAGTACAATAATATTAGATAAAAAAGAAGAATCAGAATCATTAATATTATAAAAATTTATAAATTAAATCTTCAATATCATGAGATAAATTTAAATTAATAGAATACAAATAAATAATTTTTTCTTGTAGTTTTCTACAAGCTTTACAAGCTCCTATTGAAAATGATTTGCGTGTAAGTGCACGATATTCTAAACAAATAGAACAAACACAATCACAACAATAATTAAAACCATAAGAATCATAAAAAATACAAGAAAATTTTTGATGACAAGCATCACAATTAATATTCATGATTATGAAACTAATAAGATCAATTTTATCTAATAATATTTTTTTTAAATTTCTCTAAATCGAATTCAACTTCACAAATACCAGTACCAAATTTACCAACTTGACCTAAAATTAAATTAGAAGTTAAAGATTTCATTTGATCATTTAAATTAAAAATAGAAGATTTAATAAAATGTTCATCAGATTCTTCAAAACTACATTTAGCTAAAGGTCCACTATCAGAAATTCGAACACCATGTCTATCAATACTAACGAGAGTACCTTTAATAGTAATAAGATCTGCTAAAAGATTAAGATGTTTATCATTAATATAAATACCACTAAATTTCAAAACATTATTAATTTCATCTTTTAATAGATGTCTAGCTGCTTCAATACCTAAAATATGATTAATTTCATGAATATCATTAGAGAAAGTTTTTTGAAGATCTAAATAATTATAAATTTTAAGAATATCTTCCATATTAGTTCCAGTAGTATCTAAAACGATTTCTTTTTTAGATTGATCAATAGAACCATTATTTTTAATTTTTAATTCTTTAATTTCTCTCATAGTAATTTTAGTAATATTATTGATACCTTTAATAGTAAGATTTAAAATTTCTTGTTCAAGATTTTTTAAATTTTTTAAATCTTGATTTGTAAGTAAATCATCATCAATAATTTTATCTAAATCATCATGAATATATCTAATATGAAAAAATAAAGAATTAGAATTATCATCACTATAAATAATATGTAAATTATCATATTTCCGAATTAAAAAAGAATATAATTCAAACATAGATGAATTTTTATTTAAAAGATAAAGATCAGAAATTTTAATTTTTAAAATCCAAGGGGACATATTATTAAATTCTAAATCTTGATGAAAATTATAATAATCATTCAAAAAAGATTGATCATTAGTATTAGTATTAGAAATATTATTATCATAAAAAATAGTAGTATTTTCAACAAAATATAAAAATTTAAGTTCTTCAATTTCATTTAAAACTTTTTTTGCGAAATCTTTATTAGAATTACTTTCTTTTTTCAAATAAAGAGTTAAAGAAGGAGTAGCAGGATTTTTAGTAACACTAATTAATTCACGAATTCTAGGGACACCTTGATTAACATTAGATTTAGCTGAAACACCTGCGTGGTGGAAGGTATTAAGTGTTAGTTGTGTAGTAGGTTCGCCAAGACTTTGGGCACTAATAGAACCGACAGATTCACCAGGTTGAATAAGAGCTTTATAAAAATTTAATTTAATAGATTCAATAACCCAATTAAAAGCTTCTTTAGTTAATTTATTTTCATGAATAAGAACTTTAGTAGATAATTTACTTTCAATTAAAGTTCGTAATAATTTAAGATTATAATCATTAATTTCATTAAAAGGATAATCATTATCACAATTAATTTTAATAGTATTTTTAATTAAATCTTTAATAGTATCTAAAACATAAATATGACCTAAATTACTTATTGATTTTTTATTAATATTAAATTTTTTACAAGATTGTTTTACAATTCTATAAATATTAATAGGTTGATAAACAATATCATCATTATAATATTTTTTGCTTCTAAAATATTTTCTCAAAGTCATTAAATGATTAAATTCTCTTTTTAAAACTTTTTGAGTTTTTAAATTAAAATGAGAAACATCATTCCATTTATATTTATTTTCAAAATCTTTATTAGAACCAAGAATTAATTCAAATTTTTGTTTTTCAACTTTTTTAGGATCAAAATTATCAGTACCATAAACAAATTGAATAATAACATTTTTTTCATTTCGAACAGTGAGATCATATTTAACATTTAAATCTTCTAAAGATTTCATTAATCGTCTTTGAATATAACCAGTTTCAGCAGTTTTACAAGCAGTATCAATTAAACCTTCTCTTCCCGATTGAGCATGAAAAAAGAATTCATTAATATCTAATCCATCAATATATGAATGTTCAACGAAACCTTTAGATTCAGGACTATTATCAAATTGATAATAATAAGGCAAAGTTCTATTATTAGAAGTAAAAGGGATTCTTCCATGACTACCTTTAAAAGAAACATTTTGTTGTCCAACACAACTCATAATTTGACTAATATTAATAGAATTACCTTTAGATTTAGAATTAACCATTTGAAATAAATTGTTTAATTCATGGATATTTTTCATAACAATAGAACCACTTGAATCTCTTGCTTCATTTAATAAATTAAAGATTTTTTGTTCAAAATCAGCTTCACTAATTTTCATATTTTTTTCATAAACCATATTAATAAAATTTTTCACTTTATATTTCGAAGTTGAAATAATTTCAGTAACTTTTGATTGTGTTTTCTTATCAGCAATAGTATCACCAAAACCAACACTAAAACCTTCAAATTTCAACCAAGTATTAATAATTTTTTGAAGTGTATTAAGAAAATCAGTAGTATAACTTTCATCTAAATCATTAGTAATCATATGAACTAAACCACCACTTGAAGAACCAACAATTGATTTATTAAAAATACCAGAAATAATTTTACCATTAACAATATCAATATTGGCTTTATCATTTTTTTTATAATAATTAATAGTTTTAGGTAAACAAAGATTCATAATATCAGTACCTTTCCAATGTTTTTTATTATTAATAATTACTGGTTCAGGTAAAATACCATCGAAATTAGGAATTTTACAAACTAATTTATAAACAATATCTTCATTAATAAATAAACCAGGTCGAGTTAATTTACTTGAACCAACAACAGCGTCCATAATACATCCAATAACCGGACTATTTGATTGAGGACTAATAATTTGTTCGGGAACACAAGTAATATGTTTTAATTCAAGCATAGTTTGAAAACTTTGTGGAACAAAAATATTCATTTCATCACCATCAAAATCAGCATTATAAGGTTGACAAACAGCAGGATTTAATCTAAAAGATTTCCCGATAATAGGTTTAACTTTATGACCCATCATACTCATTTTATGTAGACTAGGTTGTCGATTAAATAAAATGAAATCATCTTCTGCTAAATGTCTTTCAACAATATCACCATATTTTAAAAAAGGAATATTTTTAACAAATCTTAAATCTAAAGTAATTAAATTATCATTATTATTTTTAATTAAAAAATTAGCACCAGGATATTTTGTAGGACCATTTTGGATACATTTTTGTAATTTTTCAATATTATATTGATTGACTTTTTCTGGAATAGTAATTTTCTTACAAATTATGTAAGGAATACCTAATTGATGTATACTAATACTTGGATCTGGTCCTACAACCGTTCTGGCAGAGAAATCGACTCTTTTACCTAATAAATTTCCGCGGATTCTTGCTTCTTTACCTTTAATTCTATCTTTTAAACATTTTAATTGTCGACCAGAACGATGTTGTGCTGGAGGAATACCTTTAATATTATTATCAACTAAAGTTCCAATATGATATTGTAAATAATCAACATAATCACTAAAATGAGACATATTATTTTTCCTAATTTTTTCAATTAAATTATGATTAGCTTTTAAAATATCAACATATTTATAAATTAAATCATCTTCAGATCTTAAATTAGTAGAATATTTAACAGAAGGTCTAATACAAGGAGGAGGAATAGGAAGAACTTCAAATAATAAACATTCAGGTCTAGAATTTTCAACAGACATTCCTAATAATTCAACATCTGAATTAGAAATATTTTTAAAAATATTAATTACTTTTTCAGCAGAAATATAAGTTTTTAATTCTTTCATTTTATCATTTTCTTCAATAGTATTAATTTGAGCAATACTAATACCTTCTTTTAAATATTTAGGTTGAATACGATTACAATTATAACAAATTTTATATTTAATATTTTTATTATAATTTTGAATGAGAATAAATCTTTGAGATTTTTTTTTTGATTCTAATAAATTCATAAAATTTTTATCATTATAATCAATTAATAAATGAGAACAAAAAGAACAAGTACAAGATAGAATTTTTTTAACATATTTCATAAATAAAACATTATAAACAGGGACAGCTAATTCAATATGACCAAAATGACCAGGACAAGAATTAATATCATTTTTACAAGTTTTACATAAAATATTTTTATTATTAGGTCCCATTCTTGTATCCATTAAACTACCATATTTAGGTTCACTATTTTTTTCATATAGATCAATTTCGGTGATTTCACAAACCGATAATTTTCGTATTGCTTCGGTACTATTTAAAAAAAAATCGATTTTTTTAACATCTCTTAAGATAAAATTTTCCATCGAATATTTATAAATTAATATTATTAAATTTTAATAATATTAATGTATTTTTATTAAAAAAAAAAGTAATAAGCAGCTAATAAAAATATTAGCTGCGTCGGTATTTAATTCCGTTTAAAATATAAGACAAGAACGGAATTAAAAATCATTATTTATATTTTCTAAAAAGTTTTAGATTATTCATAATTTTTAATGTCTTATATATATGAGTATTTTTAATTTATTTTAATTTACATACCAATAAATTCTTTAATTGCAGCTAATTCTGCTTTTAAGTCTTTATTTTCTTGAATAATTGCTTTAATAGCAGAAGTATTTAATGAAGTTAATTGTTCGAAATTGACTGATTTGAAATCATCAACTCGTTTACCATATACGAAAGCGGATTCTTTATCAAAAGAATTATCTTCATCTTGAGCGGATAAAGTCATTTTACCATCTTCATAAGCTAATACTTCTTTTTCACACATCATAAATTCATTATCAATTTTATATTGAATTTTTACCATATCACCAACAACTACATCGCAATTACCAACTTCTACTTGATTAACAGAAACTAATCTACATTCTTTATAAATATTAGGAATGTATTTTTGTTGTTCTTCAACTAAATCAGAATGGATTGCTTCAACATCTTGAGCCATGATACCAATTTTGGTTTGTCTACCATAAGCTGGTTGATCAATATATTTATAATTATAAACATTTAAGTTTTCAATAGCCATTTTATCTTCTTCATTATTTCTTTCACTTACGATATTTTTTACACGATTATCTGAAACAGCATGGAAAGAAGAACCAGCTACTTTACCACTAGCATATACAGAATATGAGAAAGTACCAGCATCTCCTAAACCAATAGCATCTGCTTGTAAGTCATTATAAGCATTTGAAGATAAACCAACTGAACCATAATCACCTACAACTTCGAATTTACCATTAGTTGGTGCAGTTACACCAAGACCGAAATTACCAGCCATATAATAAGCATTTGTTCCTGAAGATTTGATAACATTACCTGCTAATGATACAACAGAACCATTTTGATATAAATCACCAGTTAAGTTAATATCACCTGATACATCAACTTCATATTGTGGATTAGTAACACCAATACCAATAGCTGTTTTTAATAAATAACCTTCACCATAAATATTTTCAGCCCAGATTGCATTTAAGTCACCACTGCTTGCGTTTGTACCTTTGATAATTAAATTACCTTGTACAACCATATCATTTCGTGCTTGAATTACACCATTTACATCTAATTCATTATCAGGATTAGTAATATTAATACCAACTTTGTCTCCTGAAGCATCTACAACTAAAGTATTTGAATCTACTCTTAAACCACCAGCTAAAGTTGTGTTTAATGATACTAATAAATCACCACTTACTGTACCATTATTAGTAACAAGTAATGAATCTAATGTTGATAAAGCAGCAACATTTAAAGTTCCATCAATATCAGTGTTTCCTGTTACATTTAATGCATTTAATTGAGCTGTACCAGCAACATCTAATGCACCATTTAAGTCTGCGTTATTAGTTACAACTAATGAATTAACAGTAGCTGAACTTTGTACTTCTAATGTGGATTGTAAAGTAGAAGCTAATTCTACATTTAAAGTTCCATCTAAATCAGCATTACCTGTTACTTTTAATGCAGCACCAATAAATTCAGTACTTGCGTTAATAGTTGTACCTTGTAATTCATCTAAGTTTAATGTTGCTAAAGCATAACCTGCATTTGCTGTATCAACGGTTGTACTTGGTTCTGCTGTTACACCATCGAATAAACTATATTCACCATTGTTTGATGCATCTCTGAATAAACCTGACCATTTATCAGCACCATCATTATATTTAGAGTAAAAACCTAAATCGACTGCATCAGCACTATTGTTTGCTCCTAATGAAATTAATGGATCTTCAATAGTAACAACTTCTGTGTTCATTGTAGTTGATGTACCTTGTACTATTAAGTTACCATCAACAGTTAAATTTTGAGTGAATCTACCTGAACCTACAACATCTAAGTCATAAGCTGGAGCTGCGGTATTAATACCAACTCGATCAGTAGAAGCATCTACGAATAAAGTATCAGTATCAACAACTAAATCATCTTGGAAATTTGCTGAACCTTGTACATCCATAGCACCATTAATATCAGCATCATTGGTTACATTTAATGCATTGACTTGTGCTGTTCCTGAGATATCTGCATCAGCATTAATATCAACATCACCACCAAAAGCAGCGGTTGATTGGAAATTTGCTCCTAATTGTACATCTAATGTACCATCAATATCAGCATTATTACTTACATTTAATGCATTTAATGTTGCTGTATTTTGTACATCTAATGTTGATTTTAAAGTGGAAGCACCAGTTACTTCTAAAGCACCATGTACATCTAAAGTATTTTTTAATTCAGTTGCACCTGAAACTGCTAAACTTGTTAATTCACCAACTACTTTTAATGAAGAGTTGAAAACATTGTCTCCTAATTTTGATGCGTTTAATACTACTACATTAGCAACTTTATAAGCATTACCAGTATCAACATTCATGTTACCAGCAAGACCAACTTTGTTTCCAGCTAAAGCTGTTTTACCAATACCTAAGTTACCATTATTATCTAATCTTGCTTTTTCAGAATCATTAATTTTTAATACTAATGGATTACCATTTTGTTCTGAAATATAAGCGACTGAGTTGGAATCATCATAACCTACTTGGAACATTGAACTATTTGCTGAATTTTTAAATTTAAGTTCAGTTGTACCAGTTGTGTTTAAGTTTTGTAATACCATATTAGCATTTGCTTGACGAACATGAATTGAAGATTCAGCATCAGTTGTACCTAAAGACATTCTTGCTACACCAGAATAATCTTTTACATTGAAACCTTGACTTAATGTTTGCATATTACCATCAACTTGTAAAGTTGATTGCATAACAACTGCTCCTTGGAAATCAGCAGAATTATTAAAATCAGCTGCTCCTGCTACTGTTAATCCAGCTTGTAAATTTGCTGCACCTTGTACATCTAAAGTACCATCAATATCTGCGTTTGCTGTTACATTTAATGAACCTAATTGAGCATTACCTGATACATCCATATTTGCATTTACATCCATATTACCTCCAAATTTTGATGTACTTGCTACATCTAATTGTGCTGCTGGAGCTGCTACACCAACACCCATATTACCTGCATTATCAATATATACTCGATTTACATCATTTGTTCTAAAAGTCATTTTATTATCAGTATGAGTATAAGCAACTTGACCAACATTTCCATCAGATTCATCTGAAAAATTTAAATATGAACCACTTGAAGAATGTGCTTTTAGTCTTAGAACAGCTGCTTGATTACCTGATTGAACTTGAATATTTGCATCACCGGTTGCTCTATATATATCTAAATCTTTAGTTGGTGCTGCTAAACCAATACCAACAAGACCAGTTGATTGATCAACAACGAATTTATCAGTATCAACAACTAAATCATTTTGGAATGAAGCTACACCTTGTACATCTAATGCTGCATTTAAATCAGCATCACCTGCTAAAGTTAAAGTAGATTGGAAATTTGCTGCTCCAACTTGATCGGAAGCACCCATAATATCAAGACTACCATCAGCATTTACTGCCATTCTTTCTACACCAGCTGTATATAATCTTAATTGATCATTATCTGCACCAGCTGAATTTTCTGCTGTGATTTTTGTATCACCATCTACATCAATAACACCTCCTAATGATCCCCATGTACCTTTATAACCTTCGAAAGTTGAATTGTCTGTGTTATAACGAATAGCACCAGTTACATCAACTCTTTGTGCGTTTGTACCTACTGGAATTACTAAACCATCAGTTGCTGAAATATGTAAAGAAGTTTCTGGTGTTGCGTTATTAATACCAACGCGATCAGTTGAAACATCAACAAATAAAGTATTTGTATCAACAACTAAATCATTTTGGAATGTTGCTACACCTTGAATATTTAAAGTACCATCAATATCAGCATCATTAGTTACATTTAATGAACCTAATTGTGCGTTTCCATCTACATCTAATGCACCATTTAAGTCAGCATCTCCTGCTACTGTTAAAGTAGATTGTAAGTTTGCTGCACCTTGAGCATCTAAAGTTCCATCAATATCAGCATTACCTGTTACATTTACTGAAGCTAATTGAGAATTACCTTGTACTTCTAATGTTGATTGTAATACAGCTGCTCCTTGTAAGTTCATTGAACTATTTGCATCAATTGATCCTGCAACTGTTAAAGTAGATTGTAAATTTGCTGCTCCTTGTACATCTAATGTACCATCAATATCAGCATTTGCGGTTGCATTTAATGAACCTACAGTTGCATTACCTGATACATTCATAGCAGCATTAATATCAACATCAGCTGCAACTGTTAAAGTAGATTGTAAGTTTGTTGCACCTTGTACATCCATAGTTCCATCAATATCAGCATTTGCTGTTACATTTAATGAACCTAATTGAGCATTTCCTGAAACATCTAAATCTGCGTTTACATCCATATTTGCTGCGAAAGCTGAAGTGGATTGGAAATTTGCTGCACCTTGAACATCTAAAGTACCATCAATATCAGCATTACCTGATACATTTAATGCAGCTAATTGAGCAGTTGAAGCTACATCTAAAGTTCCATTTAAGTCAGCATTACCTTGAATTGCAACAGTTGATTGGAAATTTGCTGCACCTTGTACATCTAATGCTGCATTTAAATCAGCATCTCCTGCTAATGTGAAAGTAGATTGTAAATTAGCTGCACCTTGTACATCTAAATCTGCATTTAAATCCATATTACCTCCGAATTTTGATGTACTTGCTACATCTAATTGTGCTGCTGGGGATGGAACACCAATACCCATATTACCTGAACTATCAATATATGCTCTATTTACATCATTTGTTCTAAAAGTCATAGAATTATTTACATTAGAATAAGCAATTTGACCATCATTAGGATTAGCTGCTGTTCCGAATTCTAAGTAACCTACTTTATCTGTACCAGAAATCATTTTTAATACTGCATTATGATTTCCAGATTCAAGTTTTTGACATACTAATCCATCAGCATTATAAACATCGAATTTAGTACCAGTAGTAGCTACTCGACCAATACTTACAAAACCAGTTGATTGATCAACAATAAATTTATCAGTATCAACAACTAAATCATCTTGGAATGAAGCTACACCTTGTACATCTAAAGTACCATCAACATCAGCATTACCGGTTACATTTAATGCATTTAATTGAGCTGTACCAGCTACATCTAATGCACCATTTAAATCTGTATCATTAGTTACATTTAATGCATTAATTTGTGCTGTTCCTGAAATATCAGCATCAGCATTTAAATCAACATTTCCTTGAATTGCTACTGTAGATTGGAAATTTGCTGCACCTTGTGCATCAAAAGTACCATCAATATCAGCATTACCTGTTACATTTACTGAAGCTAATTGAGAATTACCTTGTACTTCCATTGTACTTTGTAATACAGCTGCTCCTTGTAAGTTCATTGAGTTATTAGCATCAATTGCTCCATCAATTTGCACAGCAGCTTGGAAAACAGCAGCTCCTTGGAAATTTGAAGTACTGTTTGCATCTAAAGCACCAGCTAAAGTTACATTATTTTGAAAGTTTGCTGCACCTTGAACATCTAATGCACCATTTAAGTCAGCATCATTAGTAACATTTAATGCACCAATTTGAGCTGTTCCTGAAATATCAGCACTATTATTAATATCAACTGCACCACCTACTGTTAATCCAGCTTGTAAATTTGCTGCACCTTGTACATCTAAAGTACCATCAATATCAGCATTATTTGTTACATTTACTGCATTTAATTGAGCTGTTCCTGATACATCCATAGATGCATTAATATCAACAGAATCAGCGACTGTTAAAGTAGATTGGAAATTTGCTGCTTGTTGTACATCTAAACTTCCATCAATATCAGTATTTGCTGTTACATTTAATGAACCTAATTGAGCATTTCCTGAAACATCTAATGCACCATTTAAGTCTGCATCATTAGTTACAACTAAAGAATTTACAGTTGCTTGACCAACAATTTGTGCTGTTCCTTGTGCTACTAAATTACCATCAGCATTTAAATCATTAAGAGTTAAATTAGAATGAACATAAGTTGCTGCACTAGTATTTACTGTATTAGTTGGAGCAGTTTGTGTATTGAAAAGTCTATAATCTGAACTATTTGCATCTCTGAATAAACCGGTATATTGATCGGTTGATCCATCATTATATTTACCATAAAACCCAATATCTACAACATCACTTCCATTATTTGCTGCTAATTGAATAAAAGGATCTTCAATTGTTACTTGATCAGTATTTACTGTAGTAGTTGTACCATGTACAGTTAAATTACCATCAATTACTAAATCTCCATCAATATCACCACTACCAGTTACATTTAATGAAGCTACATGAGCATTAGCAGCAACATTTAAAGTAGATTGTAAAGTAGATGCACCTTGGACATCTAAAGCACCATTTAAGTCAGCATCATTAGTTACAACTAATGCATTTAAAGTTGCTGTTCCTTGTGTTTCTAATGAGGATTGTAATACAGCTGCTCCTTGTAAGTTCATTGAACTATTAGCATCAATTGCTCCATCAATTTGGACGGCAGCTTGGAAAACAGCAGCTCCTTGGAAATTTGAAGTACTGTTTGCATCTAAAGCACCACCTACAGTTAATGCAGCTTGTAAATTTGTTGCTCCTTGTACATCTAATGTACCATCTACATCAGCATTACCTGTTACATTTACTGAAGCTAATTGAGAAGCTCCTGAAACATCTAATGTACCATTTAAGTCAGCATTACCACCAACAGCTAAATTTCCAGTTAAATCTGAATCGTTAGTTACATTTAATGCATTTAAAGTTGCTGTTCCTTGTGTTTCTAATGAGGATTGTAATACAGCTGCTCCTTGTAAGTTCATTGAACTATTAGCATCAATTGATCCTGCTACTGTTAAAGTAGATTGTAAGTTTGCAGCACCTTGAGCATCAAAAGTACCATCAATATCAGCATTACCTGTTACATTTAATGAACCTAATTGAGCATTACCTGATACATCTAAAGCACCATTTAAGTCAGCATCATTAGCTACTGTTAAAGTAGATTGGAAATTTGCTGCACCTTGAGCATCAAAAGTACCATCTACATCAGCATTACCTGTTACATTTAATGAAGCTAATTGAGAATTACCTTGTACTTCCATTGTATTTTGTAATACAGCAGCACCTTGTAAGTTCATTGAACTATTAGCATCAATTGCTCCTGCGACTGTTAAAGAAGATTGTAAATTTGCTGCACCTTGTACATCCATAGTTCCATCAATATCAGCATTTGCTGTTACATTTAATGAACCTAATTGAGCATTTAAAGCTACATCTAAATTTCCATTTAAGTCAGCATTACTTCCTACTGTTAAAGTAGATTGTAAATTAGCTGCACCTTGTACATCTAAATCTGCATTTAAATCCATATTACCTCCGAATTTTGATGTACTTGCTACATCTAATTGTGCTGCTGGAGCATCAACGCCAATACCCATATTACCACTACTATCAATGACAACTTGTTCAGTATCATTTGTTTCGAAAGTCATTTTATTATTAGAATGATCATATTCAATACGACCAATATCACTATCTTCTGGATCACCAAATTTAACTTGTGATTTAGAATCATTCTTTGATTTTAATGTTAAAACTGCTGCAGCACTAGTTGATTCTACTAAAAGAACTGTACTACCAGAAGTTGATTTTACATGTAAATCTTTTTCAGGTGCTGCAACACCCATACCAACTCTACCAGCAGAAATATCAACAACGAATTTATCAGTATCAACAACTAAATCATCTTGTAAATTTGTTGCTCCTTGTACATCTAAAGTACCATCAACATCAGCATTACCTGTTACATTTAATGCATTTAATTGAGCTGTACTAGCAACATCTAAAGTTCCATCAATATCAGCATTACCTGTTACATTCATTGAAGCTAATTGAGAATTACCTTGTACTTCTAAAGTTGATTGTAAAACCATAGCTCCTGAGAAGTTTGAACTATTATTTACATCAACAGCACCACCTACAGTTAATGCAGCTTGTAAATTTGTTGCTCCTTGTACATCTAATGTACCATCAATATCAGCATTTGCGGTTGCATTTAATGAACCTACGGTTGCATTACCTGATACATTCATATCTGCATTTACATCCATATTACTATTGAATTGGGAAGCACCATCTACTTGCATAGCACCAACAAATTCTGAAGCTCCTGTAATTTTTAATTGTTGTGTTGCTAAAACACCACCATTATCTACAATTTCTGATTGTCCAATAATAATTGAAGAACCTGATAAATATAAATCTCTGAATCTTGCTTCATTACTACCTAAATCATAAGTTTCATTTGCTTTTGGAATAATATGACCTTGGATACCCATATTACCTTCTAATTCTAATTTGTATGTTCCACTTGAAGTAACACCAATACCAACTGAACCATCAGCATTAACAATCATTCTTTCTGAACCTGCTGTATAAAATCTTAATTGATCATTATCATTACCTGCTGCATCTTCAGCTTCAATTTTTGTATCTTGATCTACATCAACGACACCACCTAATGATCCCCATGTACCTTTATAACCTTCGAAAGTTGAATTTTCTGTGTTATAACGAATAGCACCAGTTACATCAACTCTTTGTGCGTTTGTACCTACTGGAATTACTAAACCATCAGTTCCTGTAATATGTAAAGAAGTTGATGGAGCAGCATTATTAATACCAACGCGATCAGTTGAAGCATTAACAAATAAAGTATCTGTATCAACTGCTAAATTAGCTTGTAAATTTGTTGCTCCTTGTACATCTAATGCACCATTAATATCAGCATCATTAGTTACATTTAACGCATTTAATTGAGCTGTACCAGCTACATCTAATGCACCATTTAAGTCAGCATCATTGGTTACAACTAAAGCATTAGCTGTTGCGGTTCCTTGTGCTTCTACAGTTGCTTGAAAAACAGCTGCACCTTGGAAGTTTGATGTACTATTAGCATCAATTGCTCCATCTACTCGTAAAGCTGCTTGGAAAACAGAATCACCTTGGAAATTTGAAGTACTATTAGCATCAATTGCTCCTTGTACTACAATTTGATCTTGAAATGTTGCTACACCTTGTGCGTTTAATGTACCATCAATATCAGCATTTGCTGTTACATTTAATGAACCTACTTGAGCATTTCCTGATACATCTAATGCTCCATTTAAATCTGCGTTATTAGTTACAACTAATGCGTTTGCTGTTGCAGTTCCTTGTGTTTCTAAAGTTGATTGCATAACAACAGCACCTTGGAAATTTGCTGAAGAATTAGCATCAATTGCTCCTTGTACTACAACTTGATCTTGAAATGTTGCTACACCTTGTGCGTTTAATGTACCATCAATATCAGCATTACCTGTTACATTAACAGCATTTAATTGAGCTGTACCAGCTACATCTAAATCTCCGTTGAAATCTACATCAGATGTTACATTTAAAGATTCTAATTGAGAATTACCTGCTACATCTAAAGTACCATCAATATCAACATTATTTGTTACATTTAAAGCATTTAATTGCATAGTACCTGAAACAGATAATACACCTGATACATCATTAATTACTGAATCTCCAATAAAGATACTATCACCATCTAAATATAAATCATTGAATCGATTAGTGGTGGAACCTAAATCGAAAGCACTTGTTAAAGATGGGATGATTGAACCGGAAATACCCATTGAACCTTCTACATCTAATTTGTGTGTTGAAGAGGAAACTTTACCGATTCCCACATTTTCATTTAAGCCAATATTCATAACGGCTGTAGTATTATTCATTAAGACTAAATCACTGGTGTTTTCATCTTTGTATATTTGTGATGAAGACACTCCAAAAATAATTCTAGGATTAGACATTGGTTTTTTTATATGTTATTGTAATATTATATTTTTAATTAAATTTTTATTTACTTTAAAAATTTAATTTATAAAAATTTGAGAAATTTTACATAATTTATCTTGTATACTTTATTAAATACAAATTTAAAATAACTTGGATCATATTTGTAAACATATTTTAAATTTTGTGTTTTTTTAAATTTACCAAAATTCAATGGTTTATTTAAAAAATATTCATTTATACAAAAATTATTATGTTTTTTCATATATAAAAGACTTTTATAAACCATATGACAATCATCTATAGCTCTATGAGTTTGTATAAATTCTTCTTTATCATAAAAATGATTAAAAATGGTTTGTAATTTATAATTTTCTATATTTTTTTTTTCTATATTTTTTTTAAAAATTTGTATAGTATCTAAATTAATTTTTTTCATAACTAATTCTTTAAAATAATAACTATCATCTAATCTTTCCATTTCTTTTTTTAAAATTCCTAAATCAAATCTATTATTATGTGCTAAAATATAATCAACAGAACGAATATCATTAATAAATTCTTTTAAGACCAAATTAATATAATTACCATTTTTATTTATTTTATCTTGTGTTATTCCAGTTAATTTAGTTATAAATTCTGGAATTTCATAATCTCCTTTTATTAAATTATTACTTTCTTTTATAATTTTGAAATTTTCATCTATAATAATATAACCTAATTCGATCATATTAATTAAAGAAAAATCATTTTTTTTTGGTAATCCAGTAGTTTCAGTATCAAAAATCAAATAATAAATCATTTGTTTAATATTGTTATATACTAAATTTTAAATTTATAAGACTATAATAAAAATATTAAGAAATATTGAATAAAAACTAATTAAAAAATTAAAAATAGAAAAATATATATTGTTTTAATGAAACAAATTTTTATAATAAATTCTGATCGAAAAAGTTATTCAAGTAAATCAATTTCAGGTTATAAGAAAATTTATTTATTAAAATCATTTGAAAAATCATTAATATCGCGTAATTATTATAATTCATTATATTTTGGTTTTGAAATATTTTGTTCTGGTTATTTTAATGATTTTTGGAATATTATTTTTTTAGTATATTTTCAATATATTCATGTAATTAATCCAGAATTACCATTATTAATAATAAAAAGTTATAATTATTATAAAAAATTAGAAAAAAAAATAAAAGAAAAAAAAATAGATAAAATAAAAATGAGAAATTTATTCGAATTACAAAATCATATAATATTTATTATTAAAAATATGATTAATACAAAAAATAAACATATTTCATATTTTATTAAACCAAACTATAGTAATCAAAATTCATATAAATATATTGATCAAAGATTTATATTAGTATTATTTAAAAGATTTAAATTATTATTAAATAAAATAATAAATCATAAAATTACATTTACTTTAACCTCTACAGAAGTTTTAAAAGAATTCTTTGATGTTTTAGGTAAAATTATGGTTATTGAATGTGAAAGTACTTATTTAATTGATTATCCATATCATATAAGTTTATATCATCACGATAAATCAAATAAAAAATTTAAAAATATATCTCAAATATTTTGGAATACAGTATTATCATCAAGTAAATTTAATCAAAATATATTTAAACAAGTTGGTTGTGTTTATAAATTATTTCAAACACATAATTTAACAAAATTAGAAAAAGAATCATATATTTATTTAACAGCTGTATTATTTTTTGTTTATAAAATAAATACAGTAAAAATATTACAAAATAATAAAGATGATTATTTAGTAATAAAAAATTTTTATGAAAATATACAAATTTCATTAAATAATAAAACAAGAAGACTAGATTATATTGATATTACAAATATAAATGATCGTCAAAATAAAAAAAAAAATAAAAAATATAAAGAAACAACAATAAAAAATAAAAATAAACAAAAGAAAAAAGTTGAAAAAGTCGAAATGAAAGATATTATATTTAATATGAAACCAATAAATTATATTATTAATAATAAAATAGATAAAAAAGAGAATAATAATATAGAAAAAAAATTTATTGAAAAAATAAATAATAAAAAAGAAGAAAATATTTTTGAATTTAATATATGTAAACAAAAATACGAGGATAATGACAAAAATGAAAATATTGAAATAGTTTTTAGTGGTAATAATAATAAAGTTGAACAATATAATCTTTTTAAAGATTCATTATTAAATTTAAATGATTTACCTCAAAAACAAGAAAAACCAATAACAATAGACAATGAAAATTATGAAAAAATTGTTAATATACCAAATAGAATATATAAGAAAAGTGTATTATCTAAACCATTTCATGAAATTACAAAAGATTATTAAATTATTTTTTTGATTTCATTAATATTATTAATATAATAGTATTCATTGGTATTTCTTATAATTTTTAAATAATCTTGTTTGTTATATCCTAATTTTATTAAATGTTCCATATAATTATCTTTATTATTAGTAAGATGTATTAATAAAATTTTATTAATAAATTTAATAAAAGTATAATCAAAATTATGTATAGGTTTTATTTTATTAAAAATATCAATATAATTTTTTATATTAGATGATTTTGTTGAATTTTTTGTTAAAATTTTAGTATATTCTATTTTTATATTAGTTTTTTTAGTTTTTAATCCATAATTATGAATAATATAAGAAATATATTGACAAGAAATAATTGAATATAAAATTTGTAAATTCCATTTATGTTTATTAAAAATATATTCATCTATTTGTTCAGAAAATAATATATTATCAGATATTTTTATTATACAATTTTTTAAATTTTTTTGACTTTTAATATTTTTTTTTAAAAAATTTTTATAATTTTCATGTATTAATAATGGTAATAATATTTTATAATTATGATAAATATCATAAAAATTTACTATATCTAAATTATTAAAAAAAACTTTTTTAACATTATCATATAGTTCAATATTAAAATTATTATGTTTATATGCATTTTTATTAAAATTATTTTTTTTTAAAAAATCCATTTTTTTAATAAATTCATAATTTTTATCATTATATTCTATTATTTTAAAAAAAGAAAAATCTTTTTTTTGTTTAATACATTTACCAGAACCAATTAAAATTATACTTATATCTAATTTTATTTTATTTTTTTTCAATCCTAATATTTTTAATATAGTTTTTATTTTTTTAAATGATATTATTTCAATTTCTCTTATTATTAATAATTTTGGTTTATCTTTAAAAAAAAAATTAGATTTAGTATTTAAAATATATTCTAATTTTTTATTCCAATCATTATTATAATAAAAATCTAAATAATTATATTCATATATTGAATATATATTTTCTAATTGTTTATTTAATTCTGTAAATTTCCCCGAATATACATCACCATGAATAAAAATTAAATTATTAATTTTTAAAATATTATTAATATTCATATATTTTTAATAATTTTTTATTATTAAATAACTTAAATATATAAAATTATTTTACAATATAAAAATATGAAAATCCAAAGCAAAACAATCATCTTATTATTATTATTAATTGTATCATTAATTTCTTTACTATCTTACTTCTTTTTTACAAAATATAAATTTTTATTAGAGTATATTGATAATAGAATCGATTTAAAAAATCAAAAAATAATTGAGAAATATAATTTAAATCTAGTATATGAAAATAATAAAGAACAAGAACAAAAATATTTAGATAATTTAAAAGATAATTTAGAAAATTTTAATAATACTTTATCTCAAACTAATTTTATTGATCAAATTACTGAATTAAGTGATATTGAAGAAGAAGAAGAAGAAGATATTTATTCTAATGAAGAATTAGAAAAAATTGATTCTGATAATGAAGATAAAGAAATTGTAATAAATGAACCAGAATTACATTTAAATGAATCTGATGCCAACTCTGAAATGGAAAATATAGATCAAGAAATTAATGAATTACCCAATTTAGATAATTTAGATGATAATGTCGATGATTATATTAAACAAATTTTAGAAAATCATGAAGAAAATATAGATTTATCTAAAATGGAAGAAGAAGTAGAAAAAAAAAAGATCCTCTAGATAAAATTATTCAAGATGTAGTTGATAATATTATAAAAGATGTAATAGAATCACAAATAAAAAGATGTATATATAAATTTAAAAGAGGGAAAAATAAAGGGAAAGAATGTAGACAAAAAAAACTATATTTAAATAGTTTATTTTGTAAAAAACATTATAAACCGAAAGATTAAATTTCAACGATTACTTCTTGAACATCAAATAAATTTTCTAATTGTTCATCTGTTGTTTCTTTTTTTACTTCTTTTTTAGGTTTTTTTAATTGATGAAGTTTTCCCATTTTATATGGCATATTTTCCATATTCCATTTATCTGCTAATTTTTGATATTTGTCTTTTTCTTCTGCCGTAATATTCTTCCAATATTTACCTTTTAAAATATTATATTCTTTTAAAGTCAATTTATCATTATTTTTTCTAATATTATTATGTGCAAGAAACATTGAATATGAAGTCTTTTTACGAACACTTTTATTTTTCTTTTTAACTAAATTTCTTAATGTTTTGATTTTATCATCATATAAATATTTTTCTAACATTTCATCAATTTTATCTTCATTATCCAAATCACTGCAGATATTACGAATTAATTCTTCTACTACAGGTGAAAAATTTGTAATAATATTATTAAAAATATTAGTCTTTTTCATATTCAATATTTAATTAAAAAATAATTAATCAATTTTAATAAAAAAAATTATTTTGTTAAAATATCGTTTAATTTATATAAATAAGATTGTAAATAAATAATCATTTTATTTTTATTTACAGAATTTATATTTTTTTTATTAAATTCATAATTAAGATCAATAATTTCATTAATTATTTTATCATCTTTTATTTTATTTTCTAAAATTTTAAATGTAACTTTAATTATTTTATTATAAGAAATATTATAATCTATTAATAATTTATAAATTATTTTATCAACATTTTCATAATCAATTTTTTTTTTCCGAATTAATAAATATAATTCATTTATATTTTTTTCTAAATTAACATTTTTGATATCACAATATTCATCTTCTTTATTATATTTTTGAAGATTTAAATAAAAATCTAATTCAAGAAATGCCTTTTTTAAATTTTTATTTGATATATCTAAAATTTTATTTAAATTTTTTTTTTTTATTTTTATTTTTTCTTTTTTTATTATGAAATTTATTTTATTTTTTATAAAAGTTTTTGTAAAACCAGGTGTTTTGATTAAAAAACATCTACTTTTAATAGGTTCGATAAGATTATTAATAGTATTACTAATTAATATAAATCTACAAATTTTAATATTTTTTTCAATGATTTTTCTTAAAATAAATTGATCATCAATATTTAATAAATGTATGTTATGAATAATAATAATTTTATTAGTATTATCATCTATTTTTTTTGTAGAATTAATTTCTTTTATAAAATTAATCAAAATATATTTTTTATAATTTTCTAATTGACTTAGATCTATTTCAATATAATATTTTGAATAATATATCATATAATTAATAGTTTTATTATTAATCTTATATTGTAAATTTAATTTATTTTTATGAATATTTTTAAAAAAAATATATATTAAAGTTTTCTTACAACTCCCTTCTTCGCCATAGATTAAAATATTAGGTAAATTATTATAATTTATACTATTAAAAAAATTAATGATATTTTTATATTTTAATTTAATAATATCATCAAAATTATAATAATTATCGACTTTATATTTTTTATATATGCTTAACATAATAATTATAATATAAAATATTATTTAATTCTTAAAATATATTTGATTTATATTAAATAAAATTGATAATATATAATAAATCAAAATATGAATCAAAACTTAATAGGTATAACAGGATTAAAACGATCAGGTAAAGATACAGCAGGTGAATATTTTATAAAACAAGGTTATATAAAATATGCTTTCGCGGGTCCATTAAAGAAAGCATGCAAAGAAATTTTTATGTTTACTGAAGAACAAACAGAAGGTAATGATAAAGAAAAACATGATGATAGATGGAATATTTCTGCTAGAAAAGTTTTTCAAAGATTTGGAACTGAAATATTTAGGGAAAAATTAGCAGATTTTTATCCTGAAATGGAAAATATTAAAGAAAATTTTTGGACATATAGATTTAAAATTTGGTATCAAAATCAATTAAATCTTAATAAAGATGTTAAAATTGTTGTTACTGATGTTAGATTTGATAATGAAGTTGATATTATTAAAGAATTAGGTGGAATTATTATAAAAGTAGAAAGAAAGAATGTTGAAAATAAAGATCAACATAAATCTGAAACATCTATAGGGAAAATAAAATATGATTATTTAGTAAAAAATGATAGTAATATTGAAAATTATTACAAAAAACTATCAAAAATTGTTAAAAATTAAAAAAAAAAAGAAAAAATGTTTATTTTATGTAAAAAAATTTTAATTTAAGATTTATAAATTATCTTTAGATATTATATAAATTTTCAATGACAAAAAAAGACCCAAAAACTCCAAAAAAAGAAAAAGAAAAAGAAAAAAAGAAAAAAGAAGATAAATCAACATCTACTAAACCAGAAACTCCAAAAAAAGGAGAAACTCCAAAAAAAGGTAGAAAGAGAACTTATAGTGAAATGGTAGGAACAAAAGATGAAGATAAAAAAGACGAAGTATTAATAGTAGATATTTCATCTATTTTTGGTAAATTTAAAAATAATAGAAAAGGAGAAGAAGAAATAATAGAAATTAATTATGAACCAGATGAAGAAGAAAAACAATTTGATGAAAAATTACCAGAAAAATATTTAAAAAAAAAAGATTTAAAATTATTAAATAATATTGAAGGATTATTAGAAATATGTAGAAAATATAAAAAAATTAATAATAAAGATATAATTCAATTAATAAAAATAGAACCAGAATTGCAAGAATTACATGATATGATTGGTTTAAAAGAAGTTAAAAAAATGGTTTGTTCACAAATATTATATGTAATTCAAAATAGTAAAAATGAAGATATGATGCATACAGTATTATATGGTTTACCTGGGTGTGGTAAAACAACATTAGGTAAAATATTAGGTAAAATTTTTTTAAGAATTGGTTATTTAAAAAATAATAAATTTATAATCGCTAAAAGAAGTGATTTAATAGCTGGATATTTAGGACAAACTGCAATAAAAACACAAAAAATAATAGATAAAGCATCTGGTGGCGTATTATTTATAGATGAAGTATATTCATTGGGTTCTGATTCAAAAACTACTGATTCTTTTGCTAAAGAATGTATTGATACATTAAATCAAAATTTATCAGAAAATCGTAAATTTATTTGTATAATTGCAGGTTATGAAGAAGATGTAAAAAAATGTTTTTTTAAAAAAAATCCAGGATTAGAAAGACGATTCCCATGGGTATATAAAATAGATAATATTTCATCAAAACAATTAAATTTAATATTTTTAAATTTTTTAAAGAAAAAACAATGGTCATTTAATAAAGATGAAACAAAAGATTTAGAAAAATTCTTTTCAAGAAATAGAGACGATTTCCCATTTAATGGTGGTAGTATCGAAACATTTTTTTCTAAATTAAAAATTAATTATTATCAAGTTAGATTTGGTAGAAAAAGATTAAAAAGAGATAAAAAAGTAATAAATATGGAAGATATATTAAATGCTTTTGAAATATATAAAAAATATGAAAATAAAAGAATAGAAAAAGATTTACCGCCCCCAGGAATGTATGTTTAATATTTACCAATTATACATTTTTAATTTAACTGGATATCTACTATGTGGTCCTAACCTAGTTCCTCCATGATTATGTATATATTGATTTTTATTTTTTGTAGAATTTGGACCATCTTCTTTACCTCCGTCTTCTACTCTTAATTTAAAACCATGAGCTATCATTTTTAAATGGTTTTCATTGAGACATGTTTTTCCAATACATAAATTTTTTCCATATACATTACCTTTCGCAGTAACATTGCCTGTAGCAGTCATATTTCGTCCTGCAGTTATATCTACTTTTGCACCTACATTTCCGACTGTTGCACTTATATTTCCTTTACGAGAAATAATATTTCCTTCAGCTTCTATAGTTTTTTTACCATATATACCTTTACTTGATTTATTCCAATTTCCATCTACTTCATAGAACATACCATTAACTTTTTTTTCAGTTAATTTTACAGCATCTAAAGCTTGAGTAGTTGTAAAATTTTCATACATTTTATTTGAAAGTAATAACATAATTAAACAAACAATAATTATTTTTTTATAATTTTTTTTTAAAAATTTTTGTAGATTTTTAAAATTCATAGTTATATAATTAAAAAAGAAAAGAATAAATAAAATTTAATATTATAATAATAATAATGAAAATTTTAGTAACATATGGTTCTCAAACTGGTTATTGTAAAGGTATATCGAAAATAATTTATGATAAAATTAATTATTTTAATGATAAACAAATAAAATGTTTAAATGATGTTAATATTGATGAATTATATAAAAATGATATAAATATTATTTTAATATCAACAACTGGAGACGGAGAATTTCCAGAAAATAGTACAATGTTTTATAAAAAAATAAAAAAAAAAAAAAAATTAAAAAAATTTAATTATATTTTATGGGGTTTTGGAAGTACTGATTATAATAATTTTTGTCACGCTTCTAAATGTTTAAGACGATGGTTTAAAAGATACGATTGTATTGATATATTAAAAATAGATAATATTGATAATGAAAATGATGAAGAAGTAAAAAAAAATATAGAAAAAATTATAAAATATATACAATTAGAAAATCAAAAAAGAAGAAAAGATATTGTATCAAAAATATTAAATATTATTAATATAAAATTTTAAAAAAATAAATTAAGAATAAAAAAATAAAAAAAATTATAAAATAAAATGTTTTCCATCAATTTACCATTTATCTTTATGAATCCCTTTTCATCATGTACTACTACTACAGTAACAATCGTAGACCCAGATTTTTATACTGCTGAACAAATGGAAGCAGATAATAAATATTGGGAAGAAGTTTTTGCTAGTACAACAGTAGCAGAATTAAATGCAGAAGCTGATAGAGCAAGAGAAGCTTTATATCCAAATGTATAATTTTTTAAAATTTATTTATATAAAATTAATAAAATGATTATTAAAATTATATTATTAACATTATGTTCTACCCTTATTATAATGAATATTATTTATCTTAGAGATAATAATAAATTTTATCAAGATGCATTAAATAAAAATAATAAATTTGCAAGTGGTTTTTATGAATTTAATTTCATAATTAAAATTACTAGTTTATGTTGGGATGCTCTTTTTATATTATTTAGTTTTATAAATTATCAATCAATTAATAAATATATTATTTATTTTTTTTATATAGATAATACTCTAAATATGATTATTTATTTGATAAAAGTTCATAATTTAAATATTTTATATTTACAATTATTTATATATTTAATTATTTTTATACTACAAAGAATAAATATATGTATGTATGAAGAAAATCCAATTATAGAAAGAACACCATCGATACGACCAATATCTTCTCCTCCATCTCCATTAGAATCACCAATTTTATCTGAAAATGAAAAAGATCCAGAGATACAAGATAATATAGAAAAAGAAATGTGGGGATCAATATATCAAGAAGGATATAATTTTGAAAATGCTTATGAAAATAATGGATATAATAATAATTGTTATTCAGATAATGGATATTATAATAATACAGAAAATAATAATAATGCTTATGATCCAGAAGGCTTATAATATAATTAAAATAAAATATAGATATAATAAAGTTTAATAAAAATATACATATATAATTTTTATATATTAAAATTTATATATCAAAATAATATATTAAGATGGAAGGTAAATTAAAAAAATGGACAAAAAAGGTATTAATAGAATATTGTAAAAAAGAAGGATTTAAAGGATATTCGAAATTAAAAAAAAAAGAATTAATTGAATTTATTATAAATAAATGTAAAAAAGATTTTAAATGTTGTAAAACTTGTGAAGAAAGGATTGATTTTGATGAACCTTTCATAAATCATACTAATAATTCTAATAATAATGAAATATTCGAACATTTAAAATGTTATAAAAAAAGTATTAAAACGGAATGTAATGATATTGAATGTAATGAAACAGAATGTAGTATTTGTTTAGATGTTATACTTGATGATTTTTTTGTAACTGCATGTGGACATCAATTTCATAAAAAATGTATTAAGAAATGGTATAATACTTCACAAGAATGTCCTTTATGTCGAGGTCATATTTATGAAATTTTAGATATAGATGGTTTTGTTTTAAAATTAGATGATAAAATTAAAGATAATAGATTAAAATTAATTAATGAAAAAAATACAAGAAAAAAGAAGAAACTTAAATCTAAATTAGAAACTGAATTTAGATTGATAATACATAATTATTTAGACTTTTATATAAGAAATACAACTGAAACTCGTGAAGTTGCTATGAATACAATTTATACTATGATTGATTCTTTGGGATTTCAATAATTCTTTCTTTTACACCATTTTTATCAAATTTATATCTATTTGTAGCTGATTGATTACAATCAGCACATTGTGGTATACAATTATCATAAGTTAAAGGTTTTCTTGGATCCATATGACCTTGTTGTAACTTTTTTTCTAATTTACAACAAGCACATTTATAATTATATTCTTTTTTTTTCTCTTCCCAATTTTTTTTATTTAATTTTGTATTACGCTTTTGAGAAAAAAATTTTGGTGATTTTTCAGTAATTGATACTAATTTAAATTTATATCTACCATCTTTTACAATATTCCAACCATATTGAGTTGATAAATGACGAAGTTGTAATGAATCAGCACCTTCAAATTCTTTACCTGTTTTTACCAAAATATCTTTTATTTCATTTGTTGTATAAGATTTATTTATATTTTTAAATAAAAAAGTTAATGCATATCCATAGTTACTTTCTTTTCCTGGTAATCTAACACCATATTTTTTAAGATTTTTCTCATAACATTGTTGTAATTTTTTATATTCTTCCTCCCAATTCATTTTATTATAAATATCTTTAATAGTTTCAATTAATCCTTCAGTATCATTATAAATAACATAATTTTTTAATTTTTTATCTTCAATTAATTTTTTAAGATCAAAAAGATATTTTTCATCGTTTATTTTATTATCTTTAAAATATTTATTAATTCTATTTATTTTAATATGTTTACTCAATTTTGTCCATCTTTTTTGAAATATTTCATTTTGTTGTTGTTTTTGTATTTCAAAAAAATCTTTTTGATTACCAGTATATTTTTTATCATTTGTTGCTAATCTTTTAGATTTTAATCTTAAATCATTTTTAAATTCTGTATTTTTTTTCATCATTAAATATTCTTTTAAATCATGACTAATTTTTTCTTCTTTTTCTTCTTTTTTTTTCATTTTATTTTTTTTATTTTTTTTTTCAGTTTCAATAGAATTAATATCATTAATTTTTTTCAAACATAAACTCAAACTCATCTTTTCTTTATATAAAAATATAAATTTTAATTAAAATATTCATTCATAAATAAAAATATTATTAAATAATATACAGATGATTATGAATTCAAAATTTCTAAAAATTAACAAAAATGACGAAGAACCAAAAAACTTTTTACTTAAATCAAAGAATTCTCACAATAATTCTTTTAAGAAATCTAATTCTTTAAAGATTCAAGATCATTGCGTTATGCGATGTTTTATTTGGTCGTATCCGACCTATGCCTACCCGGCCACAGAATATCCCGTTATACCCTTTAGACCCTTACGAAATTAAAAGATCAAAACCTATTCCAATACCTAAATCTAAACCAAAATGGAGAGGTTATGATAAAGAAGAAGATAATCCAAAAAAATTGGATATTATTATAGAAGAATATGAAGAAAATGATTGTTTATTTGAAATGGATTAATAAAATTAAATTTAATTCAATATTATTAACATGATTACAATTTTAATTTTTATTCCAAATTAATACTTCATCTTCTACATTTTCAAAAGATGGTTCTTCACTTTCACTTTCACTTTTATTTTCATTTTCTAAATCATTAATAATATTATTTAAACCAATAATATTCTCAAGATTAGGTAATTCCATTGGTTCCATTGGTTCCATTGGTTCCATTGGTTCCATTGGTTCAATTGTTGAATTATTGAAAATTGATACTGTTTTCTTTGGAATTAGTGGTTCTGATCTTAATTGTAAATTTGGATTTCTTAAAGAGTTTATTACCTCACGAGTTCGATCAATAGTACTTGGTTCTTGAATATGTTTTGTAAAAGTTTTAACACCATAAACTTCTTCTAATGTTGCATAATCTGTTACATCAGTAAAAACTTTAATATCTTTTTTTTCTATTTTTGGAATTTTTTTTTTTAAATTTTTTTTTTGATTATTTTTAATTTTTTGGAAGAGAATATATAATTCTCCAATTTCATCAAATAATAATTCTGTTGGAGAAGTATTGATAAAATTATTAATTTGTTCTGAAAAATCTTCAATTAAATTTTGTTTGGTCTTTGTTGACATACACTTTTGATATATATATATATATTAATATAAAGGGTTTTCCTTAATATATTTTTATTAAAATTTAATATAGTAATAAAATAATCAAAATGGTTAAAATTAAATTAATTTGTAATCATACAACTTCACAAAAAAGATCTAAGGAAATAGAACAATTTAAATTAAAAAAACACAACCATATTAATTTTGTATATAATGATGAAAAACCAGATTATTATGTAATTGAAAACCATCCATTTTATCAAAATATGAGACAACATTATGATCCAAAAAGAACAATATATGTCCATTGTGAACCTAAAACATCACGAGATACATGGAATAAATGGAAAGATCATGAAAGATTTTTATATGATCATAAAAGAAATTGGAATATTCCTCATGTAATCAATGAAAAAACAAATATAATTGATACAATTGAAAAAAAAATTATTAAAAATAAAAATAATAAACGAAAAATATCATATGTTACATCCGATTTATATACATTACCAGGGCATAAATTAAGAGTTAATATAATGCCTTATATTGATAATCTTAATAAATATAATATTAAACCAGATATATATGGAAGAGAAAAGGTCGGTTATTTTACAAAATTTAAATTAAAAAATTATTTAGGAGAAATAGAAAATAGAGAAGATAGTTTATTAAATTATTATTATAATATGATGGCGGAAAATTGCCAAGAAGTTGATTATTTTACAGAAAAAATTTTAGATCCAATATTATGTGAAACATTATGTTTTTATTGGGGATGCCCAAATGTAAAAAGTTATTTACATCCAAAATCATATATTAATCTTGATTTTAATAGACCAAAATTAGCTATTCAAACAATAGTAAATTCAATTAATAATGATGAATATTCTAAAAGATTTAAATACATTAAAGAAAGTAAAAGAAAAATTATTTATGAATTAAACCCTATTGATATTATTGATAAAGTTATAAGTAAAGTATAAATTCCTAAAATTATAAAATAAAATTTAAAAAAATATTATTTTATAATAAAATGTTTAAAGTTATAGTTTGTGTAGATAATCAAAATGGAATTGGTAAAAGTAATTCATTACCATGGACAATTAAAGAAGATATGTTATTTTTTAAACAAAAAACTTTAGAAATAAAAAATAAAAAGAAAAAGAATTGTGTAATTATGGGAAGGAAAACTTATCAATCAATACCAAAAAGATTTAGACCATTAAAAAATAGAATTAATATAGTTTTATCAAAATCTAATGTTATTGAAGATGAAGAAACTGAAGATTTTAAAATATTTCAAGAATTAGATGATGTATTATATTTTGTAAAAAAAAATAAAAAAAAAATAGAAAGTTGTTATGTTATTGGTGGAAGTAGTATTTATAAATTATTTATTGAAAGAGACTTAATAAATGATTTTTATATTAATTCTGTTAATAAGAATTATGAGTGTGATATATTTTTTCCAGAAGTTAACTTAAATAATTATAAATTAAATTCAACAAAATCAATAGTTGTTAATAATTCTGATATTTTAACATTTCAACATTATATTTTTAATAATAAATATGAAAATAATTATTTAGATTTAATGAAAAATATTTTACAAAATGGTATTGAAAAAAATGATAGAACTAATGTTGGTATTAAAACAATTTTTGCTAATTGTTTAAAATATGATATTAGAGATAATAAATTACCATTATTAACTACAAAAAATGTACCATGTCGTTTAATTATCGAAGAATTATTATGGATGTTAAAAGGTTCAACAAATGCAAAAGATTTACAAGATAAAAGAATTCATATTTGGGATGGTAATTCTACAAGAGAATTTTTAGATCAAAGAGGATTAAATCATTTACCAGTAGGTGATATTGGAGCTGGTTACGGTCATCAATTAAGATTTTTTAATGCTGAATATACTGATTGTAATACAGATTATACAGGAAAAGGTTTTGATCAATTAAAATATGTAATTGATTTACTAAAACATAATCCAACATCGAGAAGAATTTTATTCTGTTATTGGAATCCAAGTCAATTAAAAGATGCTGCTTTACCACCTTGTCATTTATTATATCAATTTTTTGTAAATACTAATACTAATGAAATTAGTTGTTGTTTATATCAAAGATCAAGTGATTATTTTTTAGCAAATAATTATAATGCTATTTCTGCTATTCTTTTAACTCATATTTTAGGTAATATTTGTGGATATAAACCAGCGGAATTTACTCATTTTATGGCTGATACTCATATTTATAAAAATCATTTTCCTCAATGTGAAGAACAATTAAAAAGAACACCAACAATTTATCCTAAAATTTTTGTTAATAAAAAAGATAAAATAGAAGATTATAATATTAAAGATTTTAATATAATTAACTATTTTCCACAATCTGTTATTAGAGGTAAGATGAATTAAAATTTATTAAAAATCTTTAATTAAGATATAAAATTATGTCTAAATTTCCAATAAATGAATTTTTAAAAATTAGTGTTAAAAATATTAAATCTCAAATAAAAACACGATATACAGATAAATGTATTTTATATCCAATTATAAATGATAAAAAAGGTCAAAGATGGTTATGTGATATAAAAAAAGGTTTTAAATTGGAATCACATATACATAAAGGAAGATATGAATGGTATGTATTATCAGGAAAACATAAATTTGAAAATATAGAAAGTGGTGAAAGTTGTATATTAGAAGCAGGAGATTATTATTGTAATCCAGCAGGTGTTCCACATAATGATGAATGTTTAGAATCAGGTAAAGTTTTATGGATTTATGATATGGAAGAAGATCCAGAAAATTATAATAAAAAAAATAAATAAAATTTATTCTTATAAAAAAAAATATACTATGAATTCTCAACAAGATACAACAAAAATGAATTTTTTTTTAAATTCTAATGCTGAACAAAAATTAGATGAATCTAATAAAAAAACCGAAACATATATTATTATTCAAAATAATCATTTACATAAAGATAATATTGATTTAAGACAAGCGAAAATTGAATTACGACATAAAAATCAAGAAATGGAAGAAGAATTAGATAGAAATGATAAATCATTAAGATATTTAAGATCATTACAAAAAAATTTAAAATTATTAAATGACGAAAATGAAAAAATATCAAAAGATTATGAATTATTATTTAGTTCTTTAAGAGTTTTATATAAAACACAAAATTCTTTAATTCAAAATTTTGGTTATTTATTATTATCATTATTATCAATGTGTTTTATGTCATATTTTATGAATATTTTCAATGGATATTTAGGAATGATTACTTTTGTAACATTTTTAACATTTAATTATGGATATTATAGATTTTATTTAAAATTTGATTATTTAAAATATAAAAAAGATAATAAAAAAATCCAAGAATCAATGAAACAAAAATTAAAAAAAATTAAAGAAAATCAAACATCAATGAAAGAATTAAAAAGATCATTACCTGATTTGTTAGATATGATTGATAATTGTTAATCATAAAAATTAAAATTTATTTATTTAATAATGTAAGAATATATATTATTAAATATGGATACTCAATTATTTAAAAGAATAAAAGAAATGATTACAGAAGTTAATAGTACAAATAAAACTAATGAAAAAAAAATTATTTTAGCTAAATATGATGATTTACAAAAAGTTTTATTATATGTTTATGATGATGATAAAGTTTTTAGTGTAACTTCGAAAAATTATTTAAAATTTGAAAAAAATAAAAAAAAGATTAAAAAAGATGTTAATATTAATCATAATTTATTTAGTCTTTTAGATGATTTAATAAATAGAAAAATTACTGGTGATACAGCATTATTACATATATATCATTTTATTAATAAAAATATTGAATATAAAGAATATATATTAAATATCATTGATAAATCATTAAAAATACGATTAAATACAAGTGTAATAAATAAAATATTTCCAGGATTAATACCAGTATTTCAACCAGTATTAGCAAATAAATATGATCCAAAAAGACTGGAAAAATCAAAAAATGATTGGTATATTTCTAGAAAATTAGATGGAGTACGATGTTTAATATTGATAGAACCAAAAAAAAAATCTGTTAAATTTTTTTCAAGAAAAGGTAAAGAATTTCATACATTACTTATATTAAAAAATGAAATATTACAAAATATTGGATTATTTAAAGAATCAGTAGTATTGGATGGTGAAGTAGTATCAATGACAAATGGAGTTGAAGATTTTACTGGTATTATGAAAGAAATTAAAAAGAAAAATCATATAATGCCAAATCCTAAATATTTTATATTTGATATGTTAAAAAAAGAAGATTTTTTTAATTTAAAATCTGAAGAAATATATTCTGAAAGATTACAAAAATTAAAAATAATTAATATTTTTTTCGTTTTTTTAGAAGTATTAGAACAAAGAAAATATACTGATGATGATTTTTTACAATTAATTAAAAAAGCAGAAAAAAATAAATGGGAAGGTTTAATGTTAAGAGAAGATGTTAAATATGAAGGTAAAAGAACTAATTCTTTATTAAAATATAAAGAAATGCATGATGAAGAATATAAAGTAATTGAAATAATTAAAGGACCATGGAGAGAAATATCAAAAGAAACAAAATTAGAAAAAACAATAGAAACAATGGTTGCGGTTGTTATTAATTATAAAAATACAAAAGTTGGAAGTGGATTTTCATTAGAAGAAAGAAAAAAATATTGTGAAAAACCACAAGATATAATTGGTAAAACAATAACTGTACAATATTTTGAAAAAACAAAAGATAGTTTAAGATTTCCAGTATTTAAATATTTACATGGAGATAAACGAGATATTTAAAAAAAAATTAAATAAATTTATTATATATATAACAATATAATGAATTTCAAAAATATAGAAAATTATTTAAAAAAAAATTATAAGTTTATTATAATTATTTGTTTATTTTTATTTTTAATAATGGATGATAAAGAAAATTTTTCAACTACTGATGCTTTAAATGCTGTAAAATCAACTGAACAAAAAGTCAATGGTATAGTTAGTAAAGTAGATGGTACTCATGTAAAATTTAGTAAACAAGTTCATTTAGATAAAGGATTAAAAAGTGGTAGTATGATATTCGGTCCAAAAAGTGCTTCAGGTTGGAAAGATTATGGTATTTCAGTACCAGGTGGTAAACATTTTGGAATACATGCTCCTGGTTCTGGCACTACAGTATTACATGTAGATAATCAAATAAATACTCATAAAATAGAAGCTACAGGTGATGTAAAAGCAAAAAGATTTTGTATTGGAGGAACTTGTATTGATGAAAATCGTTTAAAAGTTTTAGCTGGTACAAGACATTTCTTTATAAGAGCAATTAATAAAAAGGGTATATTATCAGATCATGGAACTGCTAAATTCCAAGGTAATAAAAAAGCATGGGAACAAATGAAAATTGAACTTTAAATTTGTTCAACTATAATTCCTTTAGAAGTTAATTTTTTTTTAGAAGTTTTCATTTTTTTAAAAGTTATTTTTTTATGACATTTTTTACATAATACCATTAAATTGAATAATTCATTTTTATGGTACATTTCTTTTTCTAGAAATCCATCGTCATTACTTTCTTTTTGTTCAATAATATGATGAGTTTCTAATTCATCTTGTTTATTAATACCACATAATTCACATTTTGTCATATATTTTTTAGCATTATATTTAGATTTTTTAGTAGAAACAAGTTCATTGGAAACATTTAAAAAATTATTTCGAATAGTCATCGCTTTATTAATAACACTAGAATTAATACCTAACATTCTAGCAATTTCCAAACCATATATTTCACCAGAACAACCATCAATTAATTTTCTTTTATATATAATTTCACCATTAGAGATTTCAACTTCCATAAATTTAGTAAAAATTTTATTAGTATTAATTAATTCTTTAAATAAATCATCTTTAAAAATACTATGCATATGAGTAGTAATAATAAATTTACATTTCTTTTTATTAACTAATTCATCAATAACAGAAAGAGTTAAAGAATGACTACTTGCTTGTTCAGTACCTTTACATAATTCATCCATTAAAACTAAAGATTTTTCATTACTTTTTTGTAAAATATTACATAATTCGATCATTTCAACTTGAAAACTTGAAGAATTAGAGAATATATTATCATTACCTTTAATTCTAGTTAAAATATTATTAAAAGGGAAGAAAGCCATATATTGACAAGGAACAAACATACCGCTTTGAGCCATAATAATACAAATCCCAATTGATTTTAGCAGTGATGATTTTCCAATTCCATTATCACCAGTTAAAACTAAACCTAATTTATTTGAATTTAAATGTAAATCATTTTTTACAAATTCAGTATCTTTATTAATTTTTTCAATAATAGGATGTCTAAAATCTTTAATATCAAAAAAAGAATCTTCATTGTTATTAATAATTTTAGGTCTAGAATATTTATTAATTTTACTAACTTTAACATTAGATTTAATAAAATCTATAAAACCGATAATATATTCAATATGATTAAAAAAATCTTTATTTTTTTGTAAACTAAGTAAATATTTTTTAAAAAGAATAAATTGTTTATTATTAATATTATCCCAAACTATTTGTTCTTGATTAAATTTTTCATCTAAAACAGGAGATCGTAAAAAATATTTAGATTTACCAGTTTGTGTAATAAAATAATCTTTCATAGTATCATCAGAATCTTTAAATTTATTAAATAAATTGTATTTAGTTTTAGTAATACTAATATAATTATTATTAGTTTCAAATTCACCTTTAAATTTATATTTACCTTTAATATGACTATCAAAAAAAGTTTTAATTTCTTTAAATTTATCTTTTTTAAAATCTTTCAAAATATTATATTGATTAATAAATTTATCTAAATCTTTATTAACATTTTTTTTAAAAATAATTTCGTTTAAAGAAATAATATCACAAGAATTAATATTTTTTATTTTAGAATTAAATTTTTTTTGAAATTCTTTAATAATTTTTTCTATTTTTTTTTTTTTAATTTTTTTTTTAATAAAATTATTTAAAATAATATTTTTTTTAGATAAATCAATTAAATTACAAAAATGTTGATAATTATCAAATAAAATAAATAAATCTTGTGGACTAATTCTTTGATAATAAATTTTTTTATGATATCTCGATAAATCATAAATATTATTTAAAATTTTTTCAAATTCAATATAATTATCAAACATTTCAACGGAAATATCATAATTTAGATTTAATTCATCAATATTAGTAAGAGGATTAGTGATTCTTCTAGTTAAAAATCTTTTACCCATAACAGTACTGGTATAATCTAAAATTTCTAATAAACAAAATTTTTCATATTTTTTTTCAGCCGAAACAATATTTAATTGATCTAAAGTATTATAATCAATATTTAAAGAATCATCTATTTCAATAAATTTAGGTTTTGAAATGTTATTTAAAAAAAGTTTATTTATTTTACCAATATAATCTAATAAAAGAATAAAAGATAATCTAGCATCTTCATAAAAATTAAGATTATAATGTTTTAAATTATTATTCAAAAGAATATCATCATTATAAATTTCTTTAAAATATTCTCGTTGATATTCAAGTTTTAATAAATCTTTATTATCAATATCATCAAAAAAAAGAATATTATTTTCAATTAATTCTAAATCTAAATTTTTAATAATAATATTATTATCTATTTTAGTAAAATTATAAAAAATAATTTCATTAGGTTTGTATGTAATATTAATCTTATAAATTTTGTTTTTAACATTATTTTTATGAACTTTTGAATCAATACATTCATAAACATAATTTTCATTTGAATTTAAATTAAATAAGGAAATCCCACAAGTATAATAATTATTTTTATATAAATTTAAAGAAATAGACATAGTAAAATTATCATTAGTTATATTATTAATATTTGTACTAGGATTAAGTATTTCAATAGTATCTCTAATTTTTTTTCTAGAATCTTTTTCAGAATCTCTTTGGTGAACTAAAACAATAATCATATTTTCATTTAATAATCTATCAATATGTCTTTCTTTACTTTTTTCAGGAAAACCAAACATATATGGATTTTCAATAGAATGAGGTTTGGAAGAATTTTTTCGAGATTTTACCATATGTAAAATAGAAGATAATTTATCAAATAATTTATAATTAAAATCAATATCATTATTATCAATTTTTAATTTCCAAGCATAAGATTCATAAAAACTACCAACTTGCATAAAAAAAGCAAAATTTTCTATTTTAATATTTTTATATTGTTGAATTAAAGTTTTACAGAAATGTTCATAAATAGAATTCTTTTTAATTTCAGGTATAAGTATATCATAACTTTTAGTAATTTCTTTAAAATAAGAATTCATATTTGAATTATAAAAAATATAAATTTTAATATATTTTTATTGTAATATTATATAATAAAAATATGAATAATTGTAAAGGTAAAACAAAAAATAATAAAAAATGTAAAAGAAAATGTAAAGGTAAATTTTGTTATCAACATAATAAAAAAGGGGGTGTTAAAGAAAAAAAGGGAAGATTTTCCGTAGAGACAAAAAGTAAAAGTATTTTACAAAAAAAAAAGGGAAGATTTAGTGTAAAGAAAGATTTTGGAAATGTAAATTTTAAAGAAACTGTAGAAGTAAAAAACATACCAAATAATGATTGTCCACAAAGAAATCGACCAAAATTAAAAAGAAAAAAAGATAATTTAAAAAAAGGTGAAATTGCTACATATAAAAAATATTGTCCAAAACATCAAGGTAATGCATATTATACAAAAAATGGTTTTTTATGTTGTCAATAATCAACAACTTTTGTAATATTTCTATAATCAAATTCATCATGAATTCTAACATAAAAACCACAAAGATTACAATGATAATTATGACAAGCTCTTTCCCAACCAGGAGAAATTTCTTCTGTAACATCAGTATGTTTACATATATGTTTAATTCTTAATTTCAAAGCTCTAACATTATTTTTTGCCTCTGCTAAATTAGTTTCTAAAATTTTGACTTCTTTGGCCCATTCTCGATGTAATCGTTTATAATGAACAAGATCCATTTCTTCTTTATTTTTAATAATTATATCTGAAATACTTTTTTCTTTAACAATACTAGTTAATAAACTATGAAGATTTTTATCCGACATTTTATAAAATAATAAAATAAATTTTATTAAAATTGAAAAACTTTATTTTAATAAAAAATAATAATATGGCAAGCTTATTAGAAACAATTACAATTGTAATTGATTTAGAAAAATATACACATGTATTTTACTTATGGTTTTCTGGAATATTAGTAACACAATTAATATTTTTTGTAATCTTTTCGAGTCGTTTTCCAAAAGTAATTAGTTTAATTGGATTATTACATCATATTTTTGTATCATTATATTCATTTATATTTTTCTTTTTTGTATTTTTTATGGATACAGAAACGAATAGTAAATATGCGATTTATCCATTAGCATGGTCATTATCATATTTATTTATTGATATTTTATCGATTATTGGAAAACCAGATTATACGGTATTAACAAAAATTTCATTATTATTTCATCATATTTTTATGTTAATTTTAGGTTTTTATGCAATTAATAATATAGCTTCATTTTGTATTTTTGGAGTAGAAATTTTAGAATCATCATCAGTATTTTTTAATTTTTATAATTTTGTAGAACATGAAAAACATCCTAAATTAAAATTCTTCTTATTTACATGTTTTGTAATTTTCTTCTTTCTTACTCGTTTTGTCTTATATCCATTTCTTATTGGACATTGTTTTGATAATTTTACACCATTTATTTTTGTAATTGGTATGTTTTTCCAAATTTTAATGGTATTATGGATGTTTATGATTGTTAAAAAATATAAAAATATGTTAAATCAATTATTTGATAAAGAAAATTATGATCCAAATTCAAATTTCGAATTAATGAAAGTAAAACCAGAAAATATTAAAAAGGATAGCCCAGAATGTTTTAAATGTGAAGGTTTTAGCGAAGGTTTAAAAAATTGTTGTTTAAAAATGTTTAGTTGTAATTGTTGTGATTGTGAAGTTGAAGAATATGATGAAGATGATAATACAGAAGAAATAGAATTAGAAATTATACGAAAAAGAGAAGAAAGAAAGAAAAGAAAAGAGAAAAGAAGGAAAAGACGACAAGAAAGTAGTGATAGTGATTAAAGTAAATTAAATATAAAAAATAAAATGGAGGAAGTGGGATGTCATAAAAAATAAAATTTATTACATATTTTTATTAAGCTTTAATATAAAATTTAATAAAAATGAATTATCAAGTAAAAATCCAAGATAAAGAATACAAAAAGATTATATTGAAAAATCAAGATAAAACTCTTGAATTATCAATAGAAGAATTTAAAAATTTTAATAAAATTAAATTCTTTCATAATGATATTATTAATTATGATGAAACAACAAAAATTATAAATAATATTGTTGAAACAGAAATAAAAAATAAAAAAATAATTGGAATATTAGAAATTAATAAAAAAATGATATATGGTTTAAATAGTAAGAAAAATCCATATTTTTTATTTACACCATTATTAAATTGTTATCCGAAATTTTATGTATGTATTAATGATAAAAAAATGAAAAATACAAATGGTAGATTTTATATCACAATTAAATATAATATTTGGAATAAAAAAATACCTTATGGCGTATTAAATAAATTTATAGGTAAAGTTGGTGAAAAAGAAAATGAAATTGAAAAATTATTAAATTATTATGAAATAGATACAAAAAAATATAAATTACATAAAAAATTCAAAGTATCACAAAAAAGTAAAATATATGATTATATTGAAAATAATGAATTAAAAGAATATATTGATATGAGAAATCAAAATACTATTTCTATTGATCCAAAAGGTTCTAAAGATATTGATGATGCTTTAAGTATTGAATATTTATCAAATAATGAATATAAAGTTGGAATACATATTTCAGATGTATCATTTTGGTACAATAAGTTTGATTTAAAATATTTTTTGAGAAATAATAGATATTCAACAGTTTACTTAAAAGATAAGAAATTTAATTTATATCCAACTATTTTATCAGATTTTTTAATGTCTTTAATCAAAGGTAAAGATCGTTTATCTTTAAGTTTATTTATAATTTTTGATAATGATTCAAATGTAAAAGAATATTATTTTAAAAATAGTATTTTAAATGTAAATAGGAATTTTTGTTATAAAAAGGTTGATAATATATTAAAAAATAAGAAATTATATGAAAATAATAAAGATTTATTCGAACTATTTAATATTTCCAAAAGATTAAAATATAATGAAGAATTTGATTCTCATAATATGATTGAAAATTATATGATTTTAGCAAATCAGATTACAGCTGAATATTTAATTAAAAATAATAAAAATCCTATATTAAGATATCATAAAAGTCCAGATTATAAAATACCATTAGAAAAGATTGAAAATAATGAGTTAAAAAGTTTTATGAAAATCTTTCAATTGAAATCAGCTGAATATAAGGTATATAAAAATGATGAAGAATTTAATTATTATCATTATGGTTTAGATTTAAAATATTATACACATTATACATCACCAATAAGAAGATTTACTGATTTAGTAATTCATTTTAAAATTAAAGAAATATTATATGAACAAAAAGAGGAAATTTCATATGATATAAATGAATTAAATAAAGTTAATAAAAATTTAAGAAAAATGGATAGAGAAATGAAACAATTAGAAATTTTAGATAATATTGAAAATCGTATTTTTAATTCATATTTAATCGATTATAAAGATAATATATTGTATTTTTATATTCCAGAAATTAAATATTTTTTTAAAAAAATTATATATGATAACGATGATATCTTAATTAATATTAATTTTATTTTGAATAATGAAAATATTTCCATTATTAATGTAAAAAATAATAAATCTATTATCTTAGAAAAATACTTTAGTTATAAAATTTCTATTAATAAAATTTCAAATATGAATGAATATAATTATCGGTTAATTAATAAAAACTTTTTAGAAATATTAAATTAACAAAATAAATCTCAAATGTAATATATAATATATTTTATATTTATAATTTTCGTTCGAAGATTATAAATATTTTAAAATTTAATTTATATAATCTTTTATAATGTCTTTGTCGACCACTATAATTAAAAAAAATATAGCTAATTATGAATTAGTTATGACATCTATGATGGAAACTAATAAATCAGAGACATATAAATATGAAGATTTTTATGATATTCTTAAAAAATCATATAAAAATAATTCTATGTTTAAAAAAGGTTTGACAATGTTTGAATATTATAATGCAAAAACATTTTTAGTTAAACCAAGATTTGATATAGATATGAAATTATATCATATATTTGATGAACAAACTGGTAAAAAATTAATAGTACATAAAGATATGGAAAATTCTACATTATTAGAAGATCGTACTGAAAATACATTAGATGACGCTTTATCATGTTTATTAGAATTATTTCCAAATACTGTTGAAGATGATTATGCAATAAGTAAAGATTGTAGGTGGTGTATTGACAAAGATAAAAAACAATATTATAAAATATCATATCATATATGTTATTGGAAAAAGAAGGTTAATAGTGTATTATTAAAAAAATATATAGAACAACATATAGATATATTTAAAGATGCTGATTTAGATCAATCATTAGATTTAAAAATTTATATGTCAGGAATGACTAAATGGCGTGTTCCATTTTGTAAAAAAAGACATAAAGATAATAGTTTATTAGTACCAATAACTCATACAGATATAAATAATTTTCATAAACACTTAGTAACATTTGTATTAAATTGTGAAGAATTAAAATTAGATGTTAAAGAAGATTATAAAAAAAAAAACTATAATAAAGATGCAAGTGATTTTAAAAATCAAATGGAAGATAATTCAAAAGAAATAGAATCAAAAAAAAATGCATTTACTTTTATAGGAGTACCTAAAATTGAAAATGATGTTGAATATATTGATGTAAAAGAATTTTTATGTGGTCATAATCATAATCATAATCATAATTTTTTAATTCATGATATTAAAAAGAATACTTTAACTATTAGATGTCATAGTTCTAAATGTGAAAATTTTTCAAAAAATTTACATATTCCTAAATTAAATTATAAGGAATTTAATATTCCATATTTTAATAATATTCCATTAGATGATAATAAAGAGAATAATTATGATGAATGTAAAACATATTTCGAAATATTTTTTAAATTTATGAGAGATTCAAATTCATATTTTCGAATTGATAATACATATGATAGACGATCTAAATATTTTGAAAGAAAAATAAAACCTATAAAAATAGAAGGTTATGGTGATTTATTATATAAAGAAAGAAAAGAAGGTAGTGTTATATCAAAAAAATTCATTGAAAAATATAAACATGATAATCATAAATTAGCTTATTTTGATTTATGTTTTGAACCATTTAATAAAAAATTAGAAAAAGATAATATTAATACTAATAATTTTAATTTATTTAATGGATTTAATTATGAATCAATATTAAATTTTGAACAAAGAAAAAATATTCCACCTGAAAAATATAAAGATTTAGATTTTTTATTAGCACATATTAAAAAATATCATTGTAGTAATATTGAAAAACATTATGATTTTTTAATGCAATATTTAGCTAATATTATTCAAACACCACAATTTATTCCTCAAATAATCTTAGTTTTTTATTCTTCTAAACACGGTACAGGAAAATCAAATTTTACAAGATTCATTTCAGAAGTTATTGGCAATCCTTTAAGTTTCTTTGGTTCTTTAAAACAAATTACTGAAACACATACTAATGCACACCTAGGAAAATTATTAAATATTATCGAAGAAGTTGATAATCATACTACTAGACAATATGAGAATATTATTAAAGATTATTCACAAAGATTATATGCTGCTTTAAATCAAAAAAATAAAGATATTATTCAAATTAAAACATTTATTCGTTATATTTTCACATCAAATCATTATAATGGTGTTTATTTTGATACAGAAGATAGAAGATATTGTGTATATACTTTTGATAAAATATTAGATAAAGCATATGTTGATAAAATTTTAACTATTCTTCAAGATAATTATGTTAAATATTTATTTGGAAAACATTTAGAAGAATATAAAATAACATATAAACAACAAAATGATTGGATGTTAAATAGAACAAAAACAAGTGATTATTATAATATGATGCAAGAAGATTCATTAAAAAACTTTTTAAAAGAAATTTATGCAAATGAAACATTTAATTTAACTGAAGAGGATCATTGTGATTTTCATATTGATATGAATAATAAACAAGGTATATATCTTCATTTTAAAAAATTCAATGATTTATATAAAGAATTTTGTGGAGAAAATAATGAAAAACCACAAAAACTTACTAATATATATAAACAATTAACATCTACATATAAAACTGTTATAAAAATTGAAAGAAAAAAAAATAGAAAATTTTATCGTGTTAATTTATTTGCTTTAGGTGAATTTTTAAATTTAAATAATATTAGAAATAATTATAATAATTTTGAAAAAAAAGCAGAATCTATAGAAATTATTGAAGAAATTTTAGATGAAAAAAAATAAATAAAATTTACTAAGCTTAAATAGCAACTAAATTTAATGTATGATCCAATGACTCTTTTAAAAAGTTTTAAAAAAGAAAAAAATATGTCAAAATCGTTATTATGGGATGATGGTTCGAGACCATTTAAAGAACTCGAAAAAGATGATCGCCATTTAGGCAATGTTTCTGTTATTATTAATTCTGGATCAGATATGTCAATTTCCAATGAACAACAAGTTATTTCTAATGAATCAGCAGAATTAGTTTTTCCTAATGAAAATATTGATAAATTCGATTATGGATTATCTTTAAATATTATTAAAAGTGTTTTAGGTATGGGTATTTTAGGTATAACTTATACATTTAAACAATCTGGTTATTTTTATTTTTTTATTATGTTATTATTATCTCTTATAACTGGTTATAATGCTGTTAATATTGGTAAATTTATAACAGAATTTAAAAAAATGGAAAAATATAAAGATAATCATTTGACTTATTTTAATCTTGCTGAAGAAATTTTTGGAACTAAAATGAAAAGATTAACGCAAGCTGTTTGGTCTATAGAAATTATTTCTTGTTGTATTTTAATTATTAATTTATCTTTTACTTTTCTAAATCAACTTTTTGATTTAACTGATAATTTTTATTTATTATCTTGTATGATTTTATTCTTTTATTGTATTACATTTATTAAAAATTATGACAAAATTAAATTTTTAAGTATTTTAGGATTATGTGCAATTTTTTTATTATTTTGTTTTATCTTATATAATTTAATAAATGATTTATATCACCATAATTTACCTAAAAATGAATATAAACCATTTAATTATAAAGATATTCCGAAATCAATAGCAATAACATTATTTTCTTTTGGTGGACATGTTGTTTTCCCAGAAATTTTTTCTTCAATTAAAAATACCAAAAAATTAAAGAAAAATATTATTTATACATGGACAACTTTTACTATTTTTGTTAATTGTTTTGTTTTTACTGGTTTTATTCTTTTTGGAGATTCTATTCATGATAATATTATAAATAATTTAAATCAATCATATTGGTTTAAAAAAATAATTACTACTTTATTATTATTAAATGTAATTTTTACTTTTCCTTTAATGTATACTCCTTTAAATTTAAGAATTATTTTAAATGTTAAAAATTTAAAAATTAATGAATCTTTTAAAAAATTTTTATATAAATATTTTATCCGTCTTTGTTTAATTATTATTATTTGTATTATTGGAAGTTATTGGAAATCTTATCTTAATATTATGAGTATTGTTGGTGGATTATTAGAAAATACTACTAGTATTTTATTACCATGTATTTTTTCATTAAAATATCTTAAATTAAATTTATTTGAAAAAATAATTAATATTTTAATAATTGAATTCGGTTTAGTTTTAATGGGTTTTACTATTTTTAATTGTTTTTATTAAAATTGAAATAAATATTATAATAAATAATTAAAATGGGAAATTATAGTTCTGCTTTTGTAAGTTTATTTTTTTGGACTATATTGATGTTGTTATCTATATATATATTATATAAAATTATAAAATGTATTTGTCCAATTTTGTTAAATTTAGAAGAACCACAACCAGAAGATATAATTTTTGAACCTGAACCCGTAGAAGATGTACAAATGAGTGAGAATATTGCTGGACAAGAAGTTGTGATTAATGGTTTTATAGATTAATATCCACCAATGAAATAATTTTTATAAAAATAAAATTTATTTTTATAAAAAGAATATACAAAATGAGTTTAGTTAAAATTTCATATGACGATTTATTAAATAAAGATATTTCAAAAGATATTAGTGATGCTTTTGGTGAAAATGGTTTAGGTGCCGTATTAGTTGTTGATATTCCAGAATTTAAAGAAAAAAAGATGAAATTATTAAGATTATCTAAAACTTTTGGAGAATTGCCAGAAGCAGTTCAAAAAGAATATGAAAGTCCAGAAACTTTTTATTCTTTTGGATGGTCAAAAGGTAAAGAAAAAATGAAAGGTGGTAAAGCAGATATAGCAAAAGGGAGTTATTATGCAAATCCTATTTATGATGAACCAACAAAAGATAAAGAATTAATTAAAAAATATCCAGCAAATTATTCAAAAAATATTTGGCCAAGTGAACATGTACCTACAATGGAATCACATTTTAAATTTGTTGGTAATTTAATGTATCATGTTGGTTTAAAAATATTAAAATCATGTGATCAATATCTAGATACACAAATTGAAGAATATCCTAAAAATCATTTACATGATATTATTAAAAATAGTAAAACATATAAAGCAAGATTACTTCATTATTATGAATTACCAGAAGAAAAAAATGCAGAAGAAGATGCTTCTTGTTCTTGGCATCTTGATCATGGTGGTTTAACTATTTTAACAAAAGCAGTATATTTAGATCAAGAATATAATGAAATTAAAGAACCAGAAGATTGTGGATTATGTATTAAAGATCAAAATGGTGAAATTCATCGTTGTGTTATTCCAGAAAATGCATTATTATGTCAAGTTGGAGAAATGTTACAAATATTATCAGGTGGTTATTTACAAGCAACACCACATTGTGTCAAATCTGCTAAATTAAAAGGTATTACAAGAGAAACATTTCCAGTATTTATTGATTGTCCAGTAGATCAAGATATTTCATTACCAAAATGGTCAAAAAAGAATGCTGATGAAACAAAAGGAATGAAAGGATTAATTGGAGTTCCAGAATTAAAAAATAGATATAAAGATTGTAAAACATATTATGATTTTGTTCATAAAACTTATAGTGCTTATTATAATTAAAAAATTTTTTATCTTTATATAGAAAAAATGTTATATAAAGATATTTATGATATTATTAACTCTTATTTAGAAAAAATACAAATTGTCAATCATTATATTATTAAATATAAATGTACACAATGTAAAAAATATTTTCCACAATATTTATTAAAACAAACTGTAAAACAAGAATATTATTATGAAAATGGACCTCGAATTTTTTGTAATAAATGTCGTAGACTCTATAAACTTGATTTTATGTTTAATTATACTGAATTTAAATAAAAAAACAATTTTTAATTATTTTTTTATTTTTAATTATTTTTTTTTTATTTTTTATTTTTTAAAATAATTATCATATTTTATATAAATTTTAATTCCATTTATTTGATGTAATAAATAGAGCTAATCCCATTTCGGCTAAAAATGCTAACCAATAAACACATAACCAACCAATTTCATATAATTCACCAGTTGCTACATCCATTGAAGATTGAATTCCTAAAAATAAGAAAGCAAATGATTTTAAAGCATAAGAAGCAGTTGAAAGATTTTTAGTCTTTTTTGATCTCATAATTTTAACAACTTGAATCATTTCGGCGATACAAATAAATGCTACACCCAATACTTTTAAAACATAAGTTGCTACTGAAGTTTCACCTCTGTATCCATCTTCAGATTCTTCCATTAACATTGCTGTTTGAGCAGTTTCACTAAATAAATCCATAACTAAGTTTGACATTTTGATATTTTTTTAATTTTAAATTTAATTCAATTTTATTTATATTTATTTATTTTTTTTTATATTATTATAAATATTTTGATTATATTCAATTTTTATTAACAAAATTATTAGAAGAAGAATAAAAGTATTTAATAGTATTAAAATGAAAAAGAAATAGATCATTAAAAAAGAATCTAAAATTTTTAACTTTAATATTTATAGGGTCATTAATAGATAAATTAATAGAGTATTTACCAATAACAACCATATCTTGATTATATAATATTAAAAATTTACCTACACTATTTTTTTTAATAATAGATACTTTTAAGACCATATTATAATCATTAAAAAAAACCAAATTTAAGTTTTTACTAAAATTACTACGAAAAGTAAAATAATAAGGATTAACTTGATATAAACATTTAATTTTCATTAATTTTCTATGTTCTTCAAAAGAAAAAAAATCTAAAATTTCAATATTAGCAATTTTTTCAAAAAATTTTCTTAAATATATAGTATTATTAGTTTCTACTTTTTTAATTTCCATAGAACATTGAATTGCTTTATCTGAATAAATTTTTGGATCTTCAATTATTTTTTCATCGTGATTATCTTCAATTTCCAATTTGATAACTCTTTTAGTAAAATTTTCAGTTTGAACATAAGAATCTTTAGTTGTATTTTTTTTAGTAATAGTTTCTATGCGTTTTTGTCTTTTTAAAGAGATTTGATTAAATATTTTTTGCTTTTCAGCAATTCTTTTTTCAATTTGATTTAAATTATCCATATATAATAAAATAATAATTAATTTTTAATTGATTATTATTTTTAGTATTATTTATTATTTTTAGTATTATTTATTATTTTTTATCTTAGAGAAGGAGGAATATATTTACCTGTTTTACGAATTCTATTAGTAGGTTTATTTTTATTTGGTTTAAATTTATTATCTTTTACTTTAGTTTTTTTAGGTTCATTTATTTGTAATTTTTGAATATCACAAATATTTTCAATTTTGACATCTTGTTTTTTCCAACCAGTAAATTTTTTAGGAGAATGTTTTAACTCTTTAATTTTTTCCTTTAGTATTTTTTTAGGTTTAGGAGGAGTTTTAGGTTTAGGAGGAGTTTTTGAAAGTTCATTAATATTTACAAATTTACTATTTTCAATTTCGGGATCTAAATCAAAAGTATTAAATAAATAAGAATCAATTGGATCAGGGATAACACAATTATCACGCATACGATTATGAAATCCCCATTTATTATTAGAACGAAGATAAGTTTGTTTTTCTCTTTCACTAAATTGATATTCGCCTTTTCGAATAAGATCCATAATATCAAAATAATCAGAATATTCCATTAATGAAGGATTACTAGAAAATTGAGCATATTCCATCATTTCTTCGTGTACATTTTTTACATCATCACAATATTGATCAAATTGTTCTTCTCTTTCAATTTGTTCTTGTCCTTCAGTAAGATCATAATCTTCAGGATCATCGAAATTTTCATTATCGTAATAATAAGACATGTTAAAATATTATTTTATTTAAGAATTAAAATCTATTTTAATAAAAATATGTTTGATATTAATAATTATATAGAAGAGAATTTAGAAATATATGAAAAGAAAGGAAATTATTTTATTACTTACAATAAAAAGAAGATTCAATTTTATTTAAAAAAAAGTTTAACAATTACCGAAATAACAGAATATAAAGGGAAAAATAATATTTTAGTAAAAATAGAAGATGAATATAAAAATTTTTTTAAAAAATTAGAAAATATATTTTTAAAAAAATTTAATATAAAAAAAGATAATTTAATAACATTAATAAGAGAAAATGATAAAGGAAATATAATAAAATTAAAAATTAATAAAAGAAATAAAAAAATAATATTAGATGTATTTGATAAAAATCAAGAATATATATCATATAAAGATATTGAAAAATATCAAAAAATTAGATGTTTAATAGAAATAGATAGAATCTGGGATTATAATGATAAAAATGGATTTATAATATTAGTAAAAAAAATTTATATAGAATAAAATTTAATTAAATAATAATTGATATAATAAAGTTATAATAAATATGAAAATCGAAGAAATTAAATTTTTGGAGATAAAAGAAATAAGTGGTAATTATTTATCATTAGGGCATTTTAAAAATAAACCAATAATAATAAATATAAATAATTTAGAAGTTCATAAAAAAATATATAAAGAAGAAGATAAAATATATATAGAATTAAAAGAAGAAGAATTAAAAATATTATCAGTAATAGAAAATCATATATGTCATCATGTATATAAAAAAAATGATATAACTATAGATTATAAAAATTTTAAAGAGAAAACATTTAATAGCGTATATAAAAAAGATTATATAAGAATGGAAGTACATAAGAATTGTTTATTATTAGAAGAAAATCGTCAATCAAAAAGAAAAGTTATAGAAGTAAAAGATATAAAAGAAAATAATTATATAAATATAAAAATACATTTTGTAGGAATAAAATTTTATGAAAAGAAATTTGAACCAATATTTTTAATTAGAAAAATAATTAAACATATAGAAGAAGAAAATATATCAATATTTAGTATAGAAAGTGAAAGTGATAAAGAAACAGAAAAAGAAAAAAGTGAAAAGTATATAGAAAACTTTTTATTAAACGATAATAAAATCACAGAATTAATTATTGAAGAATATCCTAAAACTGAAATTGAAATATAGTTAATGTCGTTTATTTTATAATTTTTATTATTATTTATTAAAAAAATTTTGTTATTATATAATATAATAAATAATAAATATGTTTGGAATTGACAATAAAATTTTTTACATAGCTTCAATGTTTGCAGGTTTATTAGGAATGATTTACCTATTAAATAAATTTTTCAATAACAAAAACCAAGAAAATTATGAAAGTTATAAAGAAGAATTAAAAGAAATTGCAAGATCAGCAGATAACCAAATTGCAAAAGATATCTATGAAGCACAAGATGTTTCACAAGAAAAACCAGAAGAACAATTAGATGACGCAGAAAAAGTAATGGCTAAACAAGCAAAATCTTTAGCTGAATATGAAGAACCAAAACCAAATGATTTATTACCAGCAGATACAGAAGCAGATGAATGGTCAAAAGCTAACCCAAAAGGAAATGGTTCATTAGAATTAAAAAACTTTACTGAAGCAGCATTCCATATTGGTGTAGATACACAAGCAAACTCTTTAAGAAATGCTAATTTACAATTACGATCAGAACCACCAAATCCAATGAAAGCAGTATCAATTTTCAATAATTCAACAATTGGTCCAGATCCATTTAGACGATCAATGGAAATCAATTAAATTATTTATATTTAAATATATCATTAAATAATTTGTATAAATAAAAATCATATTTATGACTAAATAATTTATTAGAAATAATTAATTTAGTATTCTCAAAATTAGGTTGTAATATTAAAATATCTTGGTTATTATTTGTTAATTCTTTAGTAGTATATTGTATAAAATTTTTAAAATTTTTTTTTTCTAAAATTTTTAAAAAAGTGAAATTATCTTTATTCATTAAATATATTTCTTCTTCTAGTTTATTAAATACAAAAAATAAATAAATTTCTTCAGTTATAATAAATAAATATTTTATATAAATTTTATCTTTAGGTATTTCAATTTTTAATTGTTGATTATTCATATTATAATATTTATAATATAGATAATTATATTTAATTTAAGTAGAAATTATACGCGAAGTAACGATACATTTACTAGTATCTTCTTTGCATGTTGATTCACCAGAATTATATAACCAATTAGCAAATTTTACACTATCCCCATTTTTAATACCATATTCATTAGTATTAGGCATAGAAAAGAATTGTCTTTGAGAATTATTTTTACCATATAAATCATTTACATCTTTATATAAACCTTTATTAAAATGTTTATTTATTTCTTCTTTGTTTTCTTCAATTAAACAAGCTTGATCCTTTTTTTTATAATTACTAACATCTGTTAATAAAGTATTACCAAAAGGATTATCTTCACTAGGTTTTAAACATTTAGAATTTTCATAATCTTCTGAAAGATCTAATTCTTTATCTTTTTTTTCTATAGTGTTAAATTTATATATATATAATGTTATTAAAGCAGAAATGACTGGAATAATTAATAAATTATAATTTTTATTTTTTAAAAATAATACAAAAGTTACAATAATAGAAAATCTTAATAATGAATTCAATTTTTCATTATTAGACATATTTTTTGTAGGAACAAATTCAATTAATCGTTCTTTATCAAAAATGATAGAGCAATCATTAAACCAAAATGGATCTGTTTTTAATTTTATATTTTTAGTTTCATAAACCATATTGTATAAATTATTATATAATTATCAAATATAATATTTATATTATTTTTGTAATAAATTAAAAGAAAATTTAAAAAAATGATTTCGAAATTTTATAATTATATACATATTCTCAATATTATCTTCTTTTTTAGTATGATTATAATATAAAATTCTCATTTTCCCTTTATAAATATAATTTTTTAAAATTACAAAATTAAAATTATATTTATTTTCAGTATAATAAGAAGCTCTATTCATCATTTTAAATTTATTATAATCTTTTTTTAATACATTTTTATATTTTAAATTTACACCAAAACTTGCAAAATATATCTTTAATAATAATATTTTTTTTAATAAATATGTTTTTAATTCTTTTATATCTTTAATATCATTATATTCTTGATTTACTATTAAATCATTAATACCTCTAAAAAATATCAATGATATAATTTCAAATTGTTGATTAATTGTACTATTTATATCTAAATTCAAACATATTGTAAATTTAGGTTTAGGTTTTTCTGATAAAATTTTTTTAGCAATTTTATCTACTTCCATTTTACTTTTTTATATCATAAAACTTTTAATTTATTTAAAAAATTAAAGTTAATATTATATAGTTATAATGTCAATACAATTACCAATCGGTCCACATTCTACAGCATCTTTAATAAGATCAGATAGTAATTTTGAAGTAGATTATATTACTTTAAATAATTTATATTCATCTAATACAATAAATACTAATAATTTAAATGTTACAAATATATTTGAAATATATAATGATCTTAATGTTCATAATAATCTTACTATTACAGGAGATATAAATCTAATTTCTGGAGATATTAATTTAAATAATGATTTAAATATATCTGGAAATTTAAATATAAATGGTGATATTACACCAAATAGTATAAATGTTACAAATGGAATAATAGGAAATAATTTAAATATAACAAATGATATAATTTCAAATAATATAAATGTATCTGGAAATTTAACAGTAACTAATGATACTATATTAAAAAATTCTTTAATTGTAAATGGAAATAATTTAGTAGTAGATAATACAAATTTAAGAATAGGTATAAATGTTACTAATCCAATTGAAGCTTTAGATGTAAATGGAAATTCTAATTTAAGGAATAATTTAGTAGTAGATGGTAGTGTTTTAATAAGAGGGCAAGATAATTTTAATGAAGTAAATTTTGAAAGTTTTAGTAAATGGACAGATGGTTTAGATCCAGATACTCAAATAGCTTCTAAACCAAATAAATTAGTGGGAATTGGAATGACAAATCCAACAAATTTATTAGATATTTCTGGTTCTCTTAATATCAAAGATAATTATAAAATAGATAACGAAATTGCTTTATCTAAAAATACTATAGGAATTTGTATTACATCATCTAGTTTACAAGAAGTAGGTACTTTAAATAGTTTAAATATTACTGGATTAACTAATATGTCTAATGATTTAACAGTAGATGGTAATATAAATATTACTGGAAATACTATACAAACGGGAAATTTAAATATAACTGGTGAACATAAATTAAATAATTTTCATATAGTTAATAATGATTTGATTAATATAACTAGTAGTGTTAATTTTCTCGATAGTGAATTCAAAATAGAAAATAATGTTAATAATTCTATTAAAAGATTACCTCCTCAAAGATTAAGTGGTAATATACATGAAATTATTGGTAATTCATATGGTAATGGTATTTATAATTTAAGTTCTTCTAGTAATGATAATAATTTAGTATTATATCAAATAATGGATGAATATAATGATACTTATTTTGGATCAGATAAAAATTATAATGCAACTACAGGAGTATATGAAGGTTCAAATAGTTTTAATTCAATAAATGGAGAATGGATAAAATTTGAAATAGCTGAAGCTAATATATTAGATAATTTTCAGATAAAAATACATAATGATACAATTGCAAATAATAATCCAATTGATTTTAAATTATATGGATCAGCAGATGATACAAATTGGACTTTATTATCAGAACAAATTGATTTAGAATGGGTAATAAATAATGTAAATTATACAATAAAAACATTTAATATAACAGATAATAATACATACAAATATTTTACAATAGTTGTAACAAAATGTGGTGGAATAAATGAAACATCAAATAAAAGTTTTGATCATTTTAATATTATAGAATTAATATATAATTTTGAATTAAATTATCAATATAAAAATCTTTATGCAATTAATGAATATATTGGAATAGGAACAACAAATCCACAAAATTCATTAGATGTATTAGGAGATATAAATGTAAATGGTAAATTTAAAATAGAGAATATAGATATTTTTAATTCAACTTTAAAAACAAATCTCAGAGAATATCCATCACAAGTTATAGATATAAATACATTAAAATTAACAACTACGGGAGAAATTACAGAACAGGGAACAATTATTAATCCAATAAAAGGATATGGAGAAGGATCATATAATATTTATTATTCAAGTATTAGACCATTTTTTTTACCAAATGGTTTAGGTAGTTATATATTTGATAAAAGAAATGATGAAAATTATTATTATAGATCAAAAGATACTTATAATACTAATACAGGAATATATTCTGGGAATAGTTCATTAAATGATATAAATGGAGAATATATAATATTACATTTACCAAATAAAATGTTATTACAAACTTATAGAATATATAATAATATTTATGATTCTGAATATATGAGTCCAAATACATTTAAAATATTAGGATCAAATGATAAAATAGGTTGGATAGAACTTGATAGTCAAGCAAATCAAAATTGGACTACAACTAATGAATATAATTATAAAGAATATACGATATATACAACTTTATTATTTGAATATTATGCTATTGTTGTTACAAGAGTAGGTAATGATACAATATTTAATCATAGAGATGCTTTAAAAATACAAAGTTTAGTATATTATGGTGTTGAATTTAATAAATATGGAGTCAATTATGATACTGGTTTATATATCAATGGATCAATGAAAGTTGTAGGAGATCTTGCGGTTGATGGAGATATGAATTTTGAAACAATAACAGCAACAAAATTAGGTTTAGGAGTTTCATCGCCAACAAATGGTATAATAGAAGTACAAGGATCATATGGGGAAGTTGGTTTAGATGCTTTTAGTTATAATAAATTAACATCAGATGGGACAAATTTAGGTATATCAGCGACATCATCATATTCAATATATGCAGATGGAAAAATAGCAGGTTTGGAATTTAATGCAGTTTCTGATTTAAGAGTAAAAAATATAATAAATGAAAGAGATGTAAGTGAAGATTTAAAAATAATAAAAAAAATGAACACATATGATTATAGTTATATAGATAAAATTCATGATGGATCTAAAGAAAAAATAGGTTTTATAGCACAAGAATTAAAATCAATAAATGAAAATTTTACAAATGAATCAAAAAGATTTATACCAAATATTTATGATAAATTTCAATTAAAAACTAAAAATAAAATAATAACAAGAAAAAAATTAAAATTAGATAAACAAGATTTAATAAAAGTTGAAGTATGTTATAAAAATAAACCATTAATTTTAGAAGTAAATGTTATAGAAATAACTGAAAATGAAATATATATAAATAATAATTTAGATATTGATTTAACTAAAGGTATTTTTATTTATGGAAAATATGTTAATAATTTTTTAACAATTGATATTAATCAAATAACAAGTGTTAATACGAATGTAATAAAACATTTACTTAGTCGAATAGAAGATTTAGAAGAATTTATCAAATATATTGGAGATAAAAAAAGAGGATGGTAAGTAATTAAAAATCATTAATTTCAATTTCATCTTTATATAAATTAGTTTTTTGCATTTGAATTTTTAATTTTTTCATTTTTCTTCTTTCTTTTTGTCTATCATTTTTTTTCATTCTTTTAAAAAAATTTGGATTATCATAAACAGACCACATTAAAAAAGATATAACAATAATATCAATTATTTGATTTAAAAAAATTTGTTGTGAAACTAAACTAAAATAAATATTTAGTAAATTTAATATAATAAAAGTAATTCTTATAAAATTACTAGTATGATATCTATTAAAAATATAAAACATAATTAAACCAAATAATAAAAAATTATCTTTATAAGTATAACATCTAAATAAACTCCATAAATCATATGGATCTGGTGTATAATCACAATAATTTGGAACTTTGTAATAAATAGTAGCAATACTACTAATAGAATTATAAAATAAATAAATAGAAGTAATAATCATAACTCTTTTAGCTATTTTATATCTCATTTTTGAATAGAATGCAATCCAAATAAATGTTATTAGAAAAATTGGTACATATAAATAATTATAATCTATTACATATACATGAAATTGATAAAAACCTTTACTTTTTTTTATCAATTGAATATAATTATTCATAATTGAATAATTTTCACATTCTATAGATCTAATATCATTATATCTTCTTACTAAACAAGAAATATAAGTAGCGATAAAAAAAAATACACTACTATACCACATATATCGTTTATCACTTTTTTTTTTACCAAATAAACAATTACAACACATTTTGATACTTATTATTTTTATATATTTAATCAATTTTATTTTATGTATTAGTACCAATCTTAGAACTAAATCCAACACCATCAATTTTTTGAATAGCTTCAGTAATTTCTAAAGTAAAACTATGATCATTATCATAAAATTCAAATAAATCACCATCATTTTTATAAAATCTAAAATCAATTTCTTTTAATTGAGGTAAAGGTGTATCGGTATATATTTGATAACCACCTATATAAGCATTGAAAATATCAGCACCAGAAGCTGAAGCTAATTGAATTTTAGCAAAAATATTAGATACTTTACCACTAGTTTCACCATTACCAATTGTATCAGATTGCATAAAAATATATTTTTCACCAGATAAATTTAAACTTTGATTAACTTCTGTTTTAACAATACTACCATATTCAATACTTGCATCAGTTATTGTATCTACTTCATTAGTAATCCAAGTTTCAATTGGTTCAATTGAAACATAAGGTACAGGAATTTTAAAAGTATTAGCATCAACGACAGTTACTAATAAACCAGCTGGATTACAAATTTCTTCAATAAATGCAGATCTTAAATCATCTTGTTCAGATGTTAAAGCAGGATAATCAATTCCATTTACAATACCTGTAGTATAACCATATAAATGATCAAAAATAGTTAATTTTTCATAAATAGTACTAGAAGATTGAAACATAAAAACTTCATCACCAGTTTCTAATAAATGATCATAATTAGTTCTAACATAACTATAAATAGCTGATTCGGAAGCTCCAGTAGGAGCGAAAACTTTTTTAATAGAAAATCTTACATAACCATTAATATTAGTAAGTTTTGGATATAAAATATAAGGATCTTTTAAACCATCAGTGATAGCAACAACTTGTGTAGTACTTTCAATAGGTTCACTATTTTCATCAAGAGTAGTTTGTTCAAGATAACAAAAAGATTCTATCGAATTAGTTTGAATAACATTAAATTCAGTATCAGCATTAGGAAAACCTAATAATTCATAAGGAGAATTCGGATCACTAAATATTAATTTAAATGCCAAACCTTTACCGATTTTAACGGCAGTACCACCAACATTAAGTTCAATAGAAGTTGCAGAAGAATTAATAATGATTTGATAAGTATTAGAATCAATAATTGAAGAAACTGTATGAGTAGCATTCCAAATAGAAGCATCGATACCACCAATAGTAATACCTTCACTAATATAAACAGAACCTCCTTGTGTCATACCATGATTACTATGAGCGACAGTAACAGTAGTTTTATTATTAACACCCATACCAAAAGAGAAAGGATTAGATAAAGTTTCATAATCAATAGAAGATATTTTAACAATATCAGTAACAATATCGATAGAAACAGTAACATTATTATATTTACCATTAACTCTTTTGACAGAATTCATGGCATTTTGAATTAAGGCTTGTAAAGTAGTAGCAGAATAATTACCAGGTGTTAAAGCAACGGAATAAGAAGTATCATCGCCATCACCTTCAACTTTCCAAATAAGAACATTATTTTTTAAACTAGCAGGAGTACTACGAATTAATTGTTGTGTATTAGTAAATTCAGAACTTTTTAATTTAATAGCAACAACATTAGTATATTGTTTTTTTAATTGAATTTTATAATAATTTGGTTCAGTATAAATAGTTTTATCTCTATCTCTACTATCAATATAAATTAAATGTCTTCTTTCAACAACAAATCTTGAAAAATCTTTTTTTATTTTAGGTGGAGGCAGAGTTAACCCCATACTTATATGTGGAATTTTATTTTTTCCATGTTTGTTTTTTATTTTTTTTTCTTCTTCAGAATATTTTATATTTAATGGAATTTCTTGACGAAGCATATCTTCATCAATGTCATTTTCAGGATTTATATCATCATAATCTAAATCTTGATTTTCCATAAATTGTCTAAATTCTTCTTGTTCTTTTAAATAAGAAGGGATATTTTCTTGAATAGTATAAACATCTTTATTAATAAATTTTTTATTTAATAAATATTCTTCGTCCATAATAAATATAATATATATATAATATTATGTTTTTAATTAAATTAAAAAAATTATAAATATAAATATATGAATTGTATAAAAAAATATATACCAACAGAATTGAAAGATATTGATAATAATAAAGAATTAATAAAAGATTTGATGAAAATCAAGAATGAAAATTTCTATAATTTTATAGTATGTGGAGATTATGGAATAGGTAAAAGTTTAATAAAAAAATTATATTTAAAATTATTAAAAAAAAAAAATTTAAAAATTTTTGAATTAAATTTACATGAAGATTTAAAAAAAAATATTCAAGTTAAAGAAAAAATATTAAATATATTAAAAATAGTTCAAACAAAAATATTAATAATAGATAATTATGAAAAATTAACAATAGACCAACAATATTTTTTAAAAAGTTTAATAAAAAAAAAGAAAAATTTATTTATTTTTATTTTTATAAATAATATAGATAATTTAATAGAACAATTCCATAGTTTATTTATTATTTTTAAATTAAAAAATTTAAATTATAATGAAAAATTTAATTATATAGAAAACATATTACAAAAAGAAAAAATAGAAATTGATAAAAATATAATTAAAGATATATCTAAAAATTCTTTAAATTATTATGATTTAAATAAAAATTTATCATATATATTAATATATCGTAATTACGATTATAATTATGAAGTATTTAATAATTTTAATAATTTTCATAATCAAAAAATAATAAAAAAAATATTAACTTATTGTAAAAAAGGAGAAATATACGAAGTAATCGAATATATAGATGAATTAATAAAAGAAGGATATTCAATAAATAATATATTAAATTTTTTTATAAATGAAATATTATCAATAAAAGAAATAGAATATAAGGAATTAATAGAAATAATAAAAGAAATATTAGAAAATGAAATATATACAGAAAATAATAATTATACATATAATCAATTATTATGTTTTGTAGCTAAATTATGTATTAAAGAAACATAATTTTATATAAGCAATATTAATTTTAATATAAATAAAATTAGAACATCTTCTTAAATAATATTTAAAACCTTTAGTAATTTTAGTTATATTATCTAACTTTGAATAATCTTCATCAACAACAATTAATATTCTTTTATTATTGATTCTTTGAATAGAATGAATAATTAAACTATTTTTAGAAAAAGAATTTAATTCTTTATAATTTAATCTGATACTATTACAAAAACTATAATTATCATAAATATATAAATGAAAATTATATTGATCAATTAATTTTTCATGATAATTTTTTAAATGATAAATCATTTCATTTAGATTTATATTATCATTTAATTCTATTTTTTTTTTATTTTTATGATATAATATGCTATGATAAATCAATGTTAATTCATCAAAATATTCCATATCATGTTTATATTGAATAATAATACTAATACAATCATCATTCAAAAAAGGAACTAAGCATTCTCTAAAATCAGTAATATTCATATAATCTATATATTATTTATTTTTTTAATAATAATAAATTTTATAATTTTTCAAAGTTTTAAAGTCATTAATTATTTTTTTAGTAATTCCTTTAGAAATTGGAATATTCATAAAATTAATAAATTTTTTATATAATTTTTTTTTAATTTTTAAATTATCTTTAGGTTTATAAATATCTTTTTGTATATAATTTAAATGTTTTTTACATATTATTAAATTTTGTGAATTATAATTTTCTTCACAATCTTTAATTTTATTAATATTAATTAAGTCATTTTGATTATTTTGAATAATTTTTAATAATTTTTTACAAATAATAAAATTATTTTTAGAACCGAAATCTGTATTATCATTAAATTTTTTAATATATTCATCAATATTTTTATCACATTTTATTTTAATTTTTTTTCTATTTTGAAATAAATTAATATATTTATCATAAGTGTATTTTTTATTATATTTTTCTAAAACTGTATAATTTTCTAATTTAAATTCAATTTCACAATCTAATAATTTAATTTTAAATTTTTCATTACAAATTTTTTGAAAATCTTCTAATTTAGTAATATAATTTTGATTAAAATAAAAACCATTAGGTTTATTTTTCAAAATATATTCATATATTCTATTATTTAATTGTTCTAATTCATTATTTTTTTCACTAATTATTTTATCATATTTTTTATTTTCATAATCTAAATGTAATTTTATTTTATGATCTAAAATATTTTTTTCCATAGAAATTTCAAGTGCCAATGAAGTTGGCGTTGAAGTTTTTAAATCACAAACTGAATCACAAATAGTATAATCATTTTCATGACCAATAGCACAATAAACAGGAGTAGAACATTTATAAATTCTTTCAATTAATTCATCATTATTAAATTCATTAAGATCTAAAAAAGATCCACCGCCTCTTGTAATTAAAATAATATCTACATTATTTTCATATTTATCAATCGATTGAATAATGCTAGAAACACAATTAATACCTTGAACATTTACATTAGATAAATAAATATCTCCAAAAAATAACCTTTTACTTATAGTTTTTTTAAAATCATTAATAGCTTCGCCTTCTAAAGAAGTAATTAAAGCAACTTTTTTTATATTTTTTTTATCAATAATATTATTTTTGTTAAAATATCCTAAATCTTGAAATTTTTTAATTTTTTTTTTTAATAAATTTTCCAAAGTTTCTTTTTTTTGTATTCTAAAACAACATAAATTATACCGATTTTGAGGAGCATAAAAATTAAATTTTCCATCAGCGATTATAATATCACCAACTTCTAATTGATAATTATATTTTTCTTTTGTTCCCCTCCAAATTACACTATTGATTACACAATTTTCATTCATATCTTTTAATGTAAACCATATATGTCCTTTATCAGTAACACTAAAAACTTCTCCTTGAACTTTATAATTATAATCTAAATTATCTTTAAAACATTTTTTAATTATTTTTGTTAAATCTTGTACTGATATTATATTATTATTCATTGATAATATTATATATTTTAATATATCAAAGAATTATTAAATGAATTAAAAAAATATTAAAATTTATTAAAATAATAAAATAAAACTAAAAAATATGCCAAGACAAGACGATGTTGAAATGAATGAATATGGAAAACAAAGATATTTTGATAAATATTATGAAGGTAATGGTCATGGAAATGAAAGTCAAAATTGTTGTATTAAATGTATTAAAAAATGTACAAAAAAGATTTTACATCAAATTTTGAAACTTTTACTATTTGCAGCAATTTTAGGTGGTTTAGTTGGTGGAATTTATTGGGGATCAACTGAAATCATTGCATTAAATGATTTTAAACAAGTTTCAGATGGTTGTACAATTGATTCATTTGTAGGTTCAGTAAATGGTACAGAATGTACTCAATGTAATTGTGAATATTTATATAATCCTTGGTCATTATCACGATCAAAACATTGTAGTCCTTGTGATTCAATTAAATATAATTATTTAGTTACAGCGGAACATTGTGGAACTGAATTATTATCATTAGATGATGATTATTATGATGATTTGGCATGTGGTGATCCTAAAAAAGTAATTGGTGAAAAATATACATGTTATTTATATGCAGATTGTCGTGGTCAATATTCTTTTGATACAATGTATGCTGATCAAAATCAATTAATTTTACCAATTATTTCAATTGTAGTTTGTAGTATTTTATTAATTTTAACATGTTTAATTAGATGTTTATGTTGTTAAAAAATAAAATTGAATATAAATAAATTAACACAATGGATAAAGATATTATAATTGAAATGAAATTATCATTACGAGAAATAACAAATATGGAAGAAACAATAAATAATAAAATAAAAGAAATAGTTGGGAAAAATTATAAAAATAATTATGGTTATTTAAAAAAAATTAATTATATTCAAAAATATGAAACAACAAATATATGTAAAAATGATTTTTCAGGAGATATAATTTGTAAAGTTTTTTTAAATGTTTCTTTTATTAATCCTCAAATTGGGGAAATTATTGATTGTACAATTAAAGAAAATAATAATATAAATATTGCAATAAATGATATATTAAAAATTGTAATTATTGATAAAAATTTAAATTTAAATATTGGAGAAAAAGTAACAATTAAAATATTAGCAAAACAAATGAAATATAATTTTAATTATATAAATATTGTTGGATGTATTAATAAATCAAATTAAAAATATAAAATTATATTTATATATTAAAGAATGTTTTTTACTTATCAAGATAAAGAATCATTGAAAAAAAAAATTGAAAAATTAAATAATTTACAATCTATTTATGTTTATAATATTTTAAAAAAAAATAAAGAAAAATTTACTATTAATGTAAATGGATTATTTTTTGATTTGTTGGATATTTCTAATAAATCATTAGAAGAAATTGTATTATTTTTAAATAAAAAATAATTTTTAATTTATTAATATAATAAAATAAAAATATCAAATATTTATATATTATTTATGGATAAAGAAATAGATAAAACAAAAAAATTAAATGAAAAAAAAAAAGCTAAACAACAAAATGAATTAGATGATATGTCTAAAAATTTTTTAGCTGATAAAAATAAAGGAATATATAATTATATTAAACAAATAGATAAACATGATATTATATTATATTTAATAATATTTTTTATAATATTACATTTTTTAAATAAATATAAATTTAATATTAATCATTTAGCTATGTTATTTATAACATTTGTAATTATTTATTATATTAATGATATGAAAAGAGTTACAGGAAAATCAAGAATGAAAGAAATTCAAATGAAACTTTTAACTATATATCCAAAACCTAAACATTTTTATATGGATTCTGGTATTATTGAATTAATCTTTTCTTTAAAAGAATATAGAACTTATAATGAAGTTGTCTTTGAAAAATTAATCTTACAAATAGATTTCTTCTTAAAAATTGTATCTATTTTAGAAAAATTCCCAGTAGATTCTTTTCAATTATTAGAAAATTTAAAAAGAAGAAAAAAAGAGATTTTAAATATTTTACATTCTATGATCGTTTCTATTCCTCCTAATGTTGAAACTGAAGTAAAATTAGATAAAGCACTTAAATCTTTACAATTTATATTATCTTATCATTATGAAAGATTAAGAATTAAATCTAATGAAATATTTTTAAAAGATAAACCAAAATTCACTAATAAATATATTTATTCTAATAATGCTCCTGATGCTACTGATGAATTATATAATAATAATTATAATGTTTTTTAATTAAAATTTATTTTTCATAATTGATAAATATAAAAATGATTATTCCTATTCGATGTTTTACATGTGGTAATTTAATTGCTGATAAATATAAAAAATTTACAGAAGATTTAAAAAAAAAAGAAAAAAAAGAAAATATTGATAATCAAAATAGAAATCTTGAAGAAATTTTTTGTGATTTAAAATTAAAAAGATATTGTTGTCGTAGAATGTTATTTACACAAAGTAATATTTTAAATAAATTAAAATAAAATATTATTATATAATATATTATGGATAAAACTTATCAACAATTAACTGATGAAAGAGCTATTGTTATCGGTGAAAAACAATATGGTTATCAAAATGCTTATAAAAAAAAATGTGATGATGATACTTTTAGAAGTAGTGCTATAAAAGGTATACATTCAAAAAATTTATTAAATCAAATCTATTTTTCTGATGCTAATGTACAAAAAATTCAAAATTTAATTCGATTTAATGTTTATAAAATATCCAAAAAACAATTTACTATTGCTGAACAAGATAAAACACAATTACAAATTGTAATGAGATCAATATATTTACAATATTCTAGAAATTTAGATAATAATATTCCAGAACAAATTTCTCAATTAAATAAAATTATTGCTGATTATTTAGTTCCTAAAATTATTTCTAATATTAAACAATATCTAAAGTATTTACAAGATAAAAATGGTACTTATCAAGTTATGGAACATCCTAAAAATGTTTCTAATGCTGGTTTAAAATCTTTAAGAACTGATACAGCTTTAGGTTTTGGTAATAATTCTATGAAATTATTTAAAAATTAGATAGCTTCGCAAAAAATATATAAAATAAAAATTATTTTATTTATTTTAATCTTTCTAATTTTCCTAAAAAACATTGTTGTTCAAAATTTAAATATTTTTCATCATCAAAATCTGATGGACGAATTATTGACCAATTAGTATCTTTTGATAATATTTTACATGTTGTAAATATAAATCCTACTAATGCTGAACAAAAATATCGTTCTTTTGTTGGATCACCTTTCTTTCTAATATAAGCATTTATCCAATCACCTGGTAAAAAATCATATGGTTTATCATATACTTCTGAATGTGTTTTCATTAAATTAAATACTGTTAATTTATCATTTGGACAATTTATTTTACGACACCATATTGTACTATCATAACTATTTTTTAATACTTGAGCGATTGGTGTTATTTCTACTCCTAATTTTATTTTTCCATCTTGTGGATCTGGTGTTCCTTCATATGATGATTCCCATAAATATAATCCTCTCATTTCACTTGATATCCAAATAGGATCTCTCAAAATCATACCTACATGAGAATATGGTGATTTTGTAAATACTTCTATTAATTTTGCAAACCAACTTATTGGATTAAATGTTAATTCTGCTGAAAATAATAATATATCGCCAGTTTTTAAAGAATCGAGTTCTATAGTTGACATATCTTAATATATATTATTATAATATAATATTTAATTCAAATATAATAAATATTAAATGATAGATATTTATATAATATTATAATGACTTTTCACGGAATTAATGATAAATTATATTTTGATGATAATAAAAATATCGGTATCGGTATTACCAATCCTTCTACAAATTTTCATATCGCAACAACTGATGGTATTGTTATTCCTGTTGGTACTAGTGCTCAAAGAGTTGATGTAACTGGTTCCATTCGATATAATACTGATAATTCAACTTTTGAAGGTTTTAAAGGAACTTGGGGATCTTTAGGTGGTGTAATTGATGTTGATCAAGATACTTATGTTTCTGCTGAAACATCTGCTGGAGCAGATAATGATGATTTGAAATTTTTCACTGCTGGTACTGAAAGAATGAAAATTGACTCAAACGGAAATACTACTATTAATTCAGATTTAATTGTTGATACCAATTTATTATTTGTTGATGCTAGTAGTAATTTAGTTAATGTTAATGGTGATCTTGATATATGGGGTAAAGCTAGATTTGAATCTGCTGCTTCTTATATTGAATCAGGTGTTCTTTCTTTAAGTAATTCTTTAACTGGTCCTGTAATTGATTCTACTGGAACTGATATTAGATTATCATCAACTGGTAATGTTGGTGCTTTAACTATTAATAGTTCTGGTGATACTTCTTTAACAGGTAATTTAGAATTGAATAATAATAATATTAATAGTGTGAAAAAAATATATTGTGATTCTGATGATGTTACAAATAAAATTAATTTCACTAGATCAGATAGTTCAGTAAGTGGTTTTACAATTACACAATCTAACGCTCAAGTTATAACTTTTAATCAAACTGAAAATGCTAATATGAATTTCCAAACAAATAATGCTACTAGATTCAGATTAGAAGCAGCTGGTGATATTAATTGTATGACTAATACTATTAAAAATACTAATATTTTAGAAGTAAATAATCAAGGATCTTTTGGTGATATATCTCCTTATATTTATGATGAAGGTGGTTCTAATGAAATTCCATTTGAATTAACTGTGAGAAATTATATTAAAGTTGATGCAGTAACTTCAGATGCAGGTAGTATTTATTTTGGTAATGGTGTTACAAATGGTATATATGTATCTTCTGCGTATTGGAATGTTAATTTTGATAGACCTATTTATTCATTCAATGGTACAGAAGGATGTTGTGTTCGTACTAGATATGCTCAATTAGGATTAAAAATGGGTAATCAAACACCAAGTATAGATTTTGCTATTAGTGATGTAGATACTGGTTTAAATAGTGAAGGAACTGATGAATTAGGTATATATACTGGAGGAATAGAAAGAATAAGATTTGATTCTTCTGGTAATGTTGGTATTGGAACTAATAGTCCATCTCATAAATTACATGTAGATGGTAATATTCTTGTTAATTCGACTGTTAATTTATTGAATACAAATTTTGGTTTAGATATTGGATCATCGCGAACTCAGTTGTTTTGTACTACTAGTGGTAAATTACAAGTTGGTATGAATGATATGATATTTACTACATCTAGTACGGAAATGATGAGACTTACAAGTACTGGTCTTGGTATTGGAACTGATTCACCACAAGCTCCATTACATCTCGAAAAAGCATCAGATTCAGCAGGAGTAATTGAATTATTAAGATTAGCATGGAATGATTCAAATTTAAGAGATACACAAATTGGTGATGGAACCAAAATATCATTTCATACTTCAAGTGTTAATAATGCAGTTGGTACTGAAGAAGGTGCTTATATATCAGCATTAAGAACAAGTGGTGCTGAAGCGAGTCTACATACAAAATTAACATTTGCTACAAATGATGGTACAAATATGAACGAAAGAATGATTCTCCAATCTTCTAGTAATATAAATATGTATTCTCTGAATACAATTATTGACAGTCAAAGTACATCAAATTGTAATTTATATATGCAAACAACCAATGGAACAGGCAGAGTAATAACAAGAACTGATACAGGTAATGTATATTTAGGAGATGTTGATACAGGTAATAGTAGTGGGGATGTTCATATAAGAGCAAAAGGTGCAAATACAGTTACTATTACTAATGATAGTGAAGATACATCTGGTGCACATCTTGGTATAGGAAATACTAATCCAGGAATTACTTTAGCAATTGGTGATACAGATACTGGTTTCGACTGGATGGGAGATGGTGAAATAGCATGGTATTCTAATAATACAAGAAAAGCTTATTTAACAACACAAGGTAATTTTTGTATTGGTAATAGAGATATTAGAGATGAAGTTGCAAATACTGGATTAAGTGAAGCATTAATATTTACTAATTCAAATTCATATGCAGCTGATAAATATTTATTAGCATGTTGGCAAGATGCAAGTAATACTCATCAAATGGGTATGAAATTTGATTATTATACAGGTAGTGGTGGTACTGCTAATACACATTCAAGATTAGATTTTATTTCAAATGCTCAAAATGATCAAGCAATAAACGATGGAGGTATGTATACTTCTCATAAATTTTTTAGTTCTGGTTTTACACAGTTTTATGCATATAATTCTGTTACATTAGAACTTTATAGAGATACTACTAATGCTGGGAATGATATTTTTAAAGTTTATAGTAATTGGAATGGAACAAATAATGGTGTAGCTATTATCGAAGCAAATGGTGATTTTTTAAGTGATACTGGTTCTTATGGTCAAACATCAGATATAAGATTGAAAGAAAATATAGTAGATGCAAGTAGTCAATGGGAAGATATTAAAGCAATAAAATTTCGTAAATATAATTTCATAGCGAATCCAGAAATTCAACATATAGGAGTTATAGCACAAGAATTAGAAGAAACATCACCAGGATTAGTAAATACATCAATAGAAGATGAAATGGGGACAAAAAGTGTAAAATCATCAATAATGTATATGAAAGGAATGAAAGCATTACAAGAAGCAATGTCAAGAATAGAAGAATTAGAAGAAGAAAAAACAAATATAAAAGAAAAATATGAAAATTTATTAGAAAGAATTATAGCATTGGAAAATAATTAAAATTGAAGAAAAAATAAATAAAAAGAATGATTGAAAAGACAAAAATATCATTGGAATATTTAAAACTTTTTAAAAATAATATATTAAAAAGTTTTATAAAGGAAAATAATTTAATAAAAATAAAATCATTAAAGAGAAAGAGTGATTATATTGAATGTATATTATATAATAAAAAATATTTAGATGGAACAGAAAAGAAACCATTATTTATAGATCATGGACGATTAATAAAAGAATCAAAAACCAAAACATATGATGAGAATAGAGTAATAGTTGGAATAGATGAAGCTGGGGCAGGAAGTATGATAAGTGGATGTTATATAGGATCAGTAATATTACCACAAACAAATCCAAATAAAGATGATATATATAAAACGAGTTTATGGAATAGTATTAATGATTCAAAAAAGATAGCATATAAAAAGAGACAAGTAATGTTTGAATATATAAAAGAAATAGCATTAGAATATAATATAGAAATAGTAGATAATGAAGAAATAGATAAGATTAATATAAGAAATGCAAGATTAGAAGGATTTCATAGAACATTAGATAAAATGGGGAAAGATTATGATTTAATATTGGTAGATGGGGATATGTTTAATAATTATTATAAAGATGGAGTAAAGAAAGAACATAAATGTATAATTGAAGGAGATAGTAAATATCGTAGTATAGCGGCAGCGAGTATATTAGCGAAAGTTCAAAGAGATAATGATATGATAGAATTACACAAAGAATATCCGATATATAATTGGAATAAAAATTTTGGATATTGTACAAAAGATCATATTCAAAAAGTGGAAGAGCATGGAATAACAAAATATCATCGAAAAAGTTATGGAATATGTAAACGATGGGAAAGTTTGCCACAAATATATAATAAAGAATAATAAATATTATTTTCAATTAAATAAATTAAAAATAATAAAATAATATATATATAAATTAGAATGATAGAACGATATTTTATGTCTGATAATAATTATAAATTAATTATGAGTGTATTATATGAATATTTCCAAAAAAAAGGATATACAATAGGAGAAGAAGAAGAGAAATTATGTTATGAAGTAATGGAATTTTATTTAAAGAATACAAAAGAAATCCGTCCTTTAAAAAATTATTTACAAAAATTAAATAAATTAGTATTAAATAAAATGATAAATATTATTGATAATCATATAGAAAAAGAAAAAAATGAAAAAAAAATAAATATAGATAAGAAAGATATGGAAAAAGTATATGAAGATTTATTAAAAGAAAGAAATCAAAAGATGATAATAAAAAAAGAAGAAGAAGTCCAAAAACAAATAAAAGAAGATATAAAAGAAGATAATAGTGAAATATCAAAACATTTTGCGAAATTAAATCAAAAAAGAGAAAAAGAACAAAAAGTAATAGAAAGTCAATTAAAAAATGAAATAATAGATTATAAAGTAATTAAAGATGCTCCAAAAACAGAAGGTCAACAAGTATTAATAAGTCAACCAGAAAAATTCAAAGAATTATTAGAAGATTCATTTTCAAAAGAAAGTGAATATATAAAAAATGATACAATAGTTATTGATTCAAGAGATAGAGATACATTAACATATACATCAAATAGTAATTATCAAATAGATTTAGATGAAGAATATAAAAATGTATTATCAGTTGAATTAGTTTCAATAGATATACCAAAAACACAATATTTAATAAATGAAAATAATAATTTATTATATTTTGCTTCAAATGGTTTTTCATATACAGCAACAGTACCAATAGGTAATTATACAATAGATGAATTATTAGTAGCTTTAAAAAGTAGTATGGATACATTATCATCAAATACATTTACAATAACTAATAGTGCATTAACAAATAAAATTACAATATCAATTGCAACAAGTACATTTGATTTACAATTTGTAGATAAAACAAATCATATTGGAAAATTATTAGGTTTTATAACATCAAGTGATATAATAGGACAAACAAGTTTAACAGCACCAAATCAATATGATTTAAATGGTCCAACATATATAATTTTACATATCAATGAATTTGAAAATTTATTTGGAAAAAAATCATCAGTAAAAAAAGGATTTGCGAAAATTCCATTAGATGCAACACAAACAGAATATAAATATTTTAAAAATACACAAGATTATCATGTAATTAAAGAATTTTCACCACCATTAGCTAAATTAGCACAATTAAACATTAGATTTTTAAATTATGATGGAGAAGAATATGATTTTGGAGGTTTAGAACATTCAATGGTTTTAAAAATTAGAAGATTAAATCAATCTATCGGATATTTTACAAATTAAATTTATAATTTTTATCAATTATTTCTTGTTGATATTTTAATAAAAAATCTTTAATAAAGTTATATGTTTTCATTAATAAATCTTCATTAATAGAATTAATAACAATAGAACCGGTACCATAAATAGAAATTTTAGGAGTTTTTAATTTATTTTTTCTTTTATCAAAAAATTCATAAATTTTCAAATCTAATTCTAATAAAGCGGCTCTATTACTTTTAATATATATTTTATTAGCATCATATAATTCTCTTATTTTATGTTTAAAATCAATAAGATTTATTCTATAATTAGTTTTAAATGAACCATTAACAGTTTCAATACTAATAGATAAATTATCTTTATGAATTAAATCATTATATGGAATTAAGGTAATTTTTTGATCATTATATTTAAATATTTTATTTGTATTTTGAAAAATATTTAATAATTGATGACATACATATTTTATTTCATTTGAACTTTTAGTACCAGTTATAGTTAAACTTCCTTTACTAAATATTTTAATACATATAGGTTTTTTATGATGATGTTTTTTACATAAAAATCCAATACTTAGTTGATTCGCAAAAGTTTTTCCTTTATTTCTTTTTCTTTTATCATTTTCTTTTTTAATTTTTTTTTTAATTTTTTTTTTAATTTTTTTTCCTTTTATTTCATTTTTATATTCAATATAAGCAATATTTTCATTTATATCAATATTTTCAAATAAAATTTTTAAATTTAAATAAGTAGCTATTTTAATAATAGATGTTATTGTAGATATTTGAAATTCACTAAAATTACCATTTTGTTCAACTACTATTTCGCAACTTTTTAAATAATTTTCATATAATTTATTTGCTTTTTCAAATTCTGGAAGATGATAATATTTATCTAATATTCCCTTATCGATATTATTCATAATTTATAGATTAATAATATATTAATATAAATTTTAAAATTTAAATTAATATATAAATAAAAAATGAAAGTAGTTGTAGCTGCTTTAATTATATTAAATAAAAAAATTTTAATTGCTCGCAGAGCATCAAATGTTCCTTATAGTGGTTTTTATGAATTCCCAGGTGGAAAAGTTGAAGAAAATGAAACTCCTGTAGAAGCATTAAAAAGAGAATTAAATGAAGAATTGGGCATTAATTGTTCAATAAAAGATTTTTTTCAAGAAATAAAATGGGAAAATAAATTTTTATTAAAATGTTATTTTGTAGATATGATTGAAAAAGATCTATCAAAAATGGAAAAAAGAGTACATGATGATTTTCAATGGGTAAATTTAAAAAATTATACACAATATAAACTTTTACCAGCAGATATTGAAATAATGGAATATCTAAAACAAAGTTTTTATTCTCAATTATTTTAAAATAGAAACTTTATCAGTTTTATAACAATCTTCTAATTTTAAATCAGAATTTAAACATTTATTTATTTTTTTAAATTCTAAAGAACCATATTTTCTTATTTTAATACTTTTACAATTATTAATTTTATTTTTTTTAGAACATTCTTCGTTTGTTTTACATGGTGTAAAAGATAAATTTTTATCATTATGATAAGTTAAACAATAATTTTTATCTTTTATATATTTTCCATTATAATTATAAATATCGGCATTTTCACAATCATTTAATATAATTTTACCATCTTTTTTTTTTAAACATTTATTACCTATTTTTATTTTCATTTTTCCCTTTTCTATAATATTTTTTGATTTTATAGTTTTGTATTTTTTTTTATCTTGCTTTCTTTGAAAAGTATCTTTGAGAGGATTTTCTCTATTTTCAAGTAAATTATTTATTTTATTTTGATTTAAAATAAATTCCAATGGTTTATCTTTAAAAATATTAATATATTGACCTTTTAAATCTTTATCATAATGACCACTTAAAATATCAGAATGACCTTGAGAACCCAAAATATCAACAAATAATATTTTATTTTTAATATTAAAATTATCAGTTATACAAATAAAAAAAATATTAAAATAACGAGCATGTAAAAAATTTTCAAATTCAGCAAAAAAAGATATAAAATAAATATTATCTTTATCATTTAAATTTAATTTAACATTTAATGTTTTTTTAATACAATTTATACGATTTTTATTATTTTCATTGTATAATTGTAAAAAATCATTTATTATTTTTTGTATTTCATTATTTTTTAAAATAATATTTTTTATATTTTTTCTTTTTATTTGTTTTAAATTTAAATTTTTATTTTCTAATTTTTTTAATTTTTTTTTATTTATTTTTATAAATTTTTTTTCATATTCATCTCTATCATTATTTATACCAAAATTATAAGTTTTATCATTATTATAAGTATAATGTTTAAGAATTTTATTTTTTATTATATCTAATAAATTCATTACAATATATAATAATTAAATATTAAAATTCTTAATTTAAATCAACAAAACATTTTCTCCATTTTAAACTTTTATAAGTATGTGTTAATTCTTCACCTTTTTGTATATCTTTTTTAGCAATAATTTTATATTTTAAATTTTCAAAATCTCGAATTATATAAGTATTTGAATCTATTTTACTATTATAGAATGTAGCACATCCCGAAGCATATGCCCATTTTGTTTTATCTTCACTCCAAGTAAATAAATAAGGATTACTATGTCCATCACAATCTACTAATCTAACTAATCCATATTCTACAATTTCATCTTTTTTAATAAAAATATTAGCAAAAGCACCTAAACCAGCATTTTTTATATTTGATTGTCTTACAGAAACTTTAGAACAATCTATTAATGTATTCATTTTTGTCACAATAAATATATCAATTTTAAAAAAAAATATATTAATGTTTATTTATTACTAATTAATATATATATTTAATGACTTACAAACTAAATTTAAAAAAATTCGATTTAAACAAAATTAAAGATGATGCTGTATGTGTATTTATTGGAAGAAGAAGAACTGGGAAAAGTTTTTGTTTAAAAGATTTACTTTTTAGAAATCGCAATATTCCTTTTGGAACCGTTATTTCTGCTACCGAAGATGCTTCCCCATTTTTTGATAAATTTGTACCAAAATCATATATTTTTACAGAATTTAAAGAAGAAATTATTAAAGATATTATTAATAGACAAAAGAAAATTTTAAAAACAGTTGAAAAACAACAATTAAATAATGTTGATCCAAGAGTTTTTATTGTATTAGATGATTGTTTATATGATGATTCATGGGCAAGAACAAAATCAATTCGTAATATTTTTATGAATGGAAGACATTATAAAATTTTATTTTGTTTAACTATGCAATATCCTTTAGGTGTTCCTCCCGCATTAAGATCAAATATTGATTATACAATTATAATGCGAGAACCATATATTTCTAATAGAAAAAAAATTTATGAAAATTATGCTGGTATGTTTCCAGATTTCAGTATGTTTTGTCAAGTTATGGATTCTTTAAAACAATATGAATGTTTAATTTTAGATAATAATTCAGAATCAAATAAATTAAAAGATCAAGTTTTTTGGTATAAAGCAGATAAAAGAGATGATTTTAAAATGGGTAGTAATCAATATTGGAATTATCATTATAAAAATTATAATAAAATTAAAAAAAAGAGAGAAGCAAATGATATTGATGATTATCAAAAAAAAAATAGAATAACTTTGGACATTAATAAATATGAATAAAAAAGAAAAATAATTTAAAAATTATAACATATTTTATATATATATTATAATTTAAATGTCGGATTACCCAAGAATAATATTAGGAGTTAGTTCCACACAAATTTATAAAAATACTGATGATGATAATTTAAATTTTTATAATAATAATATGAATGTAATCTCTTTAGATTCTTCTGGAAATGTTGGTATAGGTGATATCACACCAGGATATAAATTAGATGTAAATGGTACTGGTAGATTTACTTCTGATTTAACTGTAGATGGAGATTTAACCGTCTCTGGTACAACTATTACAATGAATGCTTCAACAATAGAAGTAGAAGATCCTTTAATATCATTATCATCAAATAATTCAGCTGATGTAACTGATATTGGATTTTATGGTCAATATAATGATGGTTCAGTAAAATATACTGGTTTAATTAGAGATGCAAGTGATAGTGGTCAATATAAATTATTTAAAGAACTACAAGAAGAACCAACAACTACTATTAATACTGCTGGAACTGGTTATACTTTAGCTGATTTTGAATGTGCAAATATTAATTTAACCGGTGATATAAGTATTAATGGTGTTGTTCAAAGTTTTGGTGATTCAAATATATGGTCTGAAGAAAATTCTACTGCTACTTATTCTAATAATGTATCTATTGGTAATGACTTAACATTAACTAATGATTTTTTTATTGGACCAGGTTCTGGATCTAGTACTAATACATTTTTTGTTGATCGAGGTAATAATTTAGTTAATATAAGTGGTAGTTTCGATGTATGGGATAAATTTCATGTAGATTCCAATGCTATATATGCTGAAAATGGAATTGTTTCTTTAAGTAATACTTTAAGTGGGCCTATAATTGATACTCAAGGGACTAATATTAGATTATCATCAACTGGTAATGTTGGTGCTTTAACTATCAATAGTTCTGGTGAAACTTTATTAACAGGTAAATTAGGAATTGGTACAAACTCACCAAATTATTTATTACATTTACACGATGATAATTCACAAATTCATTTAACTAATAGTTATACTGGTAGTACTACAAATGATGGTACTTTAATAGGTCTAAGTGCTGCAACTTTTTATATAATAAATAATGAATTAACAAATATAAATCTTGATACTGGTAATGATATTTCATTAAGAACTGGGGGGACTGAGAGATTAAATGTTAATCAAAATGGTAATGTAGGTATTGGAACAAGTAATCCAGGTGATAAATTACATATATATGAAAATGCAAATGATGCAATTCAATTAAAAATCGAAAATGCTTATGCATCTTCAAGAGCAGGAATTTCATTAGTAAATGATTCTGGAACTTTTAATATACAATGTAATGGTGGTAGTGCTATTATAGAAAATCATGGATCTGGTAGTACAAACTTTTATCAAAAATCTACAGGAGGTTATAATTTTAAAACAACTGATAGTAATACCGATAGATTAGTTATAACAAATGATGGAAGTGTTGGTATTGGAGATTTTACACCAACTATTGATTTAGCAATTGGTGATTCAGATACTGGTTTCCATTCAATGGGAGATGGGGAATTAGCATGGTATTCTAATAATACAAGAAGAGCTTATTTAACATCAGAAGGGAATTTGTGTATTGGTAATAGAGATATTAGAGATGAAGTTGCAAATACTGGATTAAGTGAAGCATTAATATTTACAGATAATAATTCTTATGCTGATGACAGATATTTTTTAACTTGTTGGCAAGATGCAAATAATACTCATCAAATGGGTATGAAATTTGATTATTATACAGGTAGTGGTGGTACTGCTAATACACATACAAGAATAGATTTTGTTTCAAATGCTCAAAATGATCAAGCAATAAACGATGGAGGTATGTATACTTCACATAGATTTTATAGTAATGGTTTTACTCAAATTTATAGAGATTCAACAAGTGCTACAACTGATTGTTTAAAAATACTTAGTAATTATGGTTCAACTGAAACTACAGTAGCCATTATTGAAGCAAATGGAGATTATGAAAGTTTATCTAATTCATATGGAGGTGTTTCAGATATTAGATTAAAAGAAAATATAGTAGATGCAAATAGTCAATGGGAAGATGTTAAATCAATAAAATTTCGTAAATTTAATTTTAGAAATACACCAAATCAAACACATATGGGTGTTGTCGCACAAGAATTGGAATTAACATCACCAGGATTAATAAAAACACGAAATGATGAAATAGGAACAAAAAGTGTCAAAACATCAATAATGTATATGAAAGGGATGAAAGCATTACAAGAATCAATGTTAAGAATTGAAAATTTAGAAAAAGATACAATAAAAGAAAATGTATTTGGAGAATCATTATTAAGAATTCGAAATTTAGAAGCAGAAGGGATCAAAGAAAGAGTATTTATAAAAAATATAATAAATAGTAAAAATAAATATAAAGTATTTAGTGAATCAACATTTTCTAAAATTATTGGAACATATAAACCACTTGATATTATTAATGATATGTCTTATATCCAATATATGGATAATAATAATAATATTAAACAAAGTGGACCCGAAGTAACACCATTATATTATGGTATAGGAGAAGAATCATTACAAACATATATGAATGTTTATGATAAAGATACAAATAGAATTTTACCAACAATATATAAAAAAGGTAAATTAGTAAATGATGAAATAGAACTCTATAATCATTTATTAAATGAAGGAGAAGAAATATTAGTAAAATTTACAATAGATAATGTAAAATATGAAGAAGAAATATTAGTTACAGAAATTATTGATACAACTCATATAAAAATTGATAATACAAAATTACAACAATATTTTGATCATATTAATAATAGAAACATTTTTATTTATGGTACAAGAGAAAAAAATGTAAATATATTAAATGAAAAATTTTTATATAGTTTATCATCTTTATCTTTAAGTGGTATAAAAGAATTAACAACAAGATTTAATAATAAAAATGAAGAAACTTTAGAATTAATTAATACTGAAAAACAAGAAAATAATAAACAAAATATACAAATACAATCAAATACCGAAAATGTTAATAATATTGCTACTAAATTTAATACATTAGTACAAGAACATATGGTTGTTAAAGATTTAGTACAAAAATCAGCTGAAACTATTAATAAATTATTAGTAGAAAATAATAATTTAAAAAATACAATTAATACATTAAATAATGAAAAAGAACTTAATAAAAAAAATATTGTATTATTAAATGATAATTTTAATAAACAAAATAATATTAATCAAAATAATTTAAATTTATTAAATGAACATATCAAAAAACAACAATCGCTAATAAATCAATTAATGGAAAAAGTTAATAATGTCTCCCTCTAAATAACCAATATATTCATGTTTATCAATATCAATTAAATTATTATTCCAATCAATATAATATTCAACATCTTTAATTTTTATTTTATTTAAAATATCATTTCTTATTTTTTTTTTATTAAATGATATTTCTTTTTTTTTAATTTTTTCTATTTTTTTTTTTTCTTTTGGTTTTTCTTTTTTAAAATTTTCTTTAAAATATTTTAACATTAATTTTGCTTTAATTTTATATTTTTTTTTTTCATCTATATCTAGATTTTTCCATAATATTGATATATATTTTGATTTATTCTTAATATTTATTATTTCATCATTATTTCTATTTTTATAAAAATCTCTTACAAATAACATATAATCTGTTATTTTTTTATTATTATATAATGTATAATATTCTATAAATGATTCTTTCTCTTTTAATAATTCAGATAATGAATCAAATATTATAATTAATGATTCATTATATATTCTATAATATTCATTATTTATCATTGTTTTTCATAATTCTTATATTCAATTTTAATTTGATACAATTCGATAATACATTTCATTTTTACGAAAAATTTTAAATATATCACCAACTTGACAATTAAAATATCTTGATATTGGATCATTAAATTTAATCTGTGGTAATTTATTTTTACCAAATTTTTCTAACATTTTATTTTTTTCTTCTTCTGTTAATAATATATGTTTTGGAACTAATCTATGGGTAACAATATTAATATGAAAATTTTTAAATAAAAAAACTTCTAGATATTTATCAATTTTTTTCAATTCATTATTAATATATGAATTAAACTTAATTTTAGTTATTAACATTAAATGATCATATTCTTCATTTTCAATTTTTTTCAAACTTACTTTCATTTCTTTAACACTTATTTTTTTTTTATAAAAAATTATTAATATATTATCAAATTTTAATATATTATTAAATATTTCTTCTATTTGTTCATTATTTAACTTTTTTATTTTTTTATTTTTATTTAAATAACGATCTACATTTACATTTCGACATTTTAACATTTGTATAATATTTTTAAATATCAATGCAAAATCTTGATTTTTTTTATTCATTTTATTATAAATATAAAACATCAATTTTAAATATTAATTATGATTTCCTTTGGTTTTATTTCTTTCATTTCAATATTACTTTCAAAATTTAAACATTTTATTTTTGGTTTATAATATTCTTCTAGATATTCACTTACATCAAAAAATTCATTTTTATTTAATATTATTAATTTTTTTAATTCTTCTATAACTACCAATTCTAGATTTTCTTTTCTTAGTATTTCTCTCAAATATGCTAATTCTTTTTTTAAATAATAATATTTTTTTTTTCCCAAATCTAATTTATAATAATCTTCTAGATTAAAATGCATTACTTTATTCTTTTTCTCCCTTCTTAACCATCTATTTATTTTTTTTCGAAATATTATTATTAATATTAACCATATTACAGCGATTATCCATAATATGAATAAAAAAATTCTTTCGGGATTATTTAAAATCATTTTATTATAAAATCATTTTAAATTTTAATTATATTATAATAAATAGATGAAACTTATTAACGAAATCAAAAATAAATTATTTACTGATATTAGTATACAATTAGATAATGAAAAAACAAAAAAAACTATATTAAATATACTTATTTTACCAGTTATTCAACATTTAAAAAATGAAATTATAAATAAATTTTTAAATAATAATTTAGATATGGATAAACAAAAAAATGATTTATATGATGAATTTTCTACAATAATTATTGAAAATATCAATGATTATTTTTATAAAGAATTATATCCCTTTTTTCTTTTTCTTTTTATTATGGTAATTTTATTATTTATTTTAGTTTTAGTAGTCATCGTAATTATATTAAAATTGAATATTAAAAAGGTTTAATAAAACAATGGTGAAAATTATAAAAACTCATATTTATGATATTATTGATATTGATAAAAATAAAAAAGAAGAAGAAATTAATTTAAATGATGTTGATATTGATGATCAAATTCTTGATGATGAAGATGATGGTTTAAATATTATTGATGATGATGTTGAAGAAGAAGATGAAGAAGATGAAGAAGATGAAGAAAATATTATTAATAATAATATAGAATTTGATGATGATGATGAGGATAAAGAAGAAAAAATTTTAGAAAAAAAAACTTTTAATTATTTAACTAAATATGAACGATGTTTTATTTTAGGTATTAGAATTCAACAAATCATGAATAATTCTCCTATTTTTATTAATACGAATATTTTAGAAGTTGTTAATCCTTTTAATATTGCTTATGAAGAATTATTACAAAAAAAAATACCTTTTAAAATTAAAAGAAAAATGCCAAATGGTAATGTTGAAATTTGGGATCTTGAAGATTTGATAATTTTATAAATAAAATAAAAGTATTTATTTATTATATATCATTATGGAAAAATATCTAATTACTTTATTTTTTATTGGTTTAATATTAATAATTATTGGTTATTATGAAAATAAACAACAAAATATTCCTACTAAAATAGAATATAAATTTATTGATAAAACTATTGAAGAAGCTCAAAAAGATAAACAAGAAGTACCTTCTGTTATCTTTAAAAATTTATTTAATTCTGCCCCAATTTTAATTTAAGTCCCAAATATATTTTTATTTTTAAAAAATAATTTTTATTTTTTAGAATTATCTATTTTTTCTTGCAAATCCGGACAATATTTTTCTGTTAATATTTTTCCTATATTTTTTGTACTTTCTTGTACTGTTACATTATTATTTGGATTAGCAAATCTATCTCTTTCATTTAACATTTGTTGTAATAATTTTAAATCTTTTAATTCTCCATAACATACTTGTCGATAAATATGGAAATAATTTTTTTGTAAAAAACTATGTTTTTTTTCAAATTTTTGACATATTTTTACTTTATTTTTTTCTTTTTTATATTGTTCACAATCTTGTTGTAAATTAGCAACACAATTCATTATATTTTGACTTGAATGACTATCATTTGTTTTATGTCTTATCATTCGTTCTCTCATTTTTCGTGGTGCTCTTTGTAATTTTTTTGATTTTATTTTATGTTGTAATCTTCTTTTTAATTCTTCTCTTTTCTTTTTTTTTTCTTCTGGTGTTAATAAAAAACCTTTTTCCATATTATATTTTAAATATAAGATTTAATATTTAATTTAATTTTAAAAATTATTCATATTTACTACCCTTCTCGCTCTTCTTCTTTGTCTTCGTCTCCGATTCCTTTCTCTTTCATCAATTTCATCTAATCTTCTTGCTAATATTTCTCTTTGTAATTCTTCAAATGTTTTTCCAAATTTAGTCTGTATTGATTCATTACATAATGGACATTTAACATCTTGATCTAACCATTCCATTATACATTTTTTATGATAAATATGATTACAAAATAATTGATAACATTTTGGATCACATTCTTTATGATTTTCACATTCTATATGATAATCATCTAAACATATACAACAAGTTTCACCTTCTAAATTAAATTTTTTTATATTTTTTTTATTTATTTTAAATCTATTTTTAAATACAATATTTTTTACTGTAGTTTTTTTCAATAGTTTTTTTAATCCATAAATTCCAATACCTGCTCCTATTAAACTAAATATGATTATAACATCTAACATTTTAATTATAATTTCTTTATAATTAAAATTATAATAAATTTTAATAATTTTATCGTACACTTTCTGTATTCGGACTTGTGAATGGACTTGCAGGTACTATTTCCGGTATAGTACCAAATGTAGTAATAAAACCATTATCTGGACTTGTATAAATTTCATCTTCAGGCATTGGTACATATACTTTTGGTTCGTCAATACAAATGATACAATCGCTGTTGATACAATTTCCCATTTTTAATATTTTTTTATAATATTATATAAATAAATTTTAATAATATTATCTATATTTATATGTTAATTATCATTTTAAGTATTTTTTTTATAGGATATTTTATTTTAGATACTTATACAACAATTAATTTATTATCCAATTGAAAATAAATCTAATATTCGTTCCCAATAATCATCACATTTTAAACCACTTTCTTCAATATTAATACAATTAAAATATACAACAAGCATTAATAATCCAATAAAACTAAAAAAAGCTGTGAATATAACACACCATACTAAATCTTTTAAGCAACACATTTTTTATTTTATTTATTATTATCAATTTTAAATAAAATAAGTCCGTATTTAAATCTAATTTTTAAAAAATTTATAAATATATTTCGTAATAATGTGGAACCCATCTCATATGAGTTTTTCTACATATTAAACGACATGTTTTTCTACATTGGTTTGTCTCTTGTAATAATACTCCTTCATAAAAATAATGATTATTTTTACTATAAATTATTACATCTTCTTTTAAATTATATTTTTTTCTCAAATGATATTCTATCATCTTCTTTTCCCAAATATCACGCATACCTTTTTCTTCCTGAATCTCAATTTTAATTGTGTTCATTTTTAAATATTATTATAAATTATATGATTATATTATAAATTATAAATTATATTTATTTCAATTTTAATAAAAATTTAAGAAACATGCATTAAAATATGAGTTACAGGAAGTAATAATAAACCTAAAAAATTAGCATAAAAACCATAACCCAAATGTAATTTATAAAAAGTATCTTCTCCAGTCTGTTCTTGAAAATCATCCATAAATTTTTTTGTATTTACAATATATGTAACAATTGGAAATAATAATGATAAAAAAGATATCAAAAATAAAGTCAATCTAATACAACCTCGTTTTCTACAACATATGGTAGGAAGTAAAAATACTATTAATGATAATACAGATAAATTAATATAATAAAGCCCAGAATCTTCTAAATCGGTTTTAAATAATTCATTATCTAAATTTTCTAATTCTGTTGATGTTTGAGCTTCATAATAATAAACAGAATTCCAACCAAAAAATAAAGTCATTGCATTTGGAATATCTGGAAAAGCTATATCTGCTTTCATTAAATATGGTTGCCATTCTTGTGTACCTAAACTCAAATAACCTGGTGCATAAGATAAAGCTAACATACTAGTTAACATAAGAACAACATATTGAATATGAGTAAAATTCATATGTTGTCGTTCTTCTTCTTCTTCATCTTCATATGGTGGTGCATTCGGTGCATATCTAATATCTCCTTCTTCATATCTATCTAATTGGTGTGCTCCTCGATTCATCATTTTTATATTAAAATAAAGATAATAAATTTTAAAAAAAATTATGTTAATAATTCTTCTGGTGATACTTCTTCAATACGATTCATTTCTCTTAATTGATATTTTAATATTAAACATTTAATTAAAGAACGAATAATTAATACAGTCAGAAAAATTATACTGAAAATTGCTAAAATACCAAAGATAATTAAAAATATATTATCGTGTTCATTATCAGAAGGTTTTTCTTGTGTAACCATACTATATCTTGGTCCTCCTTTAGCAAATACAGCTCGAGCTCTTACCATTTGACCTTTAGTAAACATA